TTTTTATGTAGGTTAGAATCTAATGGGGATTTTGACACTAGTTTCGTGAATTCAATTAGTTATGGGTTCAATGATACAGTTGAAACATTGGCAATACAATCAAATGGAAAAATATTGGTGGGAGGTCCATTTGATACTTATATTGACGGGACTGGTTCGTATTATTCAAGTTTTATCGCACGACTTAATTCAAATGGAACTTATGACACTTCATTTTTAGACGGAGTGGGAACTTATGGTTTTTTTGGTGATAAATCTGTATCAGACATTAAAATCCAAAATGATGGTAAAATTTTAGTGGGGGGTGCTTATGATTTATATGAAGATGAAACTGGGTCCTACAATATGATGGGAATTTCTAGATTAAATAGTGACGGAACTTTTGACACATCATTCAATTCCGGAGCTACAGGTTTCACAAATGGTAGAGTTTATGGGATTTTATTAACGGAACAGACCGTGATTAATAAAATCTCTGTTGACGCGATTTATAAGGGACATTCTTTCAGGCCATTTATATATCCACTAAATCTGACACAAATATTTTTTGATGTTCCAACATCTTATTTATATGATGGAACAAACTTAATACCTTCAGATAATTCTTCAAATAATATTTTTGAGTTTGTAGGGTCGGCCATAACAAATAAAAAACTTTCTTTAATTGTTTATTATAAAAAACTTGATTCTTACGATTTATTTGTTGAGGATATAGTTCTTGCTCAACCTCGTGATTTGATAGGTGCAACCGAAAATAATGTTATAACATTAATGTTAAATAATCTGGAAAAAATATTCACAACTAATTTAGGAAATAATGTAAAATCTAGACAAATTAAACCGAATAACTTGGAAGTTTACTTGGGAATCCTTGATGTTGCAACAAACAAAGTAAATACGATACCAAACTATAAAATTATAGTAGACAATTATGGTGGGAACCTGATATTTAGATTAGTAAAGGGTGGTCTTAATAAGAATTGATCACCTCATAAGAGAAGATCCTCAATAAGAATTGGGTCTTTCATAATTAGGGCGGCGTTAATATAAATTCGCCGCCTCATTTTTTTTATAACGAAATATTTATATATAAATAAAAATTAAATTATAGATTATGAACACTTACACAATGGAAATCAAAGATATGATTGTAATCTCTGAAATCAGCGGATATACAAATTTCGTAACTAGAATAGCATGGAATTACAAAGGAGTTAATGAAATTGGGGTTGAAAGCGAATTCAATGCGGTTACCAAATATACCCAAGTTGATGAAGAAAATTTCATTGAATATTCTGCAATAACTGAATCAAATGTAATTGCGTGGATTGAATCTCACCCAGATTTATTGAGAGTTAAATCCTATGTTGATAACTCAATTGCAAATAAAATGAGTAAATCAAAAAAAAGATTACCATTCCCTTGGTTAACATAATCATATGATTAGATATAATACTAAAAGATATTGGGGTTATTCAACTGACACAAAACCAGCCGGTGCTCAATTTGGTGATAGGTTTTTGGAGATGGATACTAAAAACGAATATGTGTTTAGTAGTTATAATGAGTGGAAAATAATTAATCAACCGTTTCTGAGAAATAGAACAAATTCAAGTTCTACAGATATAATAAAACAATACGAATCAATCTTTAATCCTTGTGATTTGGAAATACTTAGCACAAGTGTATTTATAGTTGATGACTTTGCCTGTTATTACGTTTTGGGTGATTTAATAAACAATGGATCCCTTGTTGTAGATGGAGAATGTAAGATTGGTGGTACATTATCAGGTAGTGGACCAATAACAGGGTCAGGAATAATAACTTAAAAAAATTAAATATGCCATCATATATTGAACTAAATAAAAATTCTTCTTTTCCCGCATCTTCAAGTTCCGGAAAAATGATTTTCGGTGTTAAAACAAATGAAAAGGTGGCATTGACCGATCATTTGGGTAATACTGTCGAAATTGGTGGGGAAGGAACGGGGTTTCAAATTCCACAACCCATTATATCAATAACAGGAACCAACGCGAATGGTGTTGCAATACAACTTCCAGATACCGGACTTGACTATACCCAAGGAAATCCTGAAATATTTTTGTTCAGATGGAGGAATTCACATCATTCTAAATTTGGAACTAGAAGGAGACGAAAAAAGTCAAAGTGGGTTCACCCATCAACTAATGATGCAAATACAAAATGGCAGGGTTGGAGGTTTTTTGGGGGGAGTCAAATTGACGCCGGGTCTAATATTTTAACAGGTAGAACAACAGAATGGGTAATACCTTCAGGAATAACACCTTATGAAAAATTTTTTATTGACTTCAATAAATATATGTTTTGGAATATAACAAATACGAATACCGGAGGAACAGTAACGGACGTGAATGTTTGGGCTTATGATAGCTTTTTACCAACAAACCATGGAACTATAGAAAATATTATTAATATAGGAGGTACTAGAGGTAGTAAACTAAGTAATATAATAAAATTTAGTTTTGCAGTTGCAATTGACAATCCTGACGCAACAAAAACAAATGGACTATGTCCTAAAATATTCGGACCTCTTTCCGAACCTATATTTTCAATTATTGACGCATCAGGTGGGCTTTTTGCGGATGTTATATTAGTAAAAGAAAATCATATGAATCATAAACATGTAATAAAAAACACGTTAAATTAAAAATATTATGATCAATTATGGGATAATGATGTTATTTTTTTCGTCCCCCCTACCAAGGGTAGGGATGAACGAGCTAGTGTCTTATCCCTTCGGGCCGAAAGGCCTCTGGCGCCTATAAAGCGCCAGAGGGAATTGGATCGTATTGTTGTTGTCCCATAATTGATAAAAAACAAATTTATGCCCAGTTATATTGAATTAGACAAACAATCGAGTTTTCCACCATCATCAAATGTTGGAAAAATGATATTTGGTATTAAGACCAATGAGAAAGCAGCTTTGACTAACCACTTGGGTCAAACAATAGAAATTGGTGGTGGAGGTGGTGGTGGAACAGGAGTTGTAATACCACAACCAATTGTTTTATTTACAGGCAACACTGGACAGTATATCAGAAATGGATTGGCAATACAATTTTCTGATACTCAGTTTATTTCCGCATCAAACAATCCGGAACTTTTTTTATTTAGATGGAAAAAAGGTAGGTATAGTTATAGGGAGAATATCTCTGACCCCAGAGGTAAAAGAAAAAAGAACCCCAAATGGGTCCATCCAACAACGCAAGGCTCAGAAACAAAATGGGCGGGATGGAAGTTTTTTAACGGAAAACAATGGCATTATCCAAATGGTATTGAATTAACAGGTAGAACAACAGAGTGGGCTATACCTCAAACAATAATTCCATATGAAATATTTGGAATTGATTTTAACAAGTATATGTTTTGGAATTACAGAACAAGTGGTGTTCTTCAGTCTTGGGACGAAAACGTTTTTCCATCGGGGAGCTTTTCGCCAACAATTCACCAAGTATCATCCGATAACATAAGAATTGGTATGCAAAAACCTCAATCAAACATAATAAAGTATAGTTTGGCTGTTGCCATAGATAATCCTGACGCAACTCAATCAAACGGGTTGTGTCCGAAAATATTTGGTCCATTATCTGAACCCTTTTACACTGTTGTTTTCAAGGATATTAATGCTGGTGGTTTCGTTGATATAAATTTGGTTAGAGACAATCATATGAATCATAAACACGTATATAAAAATGCGATTAATTAAAAAAATTAAGATGATTTATGGGGGCGCTTTGTTAATCTGATGATCCCTTATGGGGTTAATTGATTAGTTTGTCCATCCCTTATGGGGGGAACTTGTTAGTTTAGCACTCCCTTAAATCATCAAAAAAATTAAATAAGAAATGAAAACAATTTTAACATTAGATAAAGCAAATCAACCATTCGGTTTTCCTCAACTTAATAGCGGAGGAACTTTTGATAATGTTATTGCAACAAATATAACCGGAACAACGATATCCGCAACAACTTATCTTAATTTACCTGAATATACAACCACAGGTTTGACGGGTTCATCACAAACTCTCACCACATCATTTAATTATTACGGAATTAGTTTCAGTGGAAATGTTGATTTAATACTTCCCACACCTATTGGATATGAAGGAAAGACAATAACAATCAAAGATGAAAGTGGTTTATCAAGTAGTTATAGAATAAGATTATCGGGATCAACAGGGCTTATTGACAATAACTCTTATGTTGATATGAATACAAATTACATGTCATTAACGCTTTTATCTAGAAATAATAATTGGTGGATAATCTAAAAAACTAAAATACTATGTCATACATTTATAACAATTCAATAAAATACGCCGACTCAACCAATTTAGATGCGTTTCAAAGATTAAGAGTTAGTGAAGTTACGTCCCTTCTTGAGGTTAAGCACGTCCACGATAAATTACCATTACTTATTAATGAGGTTACGGCAGGAACTGCAACTTCAATCTATGACGAACCAAATGCTAGAGTCATTATGTCAACTTCGGCCAATAATGATTACGTGATTAGACAAACTACAAGTAGAGCAATTTATCAACCCGGAAAAGGACAAATATTTGAGGCCAGTTTTTCAAATTTTCAGTTGGAGACGGATGTGATAAAAAGGTTGGGTTACTATACAACTAACACTTCCGCACCTTATGATTCTGTGGTTGATGGTATATTATTGGAATCTAATGGACAAACAAACCAAATATCGTTTCAAATTTGGAAGTCAGGGACAACAATTTATAGTGCTGACACTACAACTTGGTCAAACGATGATTTTTTAGTAAATTCTATAGATTGGTCTTTGACTCAACTTATGTTTGTTGATTTTCAGTGGTTGGGTGTTGGTAGAGTAAGATTTGGTTTGGTAATTGATGGCCAACTTAGAATTTTTACAACAAATTCAGGAACAAATAATTTATCAACGATTTATATGACGGCGCCCAATCAACCAATTAGATACGAAATTCGACAAGTTGGTGCTGGTAGTGGAAGTTTAAGTATGATATGTTCTCAAGTGTCTTTAGAAGGTTCTCTGAATAGATTACAACAATCTTTAGGCTTAACACAATTCCCCACTGTTCAAGCCACCACCGCTGGCACGAAATATCCATTAATTGGTTATAGAATTGCAAGTGGATATGAGGGTGCTAATATAACCTTAAGTGATATACAATCTCTTAATACAACAACACCTTCAAAATCTGACTATTATATAACTGTTGAACTTAATCCTACATTAAGTTCAAGTGCGGTATTTACTGGTGTATCAAACACAGCAATCGCATATTCTATATCCACGGGTCAAACGATTACATCAGATGGATATGTTTTGACGACATTTTTAGGTTCAGGAGGAGGTACTCAAGTTGACAATTTCCAATTTGAAAATAATGTTATAAGACCAGGTATAAGAGTAGATGGAAGTTATGATGAGATTTGGATTTGTGTTGTTAGTCAGGGTAACAATCAAACCTTTAGATCGGCAATAAATTTAAGTTACTTTTTGTAATTTATAATGATTGGCAGAGGTCATATCACAAAAGACAACGTTATTGAAAAGTTGTTAACCGATGAATTAATAATTCAATCTTACGTTTATTCTGATAAAAGTGCAAAATACTGGAAAATACAGGAACCTCTAACCATTACATTAAGTAATGAAAAAATAATTAATATTGGAAAAGGTTTTTATTATGATATGTCAACCGTTCCAAAATGGTTATGGAGTATTGTAAGACCTTATAACGACGGTTTAATCGGTTATCTAATTCACGATAGGTTATATGTTATCAGAGACCACAACATGTCAAGAAAGGAAGTAGACCAAGAAATGTTATTTTGGACAAATATCACTAACACAAATAAGTTTGATAACTACATAAGATATGTTTTTGTAAGATTATTTGGTTGGTTGTGGTGGTATAAAATAATTTAATTAAGTATTCAAAAAATTTAGAGTTTCATTATTTTTAAGATAAAAATTAGAAATAATGAAAATCTTTATTCAAATCGCATCTTACAGAGATCCCGAATTAGTTAAAACAGTTAAAGATTGTATCGCAAATGCAAAAAGACCTGAGAATTTAGTTTTCTCAATCGCAAGACAATTTCATCCCGACGATAAGTTTGATGACTTATCGGAATATAAAGACGATCCAAGATTCAGAATTTTGGATATTCCACATCAAGAATCTCAAGGTGTTTGTTGGGCAAGAAATCTAACCCAACAGTTATATCAAAATGAGGAATATACAATGCAGATTGATTCCCATATGAGATTTGAAAAAGATTGGGATGACACTTTAATTGGAATGATTAAACAATTAAAAAAGAAAGGTCATAAGAAACCATTACTAACCGGATATGTTTCATCATTCAACCCTGAAAATGACCCGGCAGGAAGAGTAAGAGATCCATGGAGAATGGTGTTTGATAGATTTATTCCTGAAGGAGCAATATTCTTCCTACCTGAAACAATCCCGGGTTGGCAAGAACTTACAGAACCTATTACCGCCCGTTTTTATTCCGCCCACTTCTGCTTTACTATTGGTAAGTTCGCCAAAGAAGTTCAACATGATCCCGAATATTATTTTCACGGTGAAGAGATTTCAATTGCTGCAAGAGCATATACTCACGGATATGATTTATTCCACCCTCATAAAGTTGTTATTTGGCACGAATACACAAGAAAAGGTAGAACAAAACAATGGGATGATGATAGAACTTGGGGTGAGAAGAATAAAAAATCTCATCTTAAAAATAGAAGATTATTCAGTATGGATGGTGAAGTATTTAACCCTGACGATTTTGGAAAATATGGATTCGGGAAGGTTAGAACTTTAAGAGATTATGAAAAGTATTCCGGTATTTTGTTTAGTGAAAGAGCAGTTCAACAATACACATTAGATAAAAAATATCCACCAAATCCATATGATTTTGAAAACGAAGAAGAGTGGAAAAAAAGTTTTGCAAAAATTTTCAAACATTGTATTGATATCGGATATTCTCAAGTTCCTGAAAAAGATTATGATTTTTGGGCAGTTGCATTCCATTCAAGTGATGATGAAACAATATTCAGGAAAGATGCCGATAAAAATGAAATTAATAGGATGATGAATGATCCTGATAGATATTGTAAAGTATGGAGAGAGTTCCAAACATCTCACACACCCGCATATTGGGTTGTTTGGCCCCACTCTGAATCTAAAGGGTGGTGTGATAAAATATCCGGAAGGTTAGACCATAATATTGTAAGTTGATATGAAGGCAATTATACAGCATAATTTTACTTCAGGTCTCGGAGATTTTGTCTCAGACGTTTCACATTATATGACCATTCTTAATGGGGCGAAGAAAATAGGATATGAAATACATTTAAAAATATCATTAAGATCAAACAAATATGTTAGAACTCCTTTCTTTAAAATTTTATTTGATGAAGAGACCATAAATTTTTTTGATTCTATATCTGAAACAAATAACACGCATTATGAATTGGAAATAGATGGTTGTAACTATTATGGATCAAACCATCATCCTCAAAAACCGGGTCAACATCATTTTGATATTTTTTTTGATCAAATACCGAACAATTTTCAATTCAGTATTTTTGATGCTCAAAGAATTCACTTAGAAAATAAAATCCCAAGCGTTTTACCAAAACCCCACGAATCAATACTTGAAAAAGTAAATTTATTTTGGGATAAAAATCCCAAAGACTATAATTTTTTACATATTAGAACTTCAGACATTATAGATGGTAACAATGATAGATATGACAGAATAATAAATAATATAAGAAATTACATTAAAGAAACTAATGAATATTACCACTTAGGCACCAACAACAACTATATTTATAAAATTTTGAAAGAAGAACCAAATGTTTTTACTTATGAATTTGATAATTATGACGTTGTTAATAATGACATGAATGCTTTTACAAATGGTTTGTATTATGGTAATTTAGATGATAGTATATTAGAACATAGGTTAAAGAATATTTTTGCAGAAATGGTTTCTATTGGAAAGTCAAAAAAAATAATTTTTGCTTATGACATATCTTGGATTTCCAATTTCTTATTTTACCCATTATCTGTATCTAATAATAAAATAGAATTAATTAATAAAAACGGATGGGTAGTATAATTATACGTACACCTCAAAACGAGGCTTCATCAAGGTATAGATATTATAATATTTTTTTCAGTAATTTTATTTCATATCTGAAAGAAAAATTTGATGTAGAAGAAGATACATATTTTGAATACGCCAACATAAGATCTTATCCTGTAACTTTATTGAATAATGATAGTCGTTCGGATCTTTTAGAATGTGAAATGATTATTGAAAATAAAGAAACAAAAGAGTTTGTTGTCTTATCCGTTTCAGATTCCCTTACAGGAGCAATTTTAAATCATCAATCTAACCCACTATGTAAAAAAATACTAGTTGCTCAATTTGATGAACAAAACATAAAGAATCATTTGAGGGAACCTCAAAACTTTTACAAATACAGACCTTGGATCTATTTTCCATCCAATGAATTTGATTTAGATTCAAAATATCAAAAAAGAATCTCTTTATCAGAATTGACTGATAAATTTTGTTTTTGGGGGACCTCAATTGAGGATAGGAAAATTTTGAGTAACTTCAATGAAGAATATTTCAGTGGTGGATTACCAATTGGTGATTTTAATGGGTACTCTGAAAAATTGATTCAATTCAAGGTGGCATTATCTATAGCAGGTAGAGCCGAGTTTTGTTACAGAGATGTAGAAAATTTCGGGATGGGTATTCCAATTATTAGATTTGAATATAAAAATAAAATGTATAATCATCTGATACCTAATTTTCATTATGTGTCGGTTAATAGACCGGAGGATTTATATTATGACAGATTGGGAAATAAAGAACATGCGGAAATGATTGAAAATAGATTCAGAGAGGTAAAAGACGATAAAGAATTTTTGGATTATATTTCAAGAAACGCAAGAAAGTATTATGAAGATTATCTATCACCAAAAGGTAGTGTAGAATTCACATATAAAATATTAGATTTAGAAACTTGGATTTAGAATGAAAAAAATTATTTCCTTTTGTTTATATGGATCTGACAATAGATATTGTAATGGAATCATTTGTAACTTAGAACTTGCAAAAATTATTTATCCTGATTGGGTATGTAGGGTTTATTATGGAAGATCAGTTCCTGAATTAGTCGTGGAGAAAATGAAAACTTATGATAACTGCGAATTAGTTTTGATGGAAGAAGGCCCAGACAAACTTTTTCCCATGATTTGGAGATTTTTACCTATAGATGATGAAGATGTTGAAGTTATGATATCAAGGGATGCGGATGCTAGATTATCTTATAGAGAAAAAAAATGTGTTGATATATTTTTAGAATCTCCTTATCTATTACATTCAATAAGAGACAACCCAAGTCACCCCGATATTATGGGTGGTATGTGGGGTATGAAAAAAAACGACAGGGTAAACATGAAAGAATTATCTGAAGGCTGGAATGGAATTAAGTATGATTTTGATCAACAATTTTTAAGATCTAAAGTTGCTCCATTATTTTCTGATTCATATCTGATTCATTGTTCAAATTATAGAAATACCTTCCCTGTTGAAAAAGAAAATGAATTTTTTGTTGGTGGGTGGTGGCCGGCAGACAATTATGGTAAACCAAATAACCACATATTTTTTTAATTAATATTATGAGTAACAAAAAAACTTTATTTGTCACCTGTTTTTATAATGGTCTTGACAATACTAAATTGGGGGGAAGAGTTGGTAGATTGTGGCATTATTTTCATGGTCTTAAAACAATTATTAGTATGGGATCTGACGTTGTTGTTTATACGTCTGAAAATGATAGACAACATTTAGAATCGGCAATAAACCAAAGTATGTATCCTGAAAATGTTAAGATAGTAAATTATGATTTATATTCACACCCTTATCATGAATATTTTCAAAAATGTTTAAACGGAACTAAATATGATCGTTGTTATGAGGTGATGCACGGAAAACCAATGTGGATGTCCAACCATTTAGATGACGGTTACGATTATGTATATTGGATTGATTGTGGGTTATCACATGGCGGACTTTTCCCAAATAGATATAGAACCGGAACTGGTTTTGAATCTTTTTTCACATGTAATTTGTTCTCACCAAAATTGGTGGAAAATTTAAATAAAATAGAAGATAAATTTGTCATTTTATATGGAGATCAAACATATCATTTGTTTGAAGCGGCACCAAACGGATTATTTTTCAAAGAATTTCCGAGAGATGAAAACTGTCATATCGTGGGTGGAATGTTCGGAGGTCCTGTAAACAGTGTTAAAAAGTTTTGTCAAGATTATGAAAATTTGATGAAAGAGATGGTGGAGTTGAATTGTTTTGAAAGAGAAGAACACTTAATGACAGTCCTTTATTTCAGAGATAAAAACATGTATCATCCATTAAAGTTTACAACATGGCATCACGAAGAAGTTGATCTTGGTATTTGTTGTAATCACCCTAATGATGTTTACTTTTATAGAATTTTTGAAGATTTAAATAAATAAAAAAATAACTTTAATTAATGGATAATTTTTTTGACAAGGCATTACACTATTTAGGTAAAAAACAAAAAGAAACAAACGCATTAAATATTGGTGCCATGGACGGCGTTTTATTTGATGAGATGATTGGGTATACCAATATGTATGGTTATAAGGTTTTATATGTTGAACCAATTCCTTACTTATTTGAAAAACTTAAACAAAATATCAAATCACCCGCATTATTTGAGAACTCAGCAATTTCTGATTATGAGGGTGAAATTAAAATGTTGATGATTGACCAATCAGTTATAGATGAGGGTTTAGTCCATTCTTGCTTCTATGGAATGAGTGCTGTATACCCACCTAAAAATGGATTAGGAAGTGAATTTGATCGCAAAACAGTTGAGGATTATGGTAAACTAACAACAGTACCTTGTATAACTTTTGACACATTGATCAAAAAACATCAATTTTATAATTTTGATATTGTTAAAATAGACGCGGAAGGTCATGACTATGTAATATTCAAACAAATTGATTTTGAAAAATATTCTCCGAAAGTAATCAGATTAGAATGGATAAATCTTTCCGACGATGATAAAGAATCTATCAAGAAGAAATTTGAAGATAATAATTTTGTGTATGAAATTACAGGTCAGGACATTGTTGGAATTCCTAAACTTTTTTATAATGAATTGAAAAATCATTATGATCTCAATACTATTAATGAAGTCGCAGAACCTGTTGTAGTTGAACAAACAAAATCAGGTTCTGATATTACTTTAGTGACCGGTTTATGGGATATTAAAAGATCCGAACTTTCTCAAGGGTGGAATAGAAATTTTGATCATTACTTATCAAAGTTTGATGAGTTATTGAAAGTAGACTGTAATATGATCATTTTTGGTGATGAAAATGTTGAAACTTTCGTTAAAACACGTAGAAAAAATGAGAATACCCTTTTTTTGAAAAGGGATTTGTCTTGGTTCAAAAACAATCAGTTCTATGAAAAAATACAGGAAATAAGACAAACTCCAGAATGGTTTAATCAAGCTGGTTGGTTAAAAGATTCAACTCAAGCGAAACTTGAGATGTATAACCCGTTGGTTATGTCCAAAATGTTTCTGCTACATGATGCAAAAATATTAGATAAGTTTGATTCAAAATATTTGTTTTGGATTGATGCTGGTTTAACGAATACTGTTCATCCCGGATATTTCACACATGATAAAGTTTTGGAAAAATTATCAAAATATATTTCAAAATTTTCTTTTGTATGTTTTCCTTATGAGGCCAATAATGAAATTCATGGATTTGAATATCCCAAGCTTAACTCTATTGCCGATGCTAAAGTAAAAAAAGTAGCAAGAGGTGGTTTTTTTGGTGGACCTAAAGATACAATATCAAAAATAAATTCAATATATTATAATTTATTAATTTCAACGTTAAATGATGGACTAATGGGAACTGAAGAAAGTATTTTTTCAATTATGACTTATAAAAATTCTGATTTAATAAATTATTTTGATATAGAAAGTAACGGATTAATGGGTAAATTTTTTGAGGATTTGAAGAATGATAGACTTGAAGTTAAATCTGAAACTAATATTTCAAGTGGTAATAACTTGGATATAAATAAAGTAGGTTTATACGTAATAACTTTTAACTCACCCAATCAACTTCAAACACTTATAAATTCATTTCGTTTATATGATAATGATTTTTTACTCAAAACAAAAAAATTTCTCCTCAATAACTCTTCTGATGAATCAACAACAGAAGAATATGAAGAAATTTGTAAAGAATATGGTTTTGAACATATCAAAAAGGATAATTTAGGAATATGTGGAGGTCGCCAATGGATTGCTGAACATTTTGATAAAACTGATTTAGATTATTATTTATTCTTTGAAGATGATATGTTCTTCTATCCAAAAGAAGGCGATGTATGTAGAAATGGATTTAATAGGTATGTGGAAAATTTTTATGATAACACTTTATCAATAATTAAAAAAGAAAATTTTGATTTTCTCAAATTCAATTATACTGAATTTTTTGGGGATAACGGAGTTCAATGGTCTTGGTATAATGTTCCACAACATGTAAGAGAAGAATTTTGGCCGGAAAAACCTAAATTACCTGTTCAAGGATTAGATCCTAACGCACCAAGAACAAAATTTAATAGTATAAAATCTCATAATGGTATACCTTATGCCGATGGAGAAATTTATTATTGTAATTGGCCACAAATTGTAAGTAGAACAGGTAATAAAAAAATGTTTTTGGATACCACTTGGGCTCATCCTTATGAACAAACTTGGATGTCTCATATGTATCAACTGACAAAAAAAGGTGAATTAAATCCTGGTATTTTATTAATGACTCCAACTGAACATAATAGATTTGATCACTACGACAGAAAATTAAGAAAAGAATCTTAATCGGTATATTTATTAATAAAAAATAAATGGAGTTTTTTATTAATAAAAATGCCACACTCCCTTTGCTGAAAATGCAAATAGTGAAGGATGGGAGAAGTGACTACAATGAATTTATGAGTTTGATTGAAAAGGCATCCATTTCCTTTTCAATGATTGATGTAGAAACAGGATTACCAAGAATAACTTCTAAAACAGGAGGATTTGTTTCCAAAACTTTTATTGATCCCGACACTCCACCTGAATATTACATATTTTATAAATTTACTAAAAGAGATACATCTAAAGTTGGTAGATATGAAGGTCAGTTCATGTTAAAAACTGATCAAGGAACTTTAATTGTTCCGATAAGAGAAAAACTTTACATAAATGTAACGGATAGTTTTATTTCTGACGAGATTTGTTGTGACGATCAAAGTTATCTTCAACCTTGTCCCCCATCTACACCATGCCCCGTGTGTCCAAGTCAAACACCAATACCTTCACCATCTGTTACACCAACACTAACAACAACTTCAACACCAACTCCTTCTGTAACTCCGGGAGATCTAAATGTTAATTTGATTGTTGAGGTAATGTCAGGATCTGTCATTTGTAACTACAAATTGATATTGAGTAGACCTTTAGACCAAACGGTTAGTTTGGGAACAATAGTTCAATTAGGATTATTATCGGGGGGAACCTATGATACTCCCGGAATAACTATTTTCGTTCCGGCTGGAAGTTTATCAGGTGAAACTACTCTATTCTTGAATGATTTGGAATATGGTGATCTATCTGCAGAGTCAACTTTAATCGTAACTCAACTATCCCCATCAGGTTATTCTTATGAAGTGTTTGGACAGGTTATATTTCAGTTTCCTCTTCCAACTCCAACACCAACAAATACTTCAACACCTACCCCGACTTTAACTTCTTCTGAAACTCCTACAACAACAAATACTTCAACACCTACCCCGACTTTAACTTCTTCTGAAACTCCTACACCGACTCCTACACCGACCCCTGAGGATAATCCGATAGATCCAATAATAACCGACACAGATGAATATATTTCAGTAGGTGATGGGTTTTATTTAAGATACATTGAATAAAAGATATTTATAAAATAAAAGAAACTATGTTAACAGGAAAAACAATTGGTCAATTAACTAATCTAGCAAATCCCACTTCGGAAACATTATTTCCGGTAGAATTAAGTGGTTTGACATATCATATAGATTTTGCATCTATATCTAATAATCTTATTTTCGATGAGGTAACATATTCTGAACTTTATGGTATGTTTTCAGGCGGGACATTAACTGCCGGTTCTTACTATAAAATTACAGATTTCCAAACTTGTTATGACCAACCCGATTATGATCAATATGGTAGTCCAATTTACACAGGGAATTATAGAACTGCAGATATTGACCCAATAATTGTTTTTGCAACATCAAATGCGTCATTAGCTCCACAAGCATACCAACCAAGTCAACCAAAAGATAAAATTACTTATGATATTACGTTCACAACGACTGAAAGAACAAGTTCTCCTGCTAAAGGTAGAATAACTGAAAGAATTGATGAATATAATAACAGAACAGATTATGACCATAAGGCGGTTAAATTCAAAAGATATACAACACACTTCGTAACTGGAAGTTTGGATGGTAGAATCACAGGGTTTACTGATTTAGTTGTTTACGGTAAAGATACTTTTTTTACAAATGATTTACAGGTGGGTGAAGTTATTTTCATTGAGGCAAATCTTCCAAGATTTTATAAAATCGTGAGTATAACCTCTAACACAGAAATGATTGTTCAAGGTTATAATTACGACAACTTCACAGATAATTTCGGATATCAATTTTTTAGAACTGATACGAGAACACAACAAAGTCCTGCGGGTAGTTTATATTATTTCAATGATGTTGGTAATAACGATATAAATGATGGTGGTGATGATATGTATGATGGTGGTAATAGAATTTATACAGATTTATTTAGTCAAATTCCATATACACATACTCAAATGACAGATCCTCCAGTAAATGATAATAATCAAGCGTCATTATCGGACTTCACATATGATGGGACTGTTCAGTCAGGGGATACATATTTCGGAACGGGTTCTCAATATTTTACCAATCTATATCCTGGTTTATTCGTAATGGTCGCAAAAGATGTTACAATAACCGATTTTGAAATTGATGGTAACTTGGGTTCTGATTCTCAGGGTCAGGCTGATTTGTTTGATTACACACTTTCTTTAAGTGGTAATGACTTCTCTGTTTATTGTAAAAGAGTTTGGGATGCTGGTGATCCTTCGGTTACCCACATTTTTATTGTTGACACAATTGATCCAAATATCACTCACGACGCTGATTTATCAACTGATGATGATAGAGATACAATAAGCAATCTAACAGGTGTAACTCAAGTTCATTATCTATTATTCGGTTTGTCTCAAGGAGTTAAACCAACTAATACTCAAATTCAAAATGTTGTAACAGATTATTTATCAGTTGTTGATTTGGGAGATATTAACAACACACTATCCAATTTGAATGTGAGTTTCTCAGCAATTACTGATAATTTTCCACCTAACGAAATAAAACTTGTTTCTTTAGAGTATAAACAAAATAACTTCACGGGTGATACTGAATATTACGAGCAATATACTTTTGCAAATATCAATTATTTTGCAAATAACTATTTCGGTAATTATGCAAATATGTTTGACATAAATAATAATGATTTCATTTTACCTAACAACGTATTTGTAAATGCTGATGATAATACTGTAGATATCGAAAGTAATAATTTTGGAGATGAATTTTATAACAATTCATTTGGTGATGATGTTATCAGTAATTTATTTGTTGGTAGTCGTTTTTATGGAAATACATTCTACGACAGATTCAGATATAATATAATCAAACAAAATTTTTATAATAATGTTTGGTATGATAATGAATTCAATAGTAACAACGTAGGGGACGATTTCAATAATAACTGGAACAATGGGGGTAGTTTTAATAATAACGATATCGGTAATGAATTTTATTATAACTCAATAAGAGGAACCATGTATGAAAATAAAATTGGTCCGTTTTTTAATAATAATAGAATTCACGATGAATTTTATAGAAATGATATAGGTGTTTCTACTTCCAATAATAATTTCTATGGTGTTTTTTATCAAAATAAATTATCTAATAATTTCCAAAGTAATAATGTTTGGTCTGTAGCTTATAAAAATGAGTTCAAAGATTCCACAAGTTCAAATAATTTTGGGACATTTGGTTTAGTAAATAACTATTCAATAATAAATAACACTTTTGGTAGAGATTTTAATAATAATACTTTCAGTGGTAATACCACATACAATCAAATCCAAGATTTCTTTGAATCTAATCAAATAGCCACAGATTTTTCTTATAATATTATTGGAAATAACTTTTTTAATAATACTATCGACGAAGGATTTGGGTTCGGTGGGGGGTCTAGTCAGAAAAACTACATCGGTGATTATTTCCAAAGTAATAATGTTGGTGAGTATTTCTATAATAACAGAGTTGCAGATTATTTTCAGAGTAATACTTTAGGGGATTATTTCCAAAAGAATAATATAGAAGCAAGTATCATCTCTACTGATTTTACAGTAAATTATGGAAATATTACAGGTGTAACTTATACTGCTTTAGGATCTACAGCAACCGATGGATTATTCGTCGGAATATCTGTTACAGGCGGTACTGGAGTTGGGGTAACTTTTGATATTAATGTCTCAGGTAATGTTGTAACATATGTTGTAGTAAATCAACCAGGTAAACTTTATACCATCGGTGATACATTTTTGGTTTTGGGATCAGTTATTGGCGGAACTGATGGTGTTGATGATGTAACAATTCAAGTTGTTGGTTTATCAACAACACCATCTGTGTATAAAACTTATAATTGTAATATTTTCCAACGGGATGGTGGGTTAAATAGGTTGTCATATTATGACTCTTCAGACACTTTGGTTGTTAAGAACATTGACGCTTGATTTTGATTTTTTAGAAAATTATCTTATATTTGCGTTTGTATGAGTAAGGGGAATTTCACAATGTCGTGAAAGCTAATAATCCGCTCGCAAATAAAATATGATCAGTCAAGAAGATATCAAAACCTTCCTAGAAGGTAATGATCCGGAACAACATATTGTTGCAATTGAATTTGATTACGGATCCGACTTTATTTACAAAATCAAAGAAATACCCGGTAGAGGTAAAGTAATAGTAAAAGATACATTCACCCCCTTCGCATGGGTCGGTGATTTACACGGTCTAAATTTCTACCAAAATTCCAAAGCTTTACAGAAAGAGTCAATGACCAAGTATGGTATTATGATTGAAAAACTTGAGACAGGTGATAATGAAAGAATGAAAAATGGTCTTAAGTTCTTGGTTAAATCCTTAAAGAACTATAGATCACTTATTCAATTCTTCAGAGATGGAGGACTTGATCCGTGGGGAGAAAAGATGAAAGACAAGGTCCTTATCCTTCCTCCGGTTGAGCAATACCTCATTCAAAAAGAAAAAAGATTATTCAAAGGATATGAAGAATACAATGACATTACAAGATTTGTATTTGACTTGGAGACAACTGCATTAGAACCAAAGGATGGAAGGATCTTTATGATCGGAATTAAGACCAATAAGGGTTATAGAAAAGTTATTGAATGTTCTGATGAGGAACAGGAAAGACAGGGGTTAATTGAGTTCTTTAACATCATAGACGAGATCAAACCAACCATCATCGGTGGATATAACTCAGCGAACTTCGATTGGTATTGGATATTTGAAAGATGTAAGGCGTTGGGTTTGGATATTAAGAAAACTTGTAAGACATTAAATCCCGGAAAAAACATCGGACAAAACGAGCAGTTGTTAAAACTTGCAAATGAGGTTGAGAAATATAATCAGGTCTCAATGTGGGGTTATAATGTATTAGATATTATCCACGCCGTTAGAAGGGCTCAAGCGATCAATTCATCAATTAAGTCAGCAGGTCTTAAATACATTACCAAATATATCAAAGCGGAAGCCGCTGATCGTGTCTATATTGATCATACAGATATCGGAAAGATGTATCGTGATAAGGAAGAGTATTGGTTAAATGTTCAGAACGGAAAATACAAAAAAGCTGACAAACCCGAATTCAAAGATTTGGATAAAAGATTTCCCGGAGTTTATATTAAGGTCACAGGAGATAACCTTGTTGAAAGGTATCTTGACGATGACTTGGAAGAAACTTTACTTGTGGATGAAGAGTTTAATCAGGGTTCGTTTCTACTTGCAGCCATGATTCCTACAACTTATGAAAGGGTTTCAACAATGGGAACCGCAACTTTATGGAAGATGCTTATGCTCGCTTGGTCTTACAAATACAAGTTAGCAATTCCCGAGAAACAACAAAAGACAGATTTCGTGGGAGGTCTTTCAAGATTATTGAAAGTGGGGTATTCAAGAAATGTTCTCAAACTTGACTTCTCTTCTCTATACCCATCCATTCAACTTGTTCACGATGTATTTCCTGATTGTGATATTACGGGAGGAATGAAGGCGATGCTTAAATACTTCCGTGACACTCGTATCTTGTATAAGAACTTGGCGGGTCAATATGAAGAATCAGATCCGAAGAAATCTCTGTCTTACGATAGAAAGCAGTTACCGATTAAGATCTTCATCAACTCCATGTTCGGTGCCTTGTCAGCTCCACAGGTATTTGCGTGGGGTGACATGTATATGGGTGAACAAATCACTTGTACCGGAAGGCAGTATCTTCGTATGATGATTAAGTTCTTTATGAAGAGAGGATATACCCCTCTGGTGATGGATACGGATGGTGTAAACTTCTCCAAACCTGAAGGGTGGGAGAATAGAAGGTATATTGGAAAAGGTCTAAATTGGAAGGTTAAAGAGGGTAAGGAGTATACTGGGGATAATGCTGATGTGGCGGAGTTTAATGATATGTTTATGAGGGGTGAGATGGCACTTGATACTGACGGAACTTGGCCTTCGTGTATTAACCTTGCTCGTAAGAACTATGCGGTTATGGATGCGAAAGGTAAAGTTAAACTAACCGGTAATACAATCAAATCAAAAAAACTACCCCTTTATATTGAGGACTTCTTGGACAAGGGTGTTAAGTTATTACTTGAAGGTAAAGGACAAGAATTTGTTGAGTGGTATTATGAATACCTGACAAAGATCTACAACAAGGAGATTCCACTTATGAAGATTGCTCAGAGAGCCAAGGTTAAATTGACGATGGATGACTATAAGAAAAGATCCTCACAGAAAACAAAGGCGGGAGGTGCAATGTCAATGATGGCTCATATGGAACTTGCAATCAAAAATAAGTTGAACGTTAATCTTGGGGATGTAATCTATTATGTCAATAATGGTGTGAAAGCGTCTCACGGAGATGTTCAAAAGATTTCCAAACCAACCAAAAAACAAAAAGAAGAATATCTTTTTGAACACGGAAAAGAAATGCCCGAAGGGTTTGTTCAGATTAATTGTTATATGTTGGATTCAAAAACGATTGAAGAAAATCCAAATATGACCGGAGATTACAATGTGGCAAGAGCGATATCAGTTTTTAATAAAAGGATTGAACCATTACTTGTTGTATTCAAAGACGAGATTAGAAATTCACTATTGGTTGAGAATCCTGATGAAAGAGGTCTATTCACATCATCACAATGTGAACTTATTAACGGCCATCCCTTTGACGCGGGAGATCAAGATAGTCTGGATGAAGTATTGAATATGTCTGATGCTGAAGTTGCGTATTGGGAAAGACGCGGTCTAAAACCGGATTATATGTATGAAATGGCTGAAGAGGGGTGGGAAGAATATATTAACTAAATTTCAATCCATCTGAACTTAGAATGTACCATCCACCACCACAAAAGGCAAGTTCAACACAAGCACCTTTTTCAATTAAAAGTTCATGATATTCATCATCAATCATTCCCATAATTGGTTGAATAAGAACTTTTGTTAAAGCCTTTATAACGGTTCTATCTGTTGTTGTGTGATCTAAATTTATAGTACAATAATCAACGTTCTTAACAACAATTATCCCTTCTCCTTTAGTTCTGAAAATTGAGTCGGATACAATCGCACTTTCAGATGAGTTGATGATTGATCCATTGATTACTCTTTGTGATGGTGTGTTTCTTAATACTGCCATAAATTAAATAACGTATATTTGTCTTGGGAAAGCTCTAAACTTCAAGGATTTGTTTAAGTTTTCTGCGGTAAGGGCTTGTTTTTCCATCATTTTTTCAGGTCTCATTCTTTCAAGACGTTGTTTAAGTTCTTCTTCTAATTTTGCTCTTTCATCTTTTCCCTCAGTCAATAAACTTGTGTAATCCATAGTAAGTTCACTATCAGGAGTTTTCAGATTTCCGCTGTATTTACCTCTAACTCTACCAAGTGTTTCTTTACAAAGTCCGATAAACCATCTTCTAACCCATTGTTGTGCCGGATTATTTAAGTCATCCCAAGCAATTTCATCAATCGGAACGTCTGAAGGAAGTTTGACAATATCGGGATTATTTTTGAGACAATTATCTCTATCTTTACCTTCGGTATCGTAATACCAATACCAAACTCTACCGTTGGTGAAATTTGAATTTCCGAAATCAAATTTACCTCCGGGTGTGTTCATTAAATGAATCATTTTTTTTCCATCAGGAAGTGCGGTTACTCTATATGTTAATTCAGATGCGATAATTCTTCTTTGTATATTAATTTCTTGCATTCTCAATAACATGTCAAATGCCGGCATTAAAAAATAAGATCCACTATATCCTAGTTGTGAATAACCTCCCGGTCCTCCTAGTCCTGGTCCACCCATCACACCAAATGACCAAGGATCAAATAGAATATTAGTTAACTCCGCCGGTGTGAACCATAATAGTTCATTTAATTCTCTACCGGCGGGAATTTCATATAATTGTTGGTTTTTCTGTAACTGAATGAAATCTTTTTTCAAAACCCAATCCCCACCCGTCTGTAATCCAACTATTTTTGAATATGCATAGGTGTATCTTGTTTCATAATCAATACTTCTAGTTACAAAAGCTCTTGTGAGAGATTGTTCATCTAAATTAAGATTTTGAAGTGCAGCCCATTGTGATTCTATAAGCCAATCTTGGATGTATTGCGAATAATCTCCTATTGAAAGTTCAAGAAGGGAATCTAACATTTCATCTTCTAGCTCAACACTTCTAAGAGGGGCACCTAATAAGTGTCTAACTCTTGTGAATAACTTGGTTCTCTGTGGTTCGGATATTATTGCCATATTTTATGTTTACTATAAATATTGAGAACAATCAAGTAATTCAATACTTGAGTCCCCAGTTAGTTCTTTTATTATATCCTTCTCTTTAAATGTTGCAGTGCTTGACGTATGAGATATCAAATTATTATCTATTACGTAGACTTTCATACTTGCAACATTAACAAACACAAAAACATCAACAGAATATTTCTTCATCAAAGATATTCCATCAATTTTTATTAATTTTTCATCCCCTGAGATGTATGTTAAAGATTTATAAGGTTTTATTTGTGCGGTCCATGTTTCTCCGTTATCAAGAAAAATGGCGGCGTCAACCCCGGCAAGCATATCTGTTCTCAATCCTCCACCAGCTTTTATTTTACATTCAGCAATGTCCCACATTTTGTTGATAATTTTCATAGCCGCATCTTCATTTCTTTTACCGAAACAATCATTTCTTTTTAGTGTCTTTTCTACTTTTTGAAATGTTTTGGAAGTTGCCAAATTGAAGATCCTATCTTTTAGTTCAATCATTATATCAAAAAATCTATCCAATTCGACTAAATTATTTTTAACATCATCATTGAATATTATGACAGGTTCTCCACTATTTTTGAGATAAGTGTTAATATCATTATGTAGAATACAAAAAGCCGAATATGAAGATGTAAGATTATTTAAGAGAGATCTTTCATTTGTTGCAGTATAAACCCCTTCCATATGTCCTTGAAATAACTCATTATCCGCTTTCCAAGAGCCCGGATATAATATTTTTAGAAGTTTTTTCCATCTGTCAACAAATTTTTGTTTGAATGTCCAAACTGAAAGTAAATCTTTATATTGTTGTTGTTGTTCGTGGGAGCAAAAAGACACAGCTTTTTCTAATCCCTCGTTTATAAGAGTTTTCAAATTTAGTTTTTTTAATAGTGATTGTTCTTGTAATACTGTGTTCGTTTTCATGTCGTATAACTTTTCTACGAATTCCCAATTTACGACACTCCAAAAATTTTTAATATATTCATCTCTTTTATTTTGATATTTCAAGTAAAAAGCGTGTTCCCAAAGATCTAACCCCAAAATTGGAAATCCTTTTCTTTTTGATATGTTCATCAGAGGATTATCCTGATTTGGCGTTGAAACAACACGAAGTTTGCCTCCTTTAGTTAGTATTAACCAAACCCATCCGGAACCAAACCTTTTTTTTGCAATATCTTCAAATTTTCTTTTGAATTCAGCAAAACTACCGAAATCTTTTTTAATTTTATCAAAAATTTTTTTTGAGGGTTTTTGTTCAGTAGGAGACAACATTTTCCAAAACAAAGCGTGATTATAAGCTCCTCCCGCATTGTTTCTTATTGTTGTGTTGAATTTAGATATTCTTTTAACAATTTGTTCTAAATCTAAATCACCATAATCTCTTTTTTGTAGTGCGTCATTTAACTTGTCTACATAACCCTTGTAGTGTTTGTTATAGTGAAAGTCCATAGTTTTTGCATCTATGAACCTTTTAAGAGCGGATAAAGAATAGGGTAATTTATCTATTCCTATTTTTTTCATCTCCATTAAGAGATAAGATTTTTCTTCTACCGGACCTTCAGATATTAACTTTTTAATTTGTAATATTTTTTCATTGATACTTTGCATATCAATAAATATTACGATCTATTGTTAATTAAATTCATAACTTCTTCTACGAAATCTCCCTTATCCATATTATCACCCATTACAGTTTCAAATATGTTTTTCTTTTTCATTAACATGTCGTAGATGATACCTTCTATTGTATTTTCAAATATGGGATAATAAACCGACACATTTGATTTTTGTCCGTATCTGTAAGCCCTATCTTCTGCCTGACTATGATCCGATGGAACGAATGATAAGTCATTCATTATAACCGCTTCAGAAGAAGTTAATGTAATACCAACACCCGCAGCTTTGATGTTTCCAACAAACACTTGTATCTTATCATTCTCTTGGAATTGATCAACTGCATTTTGCCTTTCCACTTTAGACGATGACCCATCAAGACCAACCGCCTTTTTACCGAAGTGATCTAGTAAAGTTTTAAGAGTATTGGTGAAGTTTGTGAATATAATAACTTTCTTCCCTTGTTCAATAATGTTCTCCGCAAGTTCAATTGTAGATGAAACTTTTTCTTCAGCAATCACTTGTCTAATTTTCATCAGTTTTGAAAACTGAACTGTCAGAGATGAAGATTCTTCAGGGTTTTTTTCATACCAATTATAATAATCACCCATCAGACCCTCATATAGTTTGGATCTTAATCTCAAATAAACGGGGGTGATAATCTTATCAGGAAGATCCAATACTTCAGTTTTCAATCTTCTTAATACTTGTTTTGAAGTTCTGTCTCTTAACTCTTCCAAGTTAGAAGCACCATTTGTATTCCAAATTTTTCTATTACCTCCAACCCTAAACTGATATCCCTCACAGTATCTTATGACATAAGCCATCCAATTTTGTGCGACAGGGGATTCAATAAGGTTTAGTAAGTTAAAATAGTTGATTGGACGGGAAGTCATAGGAGTCCCGGTCAATAACCATAACCTGTTAGCTTTTTTTGCAAAAGAATTAACAAGTTTGGTTCTTTGAGCTTGGGTATTCTGAAGGTAATGTGCTTCGTCAATAATAATCAAATCAAAGTTTGATTTATAAATCAGCGAGTTTTCTTTGTCTTTGGTATCATAAAAGTTTTTAATGATATCGTAATTAATAATAACAAAGTCGTGTTCAGTTGAGAAGTTTTTACCTTCAGAGATATAAACACTTCTATCACTATAATTTGAAATTTCCCTTTGCCAGTTAATCTTAAGAGATGCGGGACAAATAATTAAAATCTTTTTTGCCCCGGTTTCAAGAGCGGCAATAATTGTGGATGTGGTCTTACCCAATCCCATATCATCCGCCAAGATAAATCTTTTACTACCAACCAATTTCTCAATTGCTTCTTTCTGATGTGATAAAGGAGGTCTATGATCATACTTTGAATAATCAATATCTACCTTTTCTATTGTGTGAGTTTTAATTAATGCCGACTTTGGTAACCAAAATTCGTGGTTAGTTTCACCGGAAAAGAACTTACCCCAAATGTGGTATGCTTTTTCTTTTTCAACTAATAACTTCTCAACCCAAACCTGATCCGGAACCTTTGTATATAACTTTTCATCAGATATTTTATTTGCAAAATATGGATCAAGATCAACCCATTTTTTTGCAACCTTTGGTTTTGTGTCGTGAAAAGTTAATATGTATTCAGATTGAGATCGGGTAGGATAAAACTTTTTATTAATACTTTGTTGGTGTTGGATCTTTAGGATATAGTTATTTGAACCTGAATATGTCTCAAGCATTTCAAGCGCCTTTCTCTCAATTAAATGTGTTCCATTTTCCAAAAAAACTTTTTATATAAAGATAATAAAAATAAAGATATTTATCAATATGGAAAAAAAGGTTCCCATAACACGACTTGGTAAGTTTTTCGGTGCCGAAGATTATTCTTTGGATATTGAAATGGGTAGTGAATGGTTGGAAGGTGACATGAACTTCACTTGCGTGTTATATAAGGTTGATAGATATAAAACCAAAACAGATGATGTTTATGGTGAAACATTGACTGATGGTGTTAAGTATATGGCACCTGTTGAATTCAAAGCTTATATTCAAGTATCCGCACCTGAGAATAAAATGATAGGTAATAAAACTAATTTAAGCCAAGTTGAGCCAGGAAATATTAAAATTTCTGTTTATCAAAAACATTTAGATGAACTTGGTATTGATATTGATCAAGGTGATTATATCGGATATTATGAAACTGAAACAAGGGTTAGATATTATGTTGTCGCAAATGACGGAAGGGTTGTTTCAGATAATAAACATACTTATGCAGGTTACAAACCTTTTTACAAAACTATTATTGCAACACCTGTTAGTCAAAATGAATTTAGAGGGTTATGAGAATAAAATTAACTGAATCACAATATTATAGAATTCTAAAGGAACAAGGGATTACCCAAACTCCACAAGAACAACTTGATAAGTTTGATTATGAAGAAGATAAAGTTAAATCTTCTTTCATGCCGAAGAAAAGTGTTAAAAAATGGTTAGAATATTTACAAAACAAATACCCGGATCTTACTTTTAGATTTCAATATGGTAATGATACATTAATTGCCCAAGCAAGAATAAAAAACTAAAACATATGGAAGACAAAATCACGTTAGACAGGATTCAATTATTACATCCTGCAGTAAGAGAAGAAGTAAATTATATCTACAGGGCACAAATCGTTCCAGCACTAAACGGAAAGGCGATCTGTAGATTTGCTTACACCTTAAGAACATTTGCAGAACAAGACGCAATTTACGCACAAGGTAGAACAAGATTGTTTGATGCAAATGGTAAAAGATTAGGTGTTGTAACCAAAGCTAAAGGAGGTCAATCAATTCATAATTATGGGTTGGCGTTAGACATTGTTTTAATTAAAGATACCAATAATGACGGAAAATTTGATTCTGCAAGTTGGGAGGACAATATTGACTTTGATAAGGATGGTAAAGCTGATTGGATGGAAGTTGTTGAAATACTAAAAAGAAATAATTGGGTTTGGGGTGGAGATTGGAAATCTTTCAAAGATAAACCACACTTTGAAAAAACATTCGGACATACATGGAGAACTCTTTTACCAAAATACGAGGCAAAAGATTTTATACCCGGAACTAATTATGTAAAACTATAATAATGGGATTCCCTAAAAAAATAAAAAAAGATATTACTTTAGGATATCAGAGAACTCTATATCCGAGAAGAGTTGAGTTATTGGAAAAAATAAACGAAAAGGGAACTTTTCTTCCAAAATCAATTCTTCATGCTGATTTGGATAGGGGATTTTTGGACTTTGTGAAGGAAGATCTTAAACTTGTTGTTGATGGTAAAAAGGTTCCTAATGTTGATATTATAATCACCACTCAGAATTGGGCTCAATTTACTGAAACTTGGAATTTTCAAGATTTGGATAACAATATTTCACCTCCATTCATATCAGTTGTAAAAAGTCCGGAAATGAAATTTGGGGGTAATCCTGCAATATACACCATTCCCGTGAGAAAACAATTTTATTATGCGTCGGTTCCAAATTACGACGGCAACAGATTGAACGTAGATGTTTATAAAATTCCACAACCAATTCCGGTTGATTTAAAATTTTCTGTTAAAATCATTTGTAATAGAATGAGAGAATTAAATAGTTTTAACAAAGTTGTTTTACAAAAATTTTCATCCCGTCAAGCTTACACACAAATTAAAGGACATTATATTCCAATAATATGGGATAATGTATCTGATGAATCAGTTATGGATTTGGAAAAAAGGAAATACTACATACAATCATATGATTTCACAATGTTAGGGTTCCTAATGGATGAAGACGAATTTGAAATCAAACCAGCGGTTTCAAGAGTTTTACAATTATATGAAGTTTCAGGGGACAATAGAAAAAAGAAAAAGAGAAAACCATCAACTAACCCATCAACTTATAGTGTGGAAGTTTTGTTTTCTGAAACATCAAATGTAACTAATAAAAGATTTTTTGATAAAGTAGATTTGTCTTTTGTAGATGGTGTAAACTATCAGTCATATGAGGTTTACATTAACGATGAATATTATGGGTCTAACTTATCAAAAATTCAAGTCAATAGTGAAGATTTGTTGAGGTTTGAAATAGTGAAATCTGTATCAAGTAATTCATCTAAACTTAACTTCACAGCCAATATAGTTTAGGATTCACCATAGATATCCTTCTTTTCTTTACACTTTTCAAAAATTAAATTTTCTAAAAATTTGTAAATTTTAATTCCTTTTTTTTCACAATATTTTTTGAGAACCTCGTGTGATTCTATTGATATCTTAATATTCTTTATTTTTTTGTTTTCTGACATAACTATGACAGGCAGAAAAAAGGTAGAAAATAATCTGCCAACTTATAAATATCTTTTGAAAAGTAAAGTTTTTTGCTAAAAAAAGAAATATTTATGATTAAATAAATAAATCTAAAATTTTTTTTTAAATGGCAACAAATAGTAAAGTATTCGTATCTCCGGGTGTTTACACTTCTGAAAGGGACTTAAGTTTCGTTTCTCAGAGTGTTGGTGTAACTACTTTGGGCATTGTAGGTGAAGCTTTGAAGGGACCGGCTTTTGAACCTATATTCATTACAAATTATGATGAGTTTCAAACATATTTCGGAGGAACTTCTCCGGAAAAGTTTGTTAATACTCAAATCCCTAAATATGAGGCTTCATATATAGCAAAAGCTTATTTACAACAATCCAATCAAATGTTCATGACGAGAGTTTTGGGATTGTCCGGATATGATGCGGGACCTTCTTGGTCTATAACAACAATAGCCAACGTAGATAGTTCTACTGTAGGGTTCAATGAAATATGTGTTAAAACTCCCAATTTCACCGCTCAAACTTGTGACATTTCTTGTACTGCGGTCACATTACCTTTTATGGTAAATTTCTCAGGATGTAATAACTCCATAGATACAATTGATTTCTTAACAAATTTCCCTAATGAAATTCAAAGTATAATTAACAATGAGTATACAAAGTTTGATGGTGGAACTTCTACTTTAGATAGTGATTTGAAAGCTCAATTACAAGGCATTTTCACGACACCTTCAAAGAGTGCTTCCTCTATCTATTATTTTGGTACCATAGAACATGACGACTATGTAACTCTTTCTTCAGGATTTACAGCAGGAACGAACGTATTGGATGTTTCAAATGTAGATTCCTTATTGGCTGATTATACGTCACCAAAAAATGATTCATGGTATTATTCTTTATTTGATAATCCAACCGGAGATTCTTATTCAGGATTTTCATTTTGGACCGCTGTGGGTAGTTTATATGTGTTTCCTAATAACACACCTCATACTACAACAACTACAACCGCGGCTCCTACACCACCAAACCCTTGTGAAGATAATCCAACACCTTCAGTCACACCGACGGCCACTTCTACCACACCTCCCGTTTGTTTCTCAGGAACTATGTATGGTGTAATATACTATTATACAGGTACAAGTTACACAGAATATAATAATGTTGTGATAGCAACTTTGAGATCAAGAGGTATTTCAATTTTTGATCAAGATGACGATGGGCCTAAATACGAAGTTGATGATTGTACTAAAGTTACACTTGATTTCACAGGTTCTTATGGTGCTGTTAGAAAGAATCCATTTGCTCCTTTTGGTATCAATGTTATTAATAAAGACAATCAATTGTTTACTTTCAAAACTTCAATGGCCTCTTCCGACGCTACTTACCTTCCTAAGGTATTTGGTGTATCCAACTTTGGTAAAGACAGAAAAGAGGTTCCTTTGATGGTTGAAGAAAGATATGATGTTCTTTTAAGATGGGCATATAATAAAGGATACATTAGAGGTTTAAGACAAGACATAATTGAGTTAGATAGTGCAAGATCAGGTAAAATTGATAATATTGCATACTACGCCGAAAAATATCAAAGTCCTGCAAGTCCTTATGTTGTATCTGAACTCAGAGGTAATAAAGTATATAGATTATTTAGATTTGTATCAATTTCTGATGGGAATAGTGCAAATGATCAGTTGAAGATTTCTTTAGCTAACATGTCATTTAATAACTTGACGTTTGACGTAATCGTTAGAGACTTCTATGATACAGATGCTAATCCGGTTGTATTAGAAAAATTCACTAATTGTTCTATGGACCCGGGTCAGAATAACTATGTAGGTAAAAAAATTGGTTCCTCAGATGGTGAATTTGCTTTGAATTCTAAATTTATCATGGTTGAACTTAATGTTGAGGCACCTGTTGATTCATTACCTTGTGGATTTGAAGGATATAATTTTAGATTGTATGATGGTGTAAGATCTCCTTTCCCGATCTATAAAACAAAATATTTCTTCCCAGGTGAAGTAATCTTTAATCCTCCGTTTGGTTTCCCTTCAGGCACTGATAATCCAGTTTCTTCTGCGGGTGACAATGTTAGAAGAACTTATTTAGGTCTTTCATCTTCTATAGGTTATGATTCTGATTTTTATCAGTATTTCGGTAAACAAAACATTGGAGATGTTTGTAATCCGGCTTTACAAGATTGGGCTTACAAAACTGCGGGTTTCCATATGGACGAGGGTGCATCTGTAATCACAATACCTAAAGGATTCACAACATCAGGCCAACCTGCGTTTGAATGTGGTGTTGCAACTTTCCGTGAAGATCCTGATGATGATCAAAATCCTTACTACAGAATATTTGCAAGGAAGTTCACTTTGTTTGTAGCTGGAGGTTTTGACGGATGGGATATATATAGAGAATATAGAACAAACTCAGATCAATTTGTACTTGGTAAATCGGGATATCTCAAAGGAGCTTGTCCGGATGATAGATACCCCAACGCAACCGGAGCGGGTCTATTCAGAAGAATTACTGTTGGTGATAACACAGGAGATTGGGCAAATACTGATTATTACGCTTATCTTTTGGGACAACACACTTTCTCTAACCCTGAGGCGGTTAATATAAATGTTTTTGTAACACCGGGTATTGACCATGTTAACAATAGTAATTTAGTAGAAGAAGCTATAGACATGATTGAATTCAGTAGAGCTGACTCAATTTACATTACAACAACACCTGATTACAATATGTTTGTTCCTACAATTACCGATAATTTGGATCTTATTTATCCACAAGAAGCGGTTGATAATTTGGAAGAAACCGGTATAGATTCAAACTATACGGCTACTTATTATCCTTGGGTTCTAACAAGAGATACTGTTAATAACACTCAAATTTATATCCCGGCAACCGCTGAGGTAACAAGAAATCTAGCATTGACTGATAACATTTCATTCCCGTGGTTTGCTTCTGCAGGTTACACAAGAGGTCTTGTTAATTCAATAAAGGCTAGAAAGAAACTTACACAACAAGATAGAGATACTCTTTATCAAGGAAGAATTAACCCAATTGCAACATTCTCTGACGTGGGAACAGTAATTTGGGGTAACAAAACTCTTCAAATTAGAGAATCCGCTCTTGATCGTATCAATGTTAGAAGATTACTTCTTCAAGCTAGAAAATTAATTTCGGCAGTTTCTGTTAGATTGTTGTTTGAACAGAATGATGAAAGAGTAAGACAAGATTTCTTAGATGCTGTTAATCCTATATTAGATGGTATCAGAAGAGATAGAGGTTTATATGATTTCCGTGTCACAGTATCTTCTTCACCTGAAGATTTAGACAGAAATCAATTAACTGGTAAGATCTACATTAAACCTACCAAAGCTCTTGAATTTATAGATATTGAATTCTTGATTACACCAACAGGTGCGTCATTTGAAAATATCTAACATTAAAATAGGTGGGGTTAGATTTATCACAGAAAAGTTATAAATTTGTGGTAATTTATAACCCCACTTTTTTTGAAAAATTATGAAAAGAATTATTAAAGAAGGATTTAAAGAAGGAACACCCGATTTGAAATATTATGCTTTTGATTGGGATGATAATATAGTTTATATGCCTACAAATATAATGTTAAAAAATTCTGAAGGGGAAGAGATCGGTATGTCCACTGAAGATTTTGCCAAGTATAGGTCAAGAATAGGTAATGAAAATTTTAACTACAAAGGAGATCAAATAGTTGGTTATGCAGAAAATCCTTTCAGACATTTTAGAACCGAAGGTGATAAAAGATTTATAATAGATTCCATGTTAGCCGAACCGGGACCTTCTTGGAACGATTTCGTGGAATGTATTAATGGAGGATCAATATTTTCAATTATCACCGCTAGAGGACACAACCCCACTACATTAAAAGAAGCGGTATATAACTATATAGTATCAAATACCAATGGTATTGATAATAACGAACTATACAAAAATTTAAAAAAATATCGTGAATTTATGGATCAAGATGATCTGTCCAAAATGGAACTAATAAATTCATATTTAGATTTATGTCAGTTTTACCCTGTAAGTTTTGGAAAAGGAAGTGAGGCCAACCCGGAACAAGAAAAAGTCAAAGCTCTAAAAAAGTTTGTTAATTATGTGACGGATTTATCACACGAACTTAATAAAAAAGCTTACATTAAAAATGACGTTAAAAATTTCTTTTTACCATTTGTAGGTTTTTCAGATGACGATAGAAAGAATATTGAAAAGACTAGTGAAGATGAATTTTTAAGTAAGCGAGTTAAATTTAAGTATACTGGAAACTAGATAATATTTTTTTTTAAAAAAAAGTAAATAAAAAAATTATTTGGGATATATTTATAATAAATAAAAAAAATTAAAACTAATTATTATGGCTGATTTACTAATGAAAATGCCTATACCTTACGAACCGAAAAGAGCGAATAGGTTTATTTTAAGATTTCCAAGTCCATTAGGTATAAATGAGTGGTTTGTTACTTCTGCGAGCAGACCTTCTATAGATATAAAAGTTGTTGATATACCATTTTTGAACACTTCTACTTATGTGGCTGGTAGATTTGAATGGCAAACAATAAGTGTTAAGTTTAGAGATCCAATAGGACCTTCAGCTTCTCAAGCTCTTATGGAATGGGTAAGATTGTGTGCTGAATCTGTAACAGGTCGTATGGGTTATGCCGTTGGTTATAAAAGAAACGTAGATCTAGAGATGTTAGATCCAACCGGTGTTGTTGTTGAGAAATGGATATTAGAAGGAACTTTTCTTAAAGATGTAAAATTCGGTGATTTAGGTTATAGTGATGATAAGATCATGGAAATTTCCGCAACTTTACGTATGGATAGATGTATATTAGTTTATTAATTAATAATATTTACATAAAAAGTAAAGTTAATTATATTTAACGTAGGGACAAAACCCTACGTTTTTTTTATGGAAGAAGCAATGAAATACGGACAAGAAAATTTTTCTCTACCACATGATGTGGTTAAATTACCTACGGGAGGAATCTTTTACAAATCTAAAAAGAAAAGTGTAAAGGTTGGGTACTTAACAGCTGCTGATGAAAACATAATCATGGCTGGTACCTCAATTAAAGAAGGTGTTATTCTTTCTTTGTTAAGAAATAAAATTTATGAACCAGAATTAAGACCTGAGGAACTTTTGGATGGTGACCTACAGGCAATTTTAATCTTCTTAAGAAATACGGCTTTTGGACCTGAATATACCTTTAATTTAATTGACCCAGGAACAGATAAAGAATTTTCACATACAATTCTTTTGGATGAATTAAACTTCAAAAAAACAAAGGTTCAACCAAATGAAGAAGGTTATTTTGAGACAACTCTCCCTAAATCAGGACTTAATGTAAAATTGAAACCAATTTCTTTTGGGGAGTCCGAAGAAATAGAAAGAACATTACAAAGTTATTACGCTGGAAGAGTTTTACCAAGACAAACTTACAAGTTGAGTAGAATGATTATTGAAATAAATGGTAACAATGAAAAAGGTTTTATACAACAAACCATAGAAAGTTTACCAATAGCTGATTCAAAATACATAAGAAATTTCATGAATGAAAATGAACCCGGTTTGGACTTAACAAGAACTATTATCGCCCCATCAGGAAGAGAGGTATCTTTACAGGTATCTTTCGGGGTGGACTTTTTTCGGCCTTTCTTCTGATTACAAACAAAGTCAAGCTTTTGAATATTATATTTGTACGAAATATCTAAATGTTTCATATCAAGATTTTTTTAACATACCCATATGGTTAAGAAAATTTATGATTGAACAACATATTAAAGATATAACGCCCCCTAAATAATTTTTTTGTAAATATTTATCTTAAAATAATATTATGTTATTTCATTTATATGGTAAAAGTAATAGTTCTGAAAATGAAGAATTAACGGATCCTATAAAAGATCTAAGTGTTGAGAGCCTATCATCCTTACCGGCGGAAATTCAAAAAGTTATCACCTCTCAATTTAAGGGATTTACAGATCAAGCACTACAAGCGTTAGTAGATTATGATAATGTAGCAAGAAAACTATCTTATTCATTCGGGGGATCCAGAGCTTTTGCTGAAGAAATAAGAAATTCTATGGTATTAGCTGAGGTTGCGGTAAAAGGTATGGGAGGAAGTTTTGCCGATTTGTTAGACATCCAAAAAGGGGTTAATGAGTCTATGGGTGAAATGTCAATATTAACAACTGAAACGTATGCTGATTTATATGCGACTGTTAATATGACAAACGACGGACTTGGAGTTACACAACAAGGGGTAACCAAGTTAGTAGATGTGTTTACACAGGCGGGTTTTAATGTAAAAAATATTGGATACGAAACAACAAAAATATTCAATGTTGCAAGAGAAGCGGGTGTCAACGCACAAAAAGTTTTTGACCAAGTAGAATCAAATTTGAGTAAAATAAATTTATTTAATTTTCAGAATGGTGTTGAGGGTATGGCTAAAATGGCCGCACATGCGACCAGTATGAAGATTAAAATGGATGATACTTTGAAAATTGCGGACCAATTGTTCAATCCTGAAAAAGCAGTCCAAATGGCAGCGGATTTCCAAAGATTAGGTGTATCGGTAACTTCACTATTGAATCCTTATGAATTACAAGACATGGCAAGAAATGATCCACAAAAACTACAAGAAGCGTTGGGAGAGGCCATGTCTCAATTGACATACTTTAATGAAAGTACTCAAAAAATGGAATTGTATGATTATGCAAAACCATTGATAAGACAAATATCAGAATCAACCGGGATGAGTTTGGATTACTTGATGAATGTTGGTTTACAAACAGGGGAGTTAAAGAAAAAAATGTCAGAAATAGTTTTTCCGGATTTTGCTAAAGACGAAAAGAGTAGACAAATGATTGCTCAACTAGCTTCAATAGGTAGAATGGGAGGAAAATACGAAGGTCAATATGTTGTAACTATTGATGGAATGGAAAAAGCATTAGATGAACTTTCAGAACAAGATTGGAAATCATTAGAAGCAAAAATGGCAGAACAAGAAAAGCCCGCTAAAGACATGGTTCAACTTCAAACAGAATCCAATGGACATTTATTGACATTGATAAATGAAGTAAAATCTTTACAAGGTATTTTACCGAGAAGATTAGGTTCAAGTGCAAAGGTAACTAATATAGTTCAAAAAGGTGCACAACTAGGTAGAGAAATGTTAACAACAGGTGCTGCTGCGATAGGAATTGAAAATAGGGAGTTCACTCAAGGAGGCGGTACATATTATGACCCAAGTAAAATGTTCCAAAAAATAGAAGATCCAAATACATGGAAACCATTAGAAGCTGCTATTACTAATTCTGCGGCACAATTGGCTACGGCAATGAGTACAGGTACGGTTGACGCAAAACTTCTTAAATCAATTAGTGATCAATTTGAAAACGCTTTCAAAGAAAGTTTTGAAAAAGCATTTCCTGATGCTAAAAATTTCTATGATAAATTTTCCGAAGGGTTCATGAAAATATTGACACAAGTTCAGACAGGATCATTTAGTTTATCCTCAATTCCGGGTATATCAAGTTTGATACCATCATCTTCTTCGGTACCATCAACATCTACATCGGCACCACCAGCTAATGTTAATTATTCAACTTATGTTCAAACTTTGGCAAATACATCAGTTGGGAAAGTACTCGTTTCGGCAGATCCGAATAACCCTTTAAGTTTATCAATAAAGATGGATCCAGCAGAACTTGCTAATTACATCACTAAAACAGAAATATTAAGTCAACCTTTCATGGATAAAATAGTTGATGGGGCAAAAGAAATAATTGCACAAAGAGCAATAACATTTGGTTTGTTAAACCAATAAAAAAAGGGAATCTTTGTATTTATATAAAAAACATCTCAACAAAAAATGCCGAGTAGTTTAACATTTGATTCAACATCATCGTTCAGGAACAAATTAATGGCTAAAAACCTTAAACCTTATACTGTTCCGGGTGCTTATACTCCTCCGGCAAATGATGTGAACTATGTGACTGTTTTAAGTGATTATTCTGTCATTGATTCACCTGATGAATTCATATCACAAGACCCTTTTGCTGATAAGTTGTATCCATTAAATGCTTATGGTCCTGAAGGAGGGTTTTTGAAAATAATAGATGCGGGAGGGTTAGCTAATACCAAAAGTAATTTAGGACCGTATGATTATTCAGATAATAAGTTACCACAAATTAGTGAACCCATACAAAGAGATATTCCTACATTTAACAAATATGCACCACAAAACAAAATACAATTAGTCACAATTGGTAACATTCAATCAATACCAACTTTCAAACAATATAGTGATCCTTTAAGTTTTGTACCTTCAAGTTATTCACCTTATCAAATATTGCTACAGGATAACCCAACAGGAGATAACGGATCATTATCACAAGATTCTTTTATTGCACAACTCGGATCAAGAGTGTTAAAAAAAGAATTTCAAGAAAGAATAGGTAGAGAAATAATACAAAATACTGTAGGGAGAGTTAACTTACCCAATGCAGTTGGAGATCCCGTACAAGCAATACAAATTTTACAGGGTAAAAGGCCACTAGTAGAAAGAGATTGGGTAATTACAAGACCTTCAAATATAGCAATAGCGGCGGCTGATTTTGCGGCAAGACTCGGAGGATTTTATTTTCCCGGTTCTGTGATTCCCGGAGAATACTTTTCCCAACCACAAAATAATTTAAGTTTGTTTGGTCAAATTGCTGGTGCTTTTTCCGATGGTAGAGACCCGAGAGTTACAACAGATGATCAAGGGGTTCAAAGAGCAACCGGAGTAGGTAAATTATTTGGTAGAGCGTTTACCCAAGATTCCCCATCACAAAACTTTATAGATAACACAGGAGGTGGACAAAAATCACAACTATATTTCAACTTAAGTTTAAATAGATATTCTCCCAACTATGAAAGGTCAATTGTTGGAGAAATTGTTGACACAGCAAGAAGAGCAATAAATTCAATTTTAGATCAACCAAATGTAGGTGGATATTACATAGGGAATAAACAATTAGAAGCGTCACGTATTGATTCTCCTAATGATGCTTTAGCTTTGGATCCGTTCGGTAGAAATATTATAGCTCCGATGTATGGTCCGGACAAGTTGGGTAAACAATACGAAGGACCGGATAAAAGATTTGAGTTTGGGTTAGCGGGGAAATCTATCACGGATAATGGTGGTGATTTAACAGGAGGGTTTGCATGGACATCACCCAAGTATACTTCGGATAATATAAAACCTCCATTCAATTCAACTTCATTTGATTTTAAAAATTCATCTATTTTGGATTATACACAAAGATTTGTCACATCTGCTGATGATCTTAATGGACCAAATAGATTTTCTCATGTTGGTAATGCGATAAATCAAGTGAGTACCATTTTTAATGATGGTTATAAAACAATGACCAAAGGTTCACAAATACAAAAATGGTCAAATCCTGCAAAAGGTGTTTATACAAACGACAACATATATTGTAGAGTTTTCACGAAAGACAAACCTTATTTTACTTTTTCAAATCTACAAAAAACAGATGGTAATATAAGAAAGTTTTCGTATTCAGTTTTAGATAATACATATAATTTAAACATAGCACCCCTTAAAAACCCCGGTTCCACAAATATTGTAGACGGTAAAGTAAAAAAATACATGTTCTCAATAGAAAATTTGGCTTGGAGAACATCAAATAGAGCAGGATTAACTTATGATGATTTACCTGAATGTGAAAAGGGGCCGAATGGAGGGAGGATTATGTGGTTTCCACCCTATGGGTTAACTTTCAACGAGAGTTCAAAACCTTCATTTGCTTCAACTAGTTTTTTGGGAAGACCAGAACCAATTTTTGCTTATAAAGATACAACAAGAAGTGGATCTTTATCATTTAAAATAATTGTTGACCACCCATCAATTTTGAATTTGATAGTAAACAAGGAACTTGCGAACCAACAAACAACCAGTGTTAATGAAATTGTTGATTCATTCATAGCGGGTTGTCTCAAATATGATATATATGAATTGGCTAAAAGATGGAACACTTTAAGTAGAAGTCAATTGGTTGATTTACAGAAAAAAATAGTTCAAGCTAAATCTGATGAATATAAGGAATTAATTAAAACAGAAAATGTTGTTAAAACAATCCCAACTGAGGAGAAAGTAACTATTCCCGCACCTTCATTTGATTTTTCTACATGTTTGGATATTGGTTTCTATTTTGCAAATGATATACCTAAAGGTGATAATGAGAATTTCAAGAACTTATATGATTCTTATATAAGTAATTCTGATTATTTGGGAAACACCACGGCTAAAACATTTATTGAACAAACTGTCGTTTATAATTACGACCTCATCAATAAAGATTTGGTAGATAAAATAAAACAATACTTTGAAACTTTCCCTAAAGAAAATTCTTCAGTTAAACCTAGAATAACTATAGAATTGATTGCAAGTGCTTCAGCACCAGCATCCGTGGACTATAACTATAGCTTATCACAAAGGAGAGCTAATTCGGTAAAGGCATATTTGGATAGTTTATTTCCTGATTTTACAAGTTCTATTGTTATAACTTTAACACCTAAAGGTGAAGAAATTCAGATACCCACAATAAAAACAAAAGGACAAAATATACAAAATGTAAATATAACATGTAGTGGTGAAACACCAACTCACTTGAATGATAGGTTATATTCACTATCGGCAATGGCATGTAGGAGAGTTTCAATTAAATCAATAGATTTTGAAAAAGCACAACCGAGAACGGAAACAAAAAAAGGTTCCATTACAAGAGATACACCTGAGACAAGAACTGATCTTATACCATTACCCGCAAAACCCGCCACAGTAACAATAGAAGAAAAATTTAAAGAGGGGATTGGTAAAAGAATACTGAGAAGTTTATTAACAGAATGTGATTATTTTGAGTTGATCAAAGAGACGGATCCGTTTGTTTACGATTCAATGAAACAAAAAATCAAGTATTTCAACCCTGCTTTTCATTCAATGACTCCAGAAGGATTGAATTCAAGATTAACTTTTTTACATCAATGTACAAGACCGGGAGACACAATACCTGTAATAGATATAAATGGAAGACCTAAATATAACAACGCAGTCAATACCGCATTTGGAGCTCCTCCGGTCTTAATTCTAAGAATTGGTGATTTTTTTCATACTAAAATAATACCTGGTGATGTAAGTTTCTCTTACGAAGAAGGGGGAGGTATACAATATGATTTGAATCCGGAGGGTATTGGAGTACAACCTATGATTGTAAAAGTTCAAATGAATTTTACGATTGTTGGTGGTATGGGATTGAAAGAACCAATTCAACAACTACAAAATGCTTTATCATTCAATTATTATGCGAACACTGAAGTTTACGATGAAAGAGCTGAATGGACGGATGATTCTTTCAAACAAGTAGATGAGAAATTAATAGAGGAACTTTTTAGTCAAGTTGATCCACCAACCACACTTGATAAACAAAATAATTTACAGAATCAAGGTGGAGATACTATAGGAACAATTTTAACAAGAGTTACAACTGAATCCTCAGGAACTACAGGGGATACATCATATAAAAAAATAATGGATTCTTTGTATGATACAGGACAAGAATATCTGAACACTGTAATGAATAAGTTTGAAGAATTAAGTAAAAACTATAACAATCAAATATTACAAACATTCACTCAAAAAAATAATTATTCAGATGGTAAAACCTCTGAATTTGTAGGACCATTCTCAATGAACATTTTGGGTAAATCAAATGACTTTCAATCAAGATTAAAAGAAATTAAAGATGATGTTGTTAGAGGAATAAAAGACAGAAGTGTCTTCTTAATGACAAGATTAGATCCTTTTAGATTTAAAAATACGGATTTAAAAAAAGTGGAAAATAGATTAATAAGAGCTGTAGAAGATGAATATCTTTCCAAATCAAGTGCTATAGAAACATTGAGTCAAACACTTGTTCAAATACAACAAAACTTAGTCATAATATTTAGTAAATTAGATTTTGTAATCACCGAAAAGGATGGGTATATAACGCCTAGTCAAGAAGTTAAAGTGTTTAAAATTAAATCAACCAGTGAAACATTCAACAATGAGTTTCCTAATACCTTAGATGAATTGAAAAGTGATTACAAAAAAGCATCTGAAAAGTTGTTGGAGTTTTATAACCTAACAAAAGACAATAAGTTCATTAATTATGAAGTAGATTATGTTGAAGAAAATACTGATGTGGATTTGGATGGTAATACATTAGATACTGTTATTGATAGAAAATTTTATGTATTGATGTCAAATATAATAATTAATGACAATTCAAGAAACAAACTGATAAGTGACTTAGATTTACCCGGAGACCAATTATCCGAAAATGGACAAGAATTGGGTGAACAAATGAAAATCGGGGTAAACGACTTATATGACGATTACAAAACACAAAAAGAAAATCAAGATAAAAAATTTAACGAATTGAAAGATAAATGGGATAAAAGTAGTTATAAAACATGGAACGTATTTGTTAAAGGTAAAGAAAGAAAGTTCACATATAATGAGTCGGAAGAAGGTAATAATACTGACAAAGATAGATTGAAAAATATTTACAAAAAAGGAAACTCAAATAACAATAAAAAAACATTTAATGGTAAAACTATATTTTTATAATGTCCAACTTATATTTTAACAGGTATAATAACTTTTTAATTAATGGTAAACAAACTGTTGTACCATATGTTAAGATTCCGTCTAAAACATCGGACAAAAATTATATTTATAGAACCAATGTGAGTAGATTAGATAAAATAAGTCAAGAATTTTATGGGTCTCCACTTTTTGGATGGTTAATTTTAGCGGCAAATCCACAATATGGAGGTTTGGAATGGAATATTCCTGATAGAGGATTGTTAGTTATACCTTTTCCACTTATCGCCTCAGTACAAGATTATGAGGCAGAACTAAACAACCACTTCTTTTATTATGGTAGATAACAACGAAAATATATATGTTGAATTTGATTATCAAAATGTTGTACTAGTTGACCCAAATAAGGTTATAAACTCTCAAGGACAGGTCAAAGAGAGAGCAGTGTTTAACGAAAATCTAGTTTGTTATGCAAATTTAGAATGCGCTTTAACTCCAAGAACAAGGTTGGCGTTAGGTGTTGATAACAACACAAGACGTAATTTGATTTCTGTTGCTACCATTAATTTTTTGAATCCCAAGAAAGAGAAATTTTTGACAGATGAGTTTTATGATGAAATAACGGGTTTAGATACAATAAAAGGAAATGGTGCTAACCAAACTAAAGAAACTCCTGATAGTAATCCTCTTGGTTATGTAAAACAAATAACAAAAAATATTGATACAGGATTATTAGGTATTACTGATATTACAATAGATACTAAAGTAAGTGGTTATTTTGATGTTACCATAAATATGGAAGATTATAGAGGTAGAGCCCTTTTTGAAAAGGGTGAAGACTCGCCTTATGCTTGTTTTTTCACATATCCATATCCAATATTTTATTTGACGGTTAAAGGTTATTTTGGGAAGGGTGTTCAACATCAACTTGAATTAACAACTTTTACAGCAAGTTATAGTCCTGAAAGTGGAAATTTTAAAATAACTACTAAGTTTAAGACATATCAATATAGTGTTCTACAAAGATTACCCGTTCAACATCTATTTGCACTACCTTTTATGTATGAGAGTAAATTTACAATTACACCACCCTCAAACGTCGGAGTTCAAAGTAAAGAAATACAAACAGTTCCTGTAACAAGAGGGTTACAGAAAATTAAAGAAGTATATCAAGAATATAAATCAAAGGATTTAATAAAACCCGATTTCCCAGAAATAACTGTTCAAGACTTTATCATAAGGTTAAATAACTTGGAAAAGAATCTAATGAATGCTTTTACAGAACAAGATTTGTCACCCTTGACTGATTATAGTAATTACGTTAGAGATTTGGAAGATTTACAAAAAAAAGTGTTAACTGCAAGGACTTCATTCTTCAGGAAATATATGGATATTCAAAACTACTACATTGTTTCAGGTGCTAAAAATAAAATTTACACCTTCAAAAAAGAAGTAAGAGAAGAAAAAAATCAAATAAAAGCAGTCCAAGAATTACAATCTGACATAGATAAATACAACAAGTTATTATCTGAAAATCCTACATTTGGTTCATCAGGGACTAATCCTATTAGTAATACTATAAGTTTTGAGATCTTGAGTGTTGTTAACCCTGACATAGATTATGAAGAGACTTTCCAACAGAGAACAGGAAAGACTAAACAAGATGACAAAGCAGGATTTGATAAGTTTGAATTGGATGTAGGTTCAATTCTTACTTCACTCAATATCGGATCATCTCAATCAAATTGGTTTCAGTTTGACGAATTACCTAACAGCTTTCTCAAAGTGACTGAAAGTATGTTAAATCAGGCTAATATAAAGGGTAAAAAAATAGAGGATGATCTTCAAAAAAAATTAAGTGATTTCTTGGAAAGAAAAGATAATGGTTTGGGTTTTCAACCTACTATAAGAAATATGATTGCCGTTTTTATGGCCAACTCAGAGGCGTTCCTCAGAGTTTTATGTGATATACATTCCGCGGCGTGGGAAAAAAGAAACGATCCTGTAAGGGCGGGTGTAGTTCAAGATAAGAATAAAACAGTTACAAGTCCTGATTTGAAGGATTTTGTGGACATAAATGGTGAAAACTTAATTCCGGTATATCCGTGGCCACATTATTTTGTTGAGACTAATGATCAGAATGGTGAAAAATATATTCTACAATACCCGGGAGACCCTAAGTATATATCAAAAACCAAGGCGTATCTAACTGAAATTTGGCCTGAAGTAGAATTTGTTGAGGAATATATTCGGGCAAAGGCTAAAGTGATAACTTCAGCTGCCACTGAAACTTTTTCGGATTTAGGAAACTCAAATCAGAATGTTGATAGAATCTCACTAAATTCAATTGACTTTCCGGTCACAGATAGGTTGTTTGCAAACAAACAAGAGGTAAAGTTTCTTTTTGAAATTTGGGAAAGAGTTTTTACATCTTCTTTTTACCAAAGATTTGGTAGGGACAATGCGTCAAAAATTTTACCTCAAATTATAGCAGAAACTGAAACAATTAATATCATAAATGCTTTGGGAACGGACAATCCTTTTTTAATACAAAAGTTGAAAAATTATGATTTAAATTCTGCCAACCTGATTGCTTATTTGGCGAATGTTTCAAATCAGGGATTAGGAGAAAGTTGGCAGAAATACATAAGAGACATTTTTGTTACAAACTATATTGAAAACGAAGTTCAAACTGATTTTAGTATTTTATCAGAATCAACTATAGATCCAAATAACAACAAGATAAATCCCGAACCCAAACAGAAACAACAAATAATAGATTATTTGAACAGTACAACATCAAATACTTTTGAATTTTTAGACACATACCCGTTTGCAGTTAATGATTGGTTTAAAAAGAATTTAGCGGATGGTTCAAAAACAACAGATTTTTTCAATACATTGAATACTACAAAAACTTTGAAATTCAATGAAGATAAAAAGATGTTGGCTAATTTTAATAAAGATACAACCAAAACAGAAATTAGACCAATCACAAATTTTAATTATTATGGAACTTTAAGTTTACCGGATCCGACACAAGATTCTTTTATAGGGGGTAACTTCAAAAATTTCTATGAGGGACGAATTGGAACAACAAATATTAAAAATCAGATACCAACAGAAGGAGGAATCTTTTATAAAAATTATACAGGTTTAATCAATAAGATTCAAACAACTTCAATTTTAAACACGCCTTATTTCACTAATGCTATTTTAGAGGGTGTTAATAGATTTACATCAGGTAACTTATATCCTTATGTTTCTGCTGCGTATTTGTTTTTGAATAGTTTGCCATTGGCTACTTTAAGAGAAAAATATAAAACATACTCAAATTCACAAACAACTGATTTAGATTATATATTTGCAAGTATTAAAAAGTTTGGAGGTATTCATAGAGTTCCATATGCTTGGATATTGAGATATGGTAGTATTTGGCATAGGTATAAGGTATGGAAAAAGGATGGTGTTGATATATTGGAAAATATTTGGAAAAATTTTGATGCAAAACAAAACTATGATCCAATAACCAAAAATCCACAGAAAGAATACGTTTTAGATTTGGATGGTGTTCAACAAACAATTGCACTTGATAAAACAACAACTATACTATCGGATGTTGTACAAGAATATAATGTTGGTTTTTATCCAAAAGTAATTAATGACTTTAATATTTTTTGTAGAGGTTTCGGTTTATTTTCTGATTATACAAGTAATGAGATTCAAGAATTCGTAAATGCAACTGGGGATTCTATAGAAATAAAATTTACAGATAGTTCTTCATTCAACAAATTAGAAAAGTATAACCCTTCAAACCCGAAAGAATCTTTGAGATTTAGAACATGGTCAACGACTTTATTTGATAAAGAGGGAAATGTGAGATATGTTGTACCATCTTTCGGTTCAAATATAAATCAAACTCAGTTTGAATGTTTTGACGATAAAAATAAAATGAAGGTTAATGTTAAAGATAATCCGGCGGTATACAATGGTTCTATTAGAACACTTTGGGGATTACCTAACTACGGGTATTTTGACAACAGTCAAGTAGATATACCTAAACCTACCTCATATATGAAAAGTATATTCTTTAATGAGCCAATTCAAGAATCCTTTTCACTTAATAAACAAGATGATTACACATCAATAGAAGAAATATTTTCTGTATTTGATATAAAAGTTTTAGATAAATTAGAACAAGAGTTTTTAGATTATACAAGATCAATGTATGATGTTCAAATTATTAATTCTGGTGATACTACAATTAGTGTTATAGATATTACAAAATTAAGTATAAATGCAAGTGGGAAATTTAAGAATTTCCAAATGATGATGGTAGAACTACTGAAAATTGATACCCCTGTAACAAGTACATCAAAACAATTCGTTAGTGACATACAGAAATCACAATTCACTAAATTTATTACGAACATCAAACAATTTTTAGAATACGATGAGATAATGAAAATTGGTAATCCCGGAGGTTATGATAGAAGATTGTTTGATAGTTTTTCAACTGTGAATGCAATTGAAGAACCCTACACATTTAACGCTTACGTATCAGGATCTCTCCCAACTCCCGGGGGGACAACTTTACAACAATCAAGAGCGGCTTACCCCGAAACTTGGAAATTACTTGAATTATACGTAGGGTTTTCAAATGTTGATGGTCTGAGGTATTCAAATCAAGGATCATATATAACTGATTTTTTCATTGATGGAAATATTGTCTTCAACGAAGATAGTGTTCAAAGTCTTGCACCATTAATAAAAATATATGCAACCAAAAAGAAGAATAATCCGGCTTATAATTGGTCAACTTTCACAAACGATTTGAATGGATATATAACAAGAACACAAAACTTTTTGGATCTAACAATAAATTTTGTTTTCAAAAATTTACAAAACGATCTTCCAAATGTGGTTGAATCAAAAGAAGATTTTTTAAAAACTCAGGCAATCAATAGTGAAGTTTTACCATTAAGCTTGTGGGATAGTTTTAAAGCTTTGAATGATAGGTGGATTGCGGGATTTGATTTCAACCAAAAATGTCTCATGGAGGATGTTTTAATACTTGATAGGGCGAATAGGAATATAGGGGACAAGCATTTCTTTGATGTAATAAAAGTAAAAGTAATAAATGATTTTGTATCTAATCAATCTGTAACTATTTGGGGGATATTATCATCTCTCCTAGAAAAACATAATTTCAATGTTTCAATGAGATCCTCCTATGCAAACTTCTATGGTGTTAGTGAGGTACAAAAAGATGCAGTACCAAAAATAGAGGGGACTTTAGAGTTTGGTAATGAAATATTTGGAACATTTTTGAATGTTGATTTGAGAAAGACATCGCCTAAAATGGTGTGTATTCTTAGAACAATTCCCGGTGAACATTTGGATATGAACAAAAATAAAGAAGTTGGATTTAAGTCGGACGCTTTTGAGTTTAGGAGAGTTTCAGAGATTCCGCTTTTGGATGATTTGATAAATAAAAAAGATTGGGCTTTATCAAACAAAGTTGTGGCGTTCAATGTTGATGTAGGAATAAGAAATCAGAATATTTTCAAAAGTATCAGTGTTGGACAGGATGCCGGTAAAGAAACTTTAGAATCTGTTCTAGCAAACGAAAGATTGATAAAAAAATATTCCGGAGGTGATTTTTCTTCACAGAATGTTTCCTTATGGGACCTATATTCAAAAAGAGCTTATACGTGTTCAGTAAGTTCTATGGGTAATGCTATGATTCAACCTGAGATGTATTTTAACTTGAAACACGTTCCTATGTTCACGGGACCATATTGGATAACAGAAGTAAGTCACAAAATAAGTCCGGGATCATTCAATACTGATTTCAAAGGTACCAGACAACAAATGTTCAGTTACCCTGAAATCAAAAATTATCTACAAGCTATGTATAAGCAATTATACCTATCCTTGAAAGAAAAACTCCAAAGAAAAGAAGTTAAAACGACACAATCATCTAGTGCGTCAACCGCGTCAACTTCATATGTAGAGTATAACGTATCTTGGGGACAAACACTGGATCCAAAAGATGATTGTAAAAAATTATTGAATTCTAAATATTCTAATTATACGATCACAACACAGGATACGCAAGCTGTCAAGAACTCAAGTGATATGGCAAAAGAAATTATCAGTGAGGTTCCAGGAAATGATGACGAGGCACAAAAGAAAAGAATCATGACATTCATCACCATTTATTTATATTCTTGGGATAAAAGTGGTAACTTTGGTTCCTTTAATAACAATTTTTCGGGTGTTGAGTTGGGAATCTATTATGGGGAAAGTTCATCCAAATTAATTAAAAACCAATATGCTTGTCAGATTCCTGCAAATGAAAAGAAAAGTATACCATATGCTTCATTTGAAAATTCAAAAAATATGATTTTGTTGACATCTGCAAGATGGAGTCATTTTACTAAGCAAGTAGATTTGACGAATCCCGAATCTTATCTAAAACTTTGGATATTAAATTGGAATAAGGATCCAAAACCGGACGCTTTTTATGATGACTTCAAGAAGAACAATAAAAGTTTGTATGATCAGCTATTATCTAAAGTGAAAGATGCGGACAAATTAGCTAGAACACTAAATATATATTCAACACCTAAACCAAGCTCAACTCCAAGTCCTACACCAAGTCCTACACCAAATGGTGTACCTGAATTTGATGATAACTTTGTTATTAGTCAACTAGGTGTTGGAAAGGTAGGATTAAATGGTTCAGATGTTTATTATGAATTGATATTCACGGCTGAGGCAAAAACACCGGGAGGTAATACTAATAGGACATTGAAATTATCTAATAACGTTAGTGCAGATGTCATAATAAGTAGTGGAGGTACAGACACTAAAATAGGAACCTTATCTTTGACTAAATTTAACACTACTTGTGCAAATGGTGTAACTATCTTATCTAAATCTTTTGATGGTTTCGGATGTTCAGGAGATGATAAAAAATGTGAACTCGGAGTCATACCAAATAGCCAAACATCAATAATATGGGATACTGACATTAACTTTTGTGATCCCACTAAACCAGAAGCTCAAGTTGCGGTAGATTCATATGATAAACCTGGAGTTCAATTTAAGATAAAATTTAGTAATGGTGCAACAATTAATAGGTCATATAATAATACTTAGTTTTATTAGTATTATTATATGGTAACATTTGTTATTACTGATATATTTATATGTAAACGAAATTTTATGAATGTAAAATTAATATTAGATAGTTATCTTGGTAAAAACACAAGAACCACTGAAAAAGATTTAGGAAATGGAACTAAACAAGTTTGTGATTTAGATAGTGGAGATTGTTATACTGTCAGAATGAAAGACGGATTAATTGAAAGAGTTGACGATATGATCAACAAAAATAAGAAGGTTCAAGTAGAGACTCTTACTGGGGTTAAACGACTTTTAAATGATTAAAAAATGAGTATTGATAAAAAAATTATAGAAGAAATTTATAGATTTAAGAAAATCAATAAATATATAAATGAGCAAGATGTTCCCCCACCACCCGGAGGTGATATACCCCCTCCGCCAGGAGGAGATGTTCCTCCACCGCCCGGAGGAGAAGCTCCCCCTCCACCCGGAGGTGCGGCGCCAGCTCCCGGTGCTGAGGGGGCAACAACAGGAGGAACTGAGGTTGTTGATGTTGAAAATGATCCTGATGTAGAAAAGGTTGACAATAAAGGTGAGTCAGAGAAGGAAGGTGGAGATACTGAGGAATTGGATATTACCGAATTAGTTACTTCTCAGAAGGATATGAAAGAAAAACAAGATTCTTACTTTGAAGAGTTATTTGGACAACTTCAAAAACTTGAATCCAAACTTGCTGAAATGGATAATTTAGTCAATAAAATTAATTCATTGGAACAAGCTGTTGAAAGATATAGACCAAAAACTCCGCAAGAAAAATTAGAACTTAGAAGTTTAGATTCTGGACCTTTTAATCAAAAATTGACAGATTTCTTTGACGACAAACAACAAGATATTCAAAGGTCAGGAAAAAATGAGTATGTTCTTACATCAGATGAGGTAGAAAACTTCTCCGACAAGGATATTAGAGATTCCTTCAGTGTAGACATGGATAAGAATTTTGGAATTTAATTTGACTAAAGGTTTAATTTAGATTATACTTATATCGTAATTAAACCTTTTTTTATTAAATTAAATTTTATGATGTCTACATTAGATTCTGTCTTAGCTCAGTACGAAAAGTCAAAACAGTCAGGTTCTTCCGGGTCAAGTAAGATGACTCAAGAGGAAAGAATGAAAAAGTATTTCGCGGCAATACTTACTCAAAACGAAAAATCCGCACAAAAAAGAATTAGAATTCTCCCCACAAAAGACGGTAGTTCCCCATTTGTTGAAGCTTGGTTTCACGAAGTTCAGGTTGGTGGTCAGTGGAATAAACTCTACGATCCGGCAAAGAACGACAACGAAAAATCTCCATTAAACGAAGTTTATGAAGAGTTGAGTGGCACCGGTAAAGATTCCGACAAAGAACTTGCTAAACAATATAAGGCAAGAAAGTTCTACATCGTTAAGGTTATTGATAGAGATAAACCTGAAGATGGTGTTAAGTTTTGGAGATTCAAACACAATTATAAGAACGAAGGTGTTTTAGATAAAATCATTCCTATTTGGAGAGCAAAGGGTGATATCACTGATCCTGAAAAAGGAAGAGATCTCATCATTGAACTCACAAAGGCAAAAACTCCAAAAGGTAAGGAATACACTACAATTCAAACTGTAATGTATGATGATCCTTCTCCGGTATCTGAAGATAAAGAAACTGCTAAACTTTGGTTGGAAGACGAACTCACTTGGAGAGATGTTTATTCCAAAAAACCAACCGAGTATTTGGAAGCAATCGCAAGAGGCGAAACACCAAGATGGGATTCTGACAAAGGTGGTTATGTCTATGGTAACGATGAAGAAGGTGAAGTAACTTTCAAAAGTTCCAAACCGAAAACTGTTGATCCACAGGAGGACGAAGATCCAGATTCTGAATTGCCGTTCTAATCTATGAACTAAACCAAGGGTGAGTTAAAACCTCACCCTTTTTTCATTAAAATTATGTTATGGAAATTAGAGATTTAATTAGTGAGTTAGTAAAAAACTATGATAAAAAAGACCATTTACCTTTTGGTGTGGTTGATAATACTCTTTATGGGAAAAAAGATTTGGAACCAATCAAAGATAAGATATTACAATTTCCGGAGTTTAGTGGATTAACATCACTTGAAATAATTAATTCTCCTAGTTTTGTACTTGAAGGTAGAACGATAACGGCAGCAACATATAAATTATCTGATGTGTCAAAGTTCAAAGGGAACGGATATATTCTGTCTTTTGCTCTTACACCTGAAATGTATGATCCTAAAAAACTTCACGAACCTGTTAAAGATGGTGCAGCAATAACACCCGCATTATATGATCCAAAAACATTTGAACCTAAGAAAAAAATTCTTATTGAGTTCAGTCCTGAAATGGCTCAAGATCTACAAATGGCGAATGGAGAGGCGATTTTAAGACAACACCTTCACGATTTACTTGATAAGGTGTTAGATAACCCTGAAGACTATAGGGTTAAAGGTGAAAGAGCAGTTTTAGTTAGAGGATTTTTTGATGATGTTGATGGGAAAAAACAAGATACACCACCATTGTCGGTTGTTATGGAAGAACCAAAATACAAAATGGTATTTTATATGAATCCGGTAATTGATACTGAAAATGGGCAAACAATCAAAATGGAACTCAAAAGAAAGTATATACCAATTGAACTTGAAGATGAGTTTATGAAACTTTTTGAAGAAAAGATTAAAAACCTCTCATTAACTGAATCAGAGATAGATAAATTTTTAGAAGAAAATAAAAAATAAATTATGGCAGGAATTAAGAAAAAAGATATTGGTGGGATTAGTAGTATAAAAGACAAATTCTCAACCAAAACAAAATACAAAGAAACAAACTACTACAATTGTGGTGAGGCGTTTCATAATGCTTGTGGTATACCCGGACCTGTAATGGGTGGGGTGAATATGTTCTTGGGGCATACCAATAGTAGTAAGACAACAGCTATGATCTTAGCCGCGGCAGATGCTCAAAAAAGAGGAGATCTTCCGGTATTCATTATCACTGAAAGAAAATGGAGTTGGGAACACGCAGTTGAACTCGGATTGAAAGCTCAAAAAAATGAAAACGGAGAATGGGATGGTGACTTTATATTCAATGATTCATTTGATTATATTGAACAGGCAACCGATTTCATTAATGAGTTGTTAGATGCACAAGAAAAAGGAGAAGTTCCATATAACCTTCTTATTTGTTGGGATTCTATTGGTAGTATTCCTTGTAAGATGACTTACGATGGAAAGGGAGGTAAGCAACATAATGCTAGTGTTCTTGCTGATAAGATCGGTATGGGAATCCACTCAAGAATAACAAAATCTAAGAAAGAAGATTATCCATATTATAATACTCTTGTTGTGGTTAATCAGCCTTGGGTTGAACTTCCTGACAATCCATTTGGACAACCTGAGATCAAAGCAAAAGGTGGAGAGGCGATATGGTTGGCGTCATCATTGGTGTTCTTATTTGGTAACCAAAAGAAAGCGGGTATTAATCACATCACCGCAACCAAAAATGGTAGAACAGTATCTTATGCCATCAGAACTAAAGTATCAATTCTTAAAAACCACGTAAATGGTCTTGGTTATAAAGATGGTAAGATCATTGCGGTTCCGCAGGGATATATTGCTGACGACAAAGATGCCTTGGAGAAATACAAAAAAGAATACTCTCAGTATTGGAATGGTATCTTATCCGGAGACGGAGAAATTAAACTTGAAGAATCTGAAGAAGTTTCTGAATAAAATTAACCCCTCCTTAGTGAGGGGTTTTTTATTTGATTTAAGTTATTTTTGTATTATACTTATAAAAACATTTTCTAATCTTTTAACAAGGATGTGTGATCAAGACATTATTAGTTGACGGAAATAATTTATTAAAAATAGGGTTCCACGGAGTAAAAGAGTTCTACCATAAAGGGGAACACGTTGGTGGAATATTTCACTTTCTAAATACAATCAGAAAATTCGTTGAGGAACAAAACTTTGATAAGGTTGTTGTATTTTGGGATGGTGAAGAGTCCGCATCCAAAAGAAAACTTATCTACCCCCAATATAAACTCAACCGGAGAACTCCATTAGAAGAAAATAAGTTAGCGTCTTTTGAAAGACAGAAACAAAGAATCAAACAGTATTTGGAGGAGGTGTTTATAAGGCAATTAGACGTTGATGGCAACGAGGCAGACGATATGATCGCATATTACTGTTCAATCTCTGAAGACGAAAATAAGGTCATCTTTTCAGCCGACAGAGACCTTACACAACTGATATCCGACAAAGTATCAATCTACTCACCTAATACAAAGAAAACCTATAAGGTTGGAGATAAAATCCCTATGAAAGAAGTTGAAGTTCCACATTATAATGTTTCAACATTCAAGATTCTATCAGGAGACAGGTCTGACAATATAGATGGTATATACTATATGGGTGAAAAAACTTTAGTAAAATTATTTCCCGAAATACTTGAAGATAAGATAACTATTTCCGATATTTTAACAAGAGCGGAACAAATTTTTGAACAAGATAAAAACAACTCAGCAATCAAGAATCTTCTAACCGGAAAGACGAAATCCGGAATTTATGGTGACGAATTCTTTCAGATAAATGAAAGTATTATTGATCTCTCTAATCCTTTATTAACAGAACAGGCAAAAGAAATGGTTCAAACTTATTATTCAGATAGTTTGGATCCGGAGGATAGAGGATATAAGAACCTGATGAAGATGATGATGGAGGATGGATTGTTTAAGTATCTACCAAAACAAGACGACGCTTGGATTAACTTCTTAAAGCCATTTTTAAAAATAACAAGAAAAGAAAAATCAAAACACAAAAACAAAAAAGTATGAAAGAACAGGACGCAATTAAATTGGAATTTTTGTTGACATTAAATGACATCATCATTGTCCAAAGATTTTTTAACGTGAAAGGTTATAACCACCGGGTTAAGAACTCTTGGGAGTTATATGAGTTGATGAGTGGTATTCAAAACCAACTTCAGTATAGTTTGAAGATGAAAACAACCACGTATATGTTGGACAATATGGATTACATCATCCAAGACCCAACCATTATGAACACGTCAATGACTGAGGGTCCGGAGAACTTCAATATGTATATTAAGATTGATAATGAGACAATTTGTCATAGACAGTTTGACGCGAAACTATACCCGCCGAAGGTAAGATACACTGTAGATGTCCGCCCGTACCTAAAAAGTATATTAAGGGATCTAACTGACATTTTTTCCGAAAGAAAATTAACTTTTGATTACCTTGGACTTCCGCTTGAGGTGTAATATTTATTAAATTATAACGGACTATACATATGAATTCTGACAAAAATTTTAACTATTTAGGCGACACTTTTCAAATACAACTACTTAACCAGATCATATTAGATAAAGATTTTTCCCGTTCAATAATAGATGTTATAGAACCAAATTACTTTGAAAACAAGTATTTCAAAATCATCATTCAGATGATTAAAGAATACCACAAAAAGTATGAATCAAGTCCTTCTTTTGACACTATTGAACAGATAACAAAATCGGAAATCAAACAAGATCTGGCAGTCAAAATTATACTTGACACACTTAAAAAAATAAATGAAGCACCTTTCGAGGGTGTTTCATTTGTTCAGGAAAAAGCGTTGAAATTCTGTAAGCAGCAAGAACTGCAGAAGGCAATAACCAAGGCCCAAAAGATCATTGATGGGGGTGAATTTGAGAATTATGACGCTCTTGAAGAGATGGTTAGAGGTGCTCTTCAGGTGGGTGAGATAGAGAAGGGAACTGAGAGTGTTTTTAATAACCTTGACGAGGTATTAAACGACGATTTTAGACACCCAATACCTATGGGTATACCTTCTATTGACAAGTTATTAAAAGGAGGACTGGCGAAAGGAGAAATAGGTGTAATACTTGCTCCAACCGGAGTAGGTAAATCAACCTTACTCACTAAAATGGCGAACCACGCTTACAATTTGGGATACAATGTTTTACAGATATTCTTTGAGGACAACTTAAAGATCATTCAAAGAAAACATTTCACCCTTTGGACCGGAATTTCTCCTGATGAGTTGTCAAATAAGAAAGAAGAGGTATTGAAAAAGGTGATTGATATAAAAGAAAAAATGCCCAATGAACTCATATTAAAAAAATTACCATCTGACACTTTGACACTTTCTCAGATTAAGAATCAGGTAAGAAAGATGGTGGCGGAAGGAACAAAAGTTGATATGGTTGTATTGGATTATATAGATTGTATTGTCCCGGACAAGAACTTGGGTGATGAGTGGAAAAGTGAAGGATCTGTTATGAGAGGATTTGAAGCTATGTGTCACGAACTCAATCTTGTTGGATGGACTGCAACACAGGGTAACAGAAGCTCTATATCTTCTGAGGTTGTCACCACCGACCAAATGGGTGGATCTATTAAAAAAGCACAAGTAGGACACGTTATCATTTCAGTCGCAAAAACTTTACAACAAAAAGAAATGAAATTGGCTACAATTGCCATCACCAAATCAAGAATTGGATCAGATGGTATAGTATTTGAGAACTGTAAGTTTGACAATGAACTATTGGAAATTGATACAGAAAGCTCCGTAACATTCCTTGGTTTCGAAGAACAAAAAGAAGAAAAAAACAAAGAAAGAGTAAAGGAACTCTTGGAAAGAAGAAAAGAGAGAGAATCTCAAAAAACAAATAAATAAATTTATTAAAAATTAAAACTATGGATGAATCGCAAAAGATTTTGTCTGACATTACTGTCTACATGAAATACGCAAAGTTCGTTCCCGAACTCAAAAGAAGAGAAACTTGGGAAGAACTCGTAACAAGAAATATGAACATGCACATCAAGAAATATCCAAAACTTGAAAGTGAAATCAGAGAGGTATACAAATACGTATATGCTAAAAAGGTATTACCTTCTATGAGGTCTATGCAGTTTGGTGGTAAACCAATTGAAATTAGTCCAAACAGGATATATAACTGCGCATATCTTCCTATTGATTCATTAGATAGTTTTTCAGAGACAATGTTCTTACTTCTTGGAGGAACCGGAGTTGGATATTCTGTTCAAAAACATCACGTTGACCAACTTCCTGAAATTAGAAAACCAAACGCTAATAGAAAAAGAAGATTCCTAATCGGTGATTCAATTGAAGGTTGGGCAGATGCTATTAAAGTATTATTCAAATCTTATTTTGGAGAACAATTATCAACACCTGAGTTTGATTATTCTGATATTAGACCAAAAGGTGCAAGGTTAATCACATCTGGTGGTAAAGCCCCCGGACCCCAACCCCTCAAAGATTGTATTCACAAACTCCAAAGCATTTTAGATTCCAAAAATGATGGTGGAAAACTGACTACGATTGAAGTTCACGATATGATATGTCATATTGCAGATGCGGTCCTTAGCGGAGGAATCCGACGCGCGGCTCTTATCTCCTTATTCAGTGCTGATGACAATGAAATGATATCTTGTAAATCAGGAAGTTGGTGGGAACAAAATCCTCAAAGAGGAAGAGCAAATAATTCGGCCGTTCTTTTGAGACATAAAATTACAAAAGATTTCTTTATTGATCTTTGGAAAAGAGTTGAAGCATCAGGGGCTGGTGAACCAGGCATTTACTTCACAAATGATAAAGATTGGGGGACTAACCCTTGTTGTGAAATCGCACTAAGACCAAATCAGTTCTGTAACCTTTGTGAAGTTAACGCGTCCGATATTGAATCTCAAGAAGATTTCAACAATAGAGTTAAAGCGGCGACATTTATTGGAACGCTTCAAGCGGGCTATACTGATTTCCATTATCTCAGAGATATTTGGAGAAGAACAACAGAAAAGGATGCTCTTATCGGTGTTGGAATGACAGGTATTGGTTCTGGTGTTGTTTTAGGTTATGATATGAAAGCGGCATCAAAAATAGTGAAAGAAGAAAATGCTAGAGTTGCTGAATTAATTGGTATAAATAAAGCGGCTAGAACAACTACGGTGAAACCATCCGGAACTTCATCTTTAGTTCTTGGAACTTCATCAGGTATCCACGCTTGGCATAATGATTATTATATCAGAAGAATTCGTGTTGGTAAAAACGAATCCATCTATACTTACCTTTATGTAAATCACCCTGAACTTGTTGAGGATGAATATTTTAGACCTCACGATACTGCGGTTATATCGGTTCCTCAAAAAGCTCCGGAAGGGGCAATTCTAAGAACCGAAAGTCCATTCCAACTTCTTGAGAGAGTTAAAAAAATTACTCAAGAGTGGGTTAGACCTGGACACAGAAAAGGTGAGAATACCCACAACGTATCTGCAACAATTAGTCTCAAACCTGAAGATTGGGAATTGGCTGGTGAATGGATGTGGGAGAACCGGGAATATTACAATGGTTTATCAGTATTACCATTTTCCGATCACACTTATAAACAAGCCCCTTTTGAAGACTGTGATAAAGAAACATTTGAAAAAATGTATAAAACACTATCAAATGTGGATTTAAGTAAAGTTGTTGAACTTACAGATGAAACAGATTTAAGTGGTGAGTTGGCTTGTTTCGCGGGAAATTGTGAAATAAAATAAACGCTTGGTCTATAAAATTAAAAGGTCGGATGTTTCCGACCTTTTCTATTATTGGTGATATTTATAATAAAACACCTATAATGTTATTAAAAGAAAATGCGTTAAGAAAAGAAAAAATTGTAAAAGGAAAAAATAGATATTATAATTACATTTTTGAATGTGTGGGATGTAAAAAAGAATTAACTATACAGTCATCTTCACTTAAAAGACATTCGGGGAAATGTATGAGATGTACTCAATTGAAAGAACCATACAAATACATATATAATGAACTAAAGTTACATAAAAAAGAAAATAAATTAGTTGAGTTAACTTTTGAAGAGTTTTTAGAAATAATTAAAATTAAAGAATGTCATTATTGTGGTGAACCGCTCATTTATGAAGAGTATTCTAGAGTTTGGGGTAAAACGAATAGTAGAGCGCATCAATTAGATAGAAAAGATAACAACTTAAATTACACCAAAGATAATGTAGTAACGTGTTGTTGGGAATGTAATAGATTAAAATCAGATAGGTTTACATACGAAGAATTTATTCAATTATCACCAATCTTAAAAAAAATTCAAAATGAAAGAAGAATTAAAAAAGAAGATTAAGTTAGATCAATCTTTATACTACATAAATGAAAAAGGTTTGTTAGTATTTACTGAAGAATACCATCTTCAGAGGGGACATTGTTGCGGAAAAACTTGTCTACATTGTCCTTTTGAACCGGTGGGAATAAAAGGTAATACAAACGTAAGAGATGATCTCAGAAATAATTGATATTTGTAAGAATGTTATTGACTTCGTAAGACAAAGGGACGAAGTAGAAAAAGAAAGTATTGAAAAGATATCAAGCATTTTGAATGATATATCCAATGTATTAAATGATACAGCTGAGAAACTATCAAGAGATGAATACCCCCACGATAATTGTGTTATAATGCAAAGGTTATCTCAAGATTTACATACAAATTTACTGGGTTATTTACCGAAGGAAGAAATTGATATATTGTATAATGCTCTTATGGAATCATCAATGGTGGAAAAACAATTTGCGTTAAGAGGAGATCCGGATACAATTCCATCTATTGAGAGAGCGGCCGGAGAATTTAAAGCAATGTCTATGTTAATAAAATTTAGGAAAACTTCATCAAAAAAATAGAAGTGAATATTTATCAGTATGGCGGATGGTAAAACATTTGGGGTTGCATTTCCTTTCAATGATTCACAGGTAGGAAAATATCTAAAACTAACTGATACAAGTGATGATGAAATCAGATCTGATCTCATTCATTTGTTATTAACAAGGAAAGGTTCAAGATATTTTTTACCTGACTTCGGTACAAAGTTATATGAATTTATATTTGATCCTTTAGATAATCCTACTTTTAATAATATAGAGGCGGATATTAGGGATGCGTGTGAAAAATTTATTCCAAACTTAAAAATAACTGATGTAAAAATAACAGCGGCTTCAAGTGAGGAAGAAACATTTGTTGTTACCACTGAAGGAGATGCAACAAACAGGGAATTTTCAATGCCGAATTTGAATCAAAGTGAATATACTGCTAAGGTTAGAATAGAGTATGTTGTAACGGACGGTGTTTTTGGCAGTAAAGATTTCGTTGTTCTTAATATTTAATATTATGGCAGAAAAAAGGATATCATATACAACAAGAGATTTTCAGGGGATAAGAACTGAATTAATAAATTTCGCTAGAACATACTATCCGGATCTTATTGATAATTTCAATGACGCTGGAGTTTTTTCTGTCTTTTTAGACCTAAATGCTGCGATTACAGATAATTTGCATTTCCATATTGATAGAAGTATTCAGGAAACAGTTCTACAATACGCTCAACAAAAATCTTCTATTTTCAACATCGCAAGAACATATGGGTTAAAACTTCCAGGTCAAAGACCATCAGTTGCTTTAGTTGATTTCTCAATAACAGTTCCTGTGTTTGGTGACAAAGATGATGAAAGATATGAAGGAATAATAAGAAGAGGTAGTCAAGTTCAAGGGGCGGGACAAGTATTTGAAACGGTAAATGATATTGATTTCGCATCACCATATAACGCTCAAGGGTTTCCCAATAGATTGAAAATCCCGAATTTTAATGCTAACAATATTTTGGTTAATTATACTATTGTTAAAAGGGAAGTTGTGGTAAATGGTATCACAAAAGTCTTTAGACAATCAATAACACCAACAGAAGTTAGACCGTTTTTTGAAATATTTCTTCCTGAAAAAAACGTTTTAGGTGTAACTGCAGTAATACAAAAAGATGGAACTAACTATGCCAACGTTCCGACTGATTCTGAATTTTTATCAAATCAAGGAAAATGGTATGAGGTTGATGCGTTAGCTCAAGATAAAGTTTTTATTGCTGATAATACAAAACCAAGTGATGATGCGGGAATAAAGGTAGGTAAATATATTTCCACAAGTAATAGATTTATTACGGAGTTTACACCTGAAGGATTTCTTAAAATGACTTTTGGAGGTGGTAACACATCAGCCGAGGATCAATTGAGAGAATTTGCTAGAACCGGCATCAATACTCAACCAATTCAGTCATATTTGAATAATTTTTCGTTGGGAAGTACATTAACACCAAATACAACTTTATTTATTCAATATAGAGTAGGTGGAGGTTTGGCAACTAATTTAGGTGTGAATGTTATAAATCAGATTGGAACTATCAACTTTGCAGTTACAGGACCTTCAGAACAGATTAACACCTCTGTCATTAATTCATTATCTTGTAACAACGTTACCGCGGCAATTGGTGGTGCGGGACTTCCAACTTTAGAAGAAGTAAGAAACTTCGTGTCTTTTAATTTTTCAGCTCAGAATAGGGCAGTAACTATTAATGATTATGAAGCAATAATCAGAAAAATGCCTTCTCAATTTGGAGCGCCGGCTAAAGTTGCAATAGTTGAAGAGGAAAATAAAGTCAGAGTCAAAATATTGAGTTACGACACATCAGGTGCATTGACTCAAATTGTATCTAACACATTGGTATCAAATATTGCTGAATACCTTTCTAATTACAGAATGTTAAATGATTATATATCTGTAGAAACTGCCGAAGTTATAGATCTTTCATTTGATATATCTGTTGTTTTAGATTCAACACAAAATCAAGGGTCGGTTATAACTTCAATAATCAATAAGATCACTACTTATTTTAATCCATTAGATCGTCAGTTAGGACAAAATATAAATCTTTCAGATGTAAATAGATTGATACAAGATGAAAATGGTGTTATATCAATTACATCAATTCAAGTTTTCAACAATGTGGGGGGACAATATTCTTCATCTGAAACATCTATGGAATATTTGAATAAAGAAACGAGAGAGATCAAACCAGTTGATGGTACAATTTTTGCACTTCCAAATCAAATTTATCAGATTAGATTTCCTAATAAAGATATAAGAATTAGGGTTAAAAATTTCCAATCGGTATCCATTTCTTAATAATTTATTTATTCTCATTATCAATTATGTTTTAATGTGACATCATTAAAAAATGATGCTATAACTATTTATAAATTAAAAGATTTTAATGGGTAAGTCCTACAGAATAAGAACCACTCCGGGTGATGATAAGAATATTGTTTTACAAGTTGATCAGGATTTTGAACAATTAGAAATACTTTCATTAAAGATTAGACAACAGGACGTTTATGAAAGAATGTGTTCGGATTATGGAGTATTAGCGGGAAGAGTTTTTGCCAATCAAGGGTATGGTATACCAAATGCAAAGGTATCTGTTTTCATTCCTGTATCCGATGAAGATAGTTTGAATCCAATCATATCTTCAATTTATCCATATAAAGATTTGGATCAACAAAACGAAGATGGATTCAAGTATAATCTCTTACCATATTTACCATCTTATCCCGGTCATGTTCCAACTGGAACTTTTCCGTCAAGATTAGATTCTGTAATTGACGAAACTGCTATTGAAATTTATAATAAGTATTATAAGTATACTGTCACAACAAATGAAAGCGGTGACTACATGATTTTCGGTGTTCCATTGGGAAATCAAACAATTGTATTAAATATTGATTTATCTGATATAGGATCTTTTTCTCTTTCACCACAAGATTTGATTAGAATTGGGTTAGCAACGGAGGAGCAGTTTGACGGTCCAAGATTCAGAGCATCAACAAATTTCAGTGAACTACCACAAATTGTGGTGATAAATAAAAATATTGATATATTACCTTTTTGGGGTGAACCCGATACCTGCCAAATTGGAATTACAAGGACTGATTTTGATTTAACCGCTGAAGCAAATATCAAATTGGAACCAACTGCGGTTTTTATGGGTTCCCTAATGAGTTCCACAGAAAGAACAGGGTTAAAGGCTAATGGTGTCGCCAAAAAGACAACAGGAAATTTATGTTCAATGATTGCGGGTCCGGGAGAAATAATTGCCATCACCCAAACAATTTTTGAAGATGAAAATGGTTTACCAATTCTTGAACAAGCGGAACTTCCTAATGGGGGGAAAGTAATTGATGAAGATGGAGTTTGGTTATTTGATTTACCAATGAATGCGGACTATGTTACTACTAATGAATTCGGTGAACAAATATTGTCAGATAATCCGAAAATTGGGGTCCCTACCAAGGCTAAATATAGGTTCAAAATTAAGTGGCAACAATCAAAAAATATAAATGAGGATTTCAAAAGGGGATACTTTTTAGTTCCGAATGTAAAAGAAAGGGGTTGGGATATAAATCAACAAAACGTTGATCCGTTGACTGGTAATTTGGGTCAAAGCGCATTTCAAGAAGCTCAATCATCTTATGCCTTTGGATTAGATTGGAGTGCGTATACTACCGGAAATGTCTCAGTAACAAATCCTGATATTTTGAGTATAATAAATTGTGACGATTATTTTTATGAATTTGAATATAATAAAGTTTATTCGGTTGCACAGTTTATGGACCAAGAAAAAAGGAGAAGGAATAAACAAAGATTTATTGGTATAAAAAGAATAGATGAAGATACTTGCGAAGATACCACAAATAAATACCCCGTCAATGATGCGTTTTTTTATACGAGCTTGATATGGAGAATATTCAATATTTTATTGGTAATCCTTACAACCATTATAATTCCTTTTGTTATTGTATATAGTTATTTAGCCTTTATTGTTAATTTAATTTTTAGAATTATTTTAGGTTTTTTGTGTGCGTTGAAAAATTGGAAAATATTGGGGGGGTACCCATTTAGGAGAATGTTGGCAAAAATTAACTGTGACCAAGATCCCCCTATGGGGCCGTTATCATTACCCATGTTAAGTTATCCTGATTGTGACATTTGTGATTGTAAAGACCCAGGTAATGAGGATGGTTCAGGAACAACACCACAGGCTAAATTACCACCATTTAATGTTGAAACATATGATCCGGGGATGACTGGATTCAATTCAAATAGTCCAACAGATGAAAATCCATTTGTAGATATAAATTCAAATAACGTAAAAGATTATTTTCCTAATTTAACAAGTAACGATGTTGATAACATAATTCCGATACTATATGGAAATGAATTTAAATCCGGATTATTGTCTACCAAAGATTTGAGTTTTGCCGCAAGAATAAACGCGTTCAATGTTAAATCAAATTTTTATGATGATCAGGGTGGAAATAATCAAATCAAGTTAAAATATGGGAATAATCCGGAAATATATGATAACATTATTGTTTTTATATCGTCATTTGGTTCTGCTTTTACAGGTAGTACATCCGGAGCCAGTCTTATGACATTCGTTGACCCAACAACAAGTGCTGACCCTAACATCAGTGGTCATACATTACCAAATCTTTGGGGAACAAATGGGACAACAGGGGTAACAACCTTTTCACCTTCAATAACAATAAAACATGCCGATCCCGCTAATAGAATCAATAACATTACTCAAACTATTTCATTAAATTGGGCAGGAGATATTCGTTTATATGGTTTACCATCGGATGTGGAATATTATCAAGTTCTAACATCTATGACAATATCACAATTTATTAACTTATCAAAACCTGAGGCAAGAGCTGGTTCATTAGCTGAAATTTTCAATGGTAAACTTTATATCTATGAAGATGGACTTGCGGTGAATCCAAGATTTACTTACGGGGAATTCAGCAAGTTGTTAAATTTAGATTCTTATGTTGTTATAGCGCAAAGAGGTGTTGATGTGTATTCCGAAAAAATTGATACGACTATTGAGTTAGGTAGATTATTTGGGTTTGATAACCATGATCAAATAAAAATTACAAATAAATTAAGATTAAATATTCCTATACAAAATACTACGAGTTCAGGTAATATGGTAATGGCAAATCACAATGAAATTACTGATAATAACACAAGCTCACAAGGTTTAAAATTATTTTACCCATCATATGTTTTCAAGCCAGGTAATTTTATACCATATATATCAAATCTCACCTCACAATATTCAAGTTTGGGACCACCACCTTCAGGTAATGTTGATGGAATAAACTTAAACATAAATAACAACACACAATTTGGAAACTTTAATGGTGTTAGCGATTTAAGAGCCAATGAAGGGAATCCTTTGTTCTTTGATTTGGCGGATCAAATTGCCGACGGAAAAGTTTTTTTCTTGAATAGTTTAGTTAATGGTACAATACCAACATACAAAGAAACTTCAACACAAAGGGCGATTGGGAATAATGTTGTCACAACAAATTTACCCGACACACAAAGTGGTGGAGCTTTGACTATTGGTAATATTTACAGAATTCGCGACAATTCCGGTGGTGCTAATTTTACAAATGTAGGTGCACCAAATAATAACGAAGGTACTACATTTATAGCTACAGGTACCAATCCATCATCATGGGGTACTGGAGATTTAGTGAGATTCGTTAATATTATGAATTTTGTAACACCTGTTGGAGTACCTAATGTGAATTTAATACCACAAGGATGGTGGAATTTTTATGTAAGAATGTCATCTGTTTATCTAAATGGTATATACTTTATTTTAAGGGTATTTAAGTGGGATGGGGTAACTGAAACTCTTATAAGTAATAACTTTGATACTTTGTTTCTACCACCCAGTAGTCAAAGGGATAGACTTCCGGTTTATATTAATAATGCGGTTCCAATGAACCCAACAGATAGAATTATATTGAAAATATATGCAGGAAACAGATCAAATCTTACTTCTGTAAACATGGGTCTTGTTTTACAAACTGATCAAGATTCATTAGGTAGTACGGTCGTTACTAACTTGGAAAGAAGAGATGCAAAATATGATCTGAACGAATCAATACATGGATCAACCTATGAATTCAGAAATGGTGATGGTAGGAATTTAATAAGACCTACTTATTCTACATTTCAAACAAGTATGAATAATTCTCAGAATATAGTAATGAGAGCTGACAGATTGCCTAAACTACCAGATGGAGGTGTTTTACAACATGCATCATGGGATGATTTTTATGTCATCCCGGGGGATGACCCAACAGCCGCAAATAATCAACCAAGTTCACCTCAATATAATAATGACTTTGATCCTGAATTTTCAAGCGATAATAAAGGGTATGAATCAACTATTTTAGATAGTTTCAGTTGTACTGGTATGAGAGATTTAAGTTGTTATCAAAGTCAGGGAAACTCAATGACAGTCCAACAAAATTGTAAGGAAGATAAAGTCAGAAATGGTTGTTATTGGATTGTTACAAAACCTTTAATAGGTTTATTTGGAAAAGATGGAGATATTAATCAGATTTTGGAGTGGAACTATAGATTTAGATTTTATTATGGATTATGCCAAGGGGTACTTGCAAATACTTTTATAAATAATTGGGTAAATGGAAATCTCTATGCGTTTCCTTTCAAAGTTAATACATTCTATAATAAATTTAATCAAGTAAGTAAAAGAGTTTTTCCTAGACAACTTTTGGTATTACAAAATGAAAGTAATAATTTTTACTATAGGTCTTCACCTGCGGCGCTTGACCCTATCACGAATGAGTATAAATTTATAGGATCTCCACCTGTATCACAAAAACAAACTCAATTTGGGGCTAACCAAAGAAATCTAAAGTATCCTACAACAATAATTAACTTAGGCCCAAGGGATTCCTTTTTGAAAGAGGTAATTTTAAATGATAGATATTATGGATATATAATGGATCAATTACAACCATCAAGTTATAACGATATTGAAGATGTTATTATTTTATTTTCTGCATCACGAATGACACAACCAACAACATTCCAAGGGTTGTTCGGGGGTGCAAATACATTAACAACTTTATTTTCTAGACCTGGTAAAAAGGTAGATGGGGACTTTGCTCAAGCGGCGGCAGTAAATTCTCAATTTGGAATTGTTCCTTTTGATTCTAGTTTTTATAGAACAGATAATCCTAATCCTGATGCTGTGATTGCTGGAGGTGCTATAGGTGGGGGTGCGGTGATTGGAATTTATTTTGATTCAACAAACGAAGATATTCAATTAAGAGATTACGTATCACCAATGAGAATCATAAGATTCAGACCAACACCATTACCATCAGGAACTTTTGTATATAATGACTTACCTAAAAAGACGCAAATAGTTCCACATTATAGATGGAATATTGATGGTGGGAATTTATTTGGGACACAATTTAATAACTGGGCAACAACTATGCTAGACATATACCAAGAAGGGTATCAAAGTTTAGACAGAGAAAATAGTCCATATCCAAGAGGTAATACATTCAGTGATTGGGACTATAGAGGATATCTTTTCAATTATCAACAACCACCAACAACGTTGACTAGCGGAACTTTAATAGTTGGTCAAAATTATACGATGCTTGACTATAAATCACCTGATGATTTTACAAATGTTGGAGGAGTAAATGAAGATGGTGTTTCATTTGTTGCAAGTGCAACAACACCTAATAATTGGACTAACGGATCTATTCTGATACAAGATGCTATTTATAGTTTGAACCAAAATACGCCAAATCCGTTCATTGGTGGTGCTCCATGGTATTTCTATTTTGGATTAAATAAAAATAGGACGGCGTTAAATAAATTTAGACAAAAATACATAGAAATATTATTAGCCGATGAATAGAATTGATACTAGAATAGTTTTAGGTAAAGAAAGATTTAAGTCATCTATTAATACAGATATTAACCTTAATTTACCATTGTCAAACACCGAAAAGGAAATGGAGGAGTATGACAGAAGTGTGGTATTAAGTTTGGTTGATGTGTTTGACGAGGAAAGGCAAAGCAGTTCTATTTTTAGATTTACGGCTAATATAGATTTTTTATTTTTTAATTCATATATTGGGACCTCACCATATTCTAAATTCACAGATCAATTGTATTACTTGAATCCTGATGATTCATTTGTCACTCAAATTTGGTCAGGATATCCACAATATAAAGAATTTGATTTGATGAGAACGGATAATAATGTTGTTGGATACACACAAAATCCAAATGTGCATCTTAATTTTATAAATGAAGAATCATCTTTTTATAATTGGAACTTCTATTTAAGTTATCCTTTTGAGAACGATTTCAATAAAAGATTATTATATTATCCATCTTCTAATGTGAGTAAAACATGGGTAGCGTCAGAAGGGATCCCTTTTCAAATTAATAAACCATTTGATTTCAATGGTCAAGATTTGATTTCGTTAGTTTGTCCTGTCCCTCATAATTTCCAACCTGGACAATATGTTGAAATAAATTACAATGGTAATATATATCTTGAGGAGGTTTATTCATTAGGAAACAACGGATTTAATTCTGATAAATTTATTATCAATTTAACACAATCTACCTTAAATTCTGCATTACCGAACGGAGGTGTTGGAACTTTAAAAAGGATTGTTGACATAAACAATTCAGGTGATTCAAAATCAATATATTATGTTAGAAAACATAGAATTTTAACTAAAGCGGATGACGCGGTTTTGGTTAAATCGGGATTTGAACAAAATGGTTTTGGGGTAAAAAATAGATTTCAGTTTGATAAAATAACCCCTCCGGGATCCGCAAGAATTACGCAAAGACATGGTAATCAATCGTATAATCTAACTTTCAAAAGAGATATTGATATTGCACCTCTGAGAGATAATCTGAAAAGACCAATTACAGAGGTGTTCGTCACAATTATAAACCGAGGTTATTTTGGTTGGTTTAATAAACCAATATTCAATAACGTAGGGTTAAGAGAAGGATATGAGTTTAATATTACAAATACAGTATCACCATATTGGTCCAATGCGAACAATCAAGTCAATCTTACCAATATTCAACTTGGTAATTATGTTTCAAATGGTAGAACATTTTATTATAATAGAGATTTAGGATTGAACGATGTAATAAGTGGTGGTTTTTGTGAATTTAATCAGTTGGAACAAAATGAGTATTTACTCTCCGATTTTTTTCACAAACTATATTTCAACAATGATTATTTTACATTAAATAATCTGAATACAACAAACCCTGATGGGTATTATTATAAACCACACAATTCAATACCTATAAGAGTATATTCAGATTATTTGGAGGAAGCTTTGATTGATGAAGTGGAAGGGGCTCCCGATTATGCTTTTTACATTCAATCCACAGATAGATTAATTTGGAGAGACATATATACTTATGGTTACGTTGATGAAAAAGGATTGGGATTAAATTATCCATTCATAAACGGAACACATTACCCAACCTCAAAAATAATTTTTAGATTGAGACCTGAAGGGACAGTCAAGCAAGACATAAATGCAATTGGAAATCCATTGATTGATGAGTGTGAATAAATATAAATTGTTGTTTTCTGAAGTCCAAGAAAAGGGTGTCAATATCCCAATTGAAATGAAATGGGATTTTCTTGATAGAGGTATGGATTTGGATACTTTCCAAGAGAAAACAAGCAGAGATGTTCTGAATCTTGACAAAGATTTTGAAGTGACTAGATTTGCACATTCAAACAAAACAAATCCTGTAAATGCAAATTTGACTGATATCAATTATGAATTTTATTTTGTCAGTACTGCAGTTACGGCTCCAAGTATTGCAAATGCCGTATGGGAGGCGGATTACAGAGTTCAAGGATTTCCGGAAAGAGAAATATATTACTTTGCCAATCCTTTCAAAAAATCTTTTTTTAAGTTAGATTTCTATGATAGTCCACTACAAAGCGGGCAAACAAATTATTTTACAATAATAATTCCAACGCAACAAGGATCCACCTTGACTACAAATATAGGTTCACTTAAAAACGTGAAAATTAAAAGACCAATATTCAAATTAGATTATGTTGGTGATAAAGAAGGATTTTTTATTTATTGGTTAAAAAGAAGAGATTTTTTGAATCTTAAAACTTTTTATATGTCGGCAAAATTCTTTGATGCTAAATCAGGAATTTACATAAAGATGATGAATAGGAAACAAACTCAGATTGGGGGGACAAATTATTTTAATTTCAAGCCTGAAAACTATTTCTATTATAGAGTTGAATTAGATTACTCAGATTACACTTATAAAGTGTATGACACTCAAACGAACTTGAATGTAGGTGGTAGTGGGAACTCCATAAAATGGTATGAATATGTCAATCCATAATGACTGAAGATAAATACTATATAAAAATTTCGCCTGAAAATATACTAAGTGATTTAGTTAGTGTACCATACACTTCGTCAACCTACGTTATTACTGCAATAACCGGTAATTGTTGTTTTATTACTGTTATACCTGAAGGTATTGGCGCAAACACAGGAATCACAACTGTATATAGTGCTATGACCGATATTCTAAGCGGAGGAACCAATGGATCGTCCATATTAACTGGTTTAACTATACCTATTTTGTTTAGACAAAATAATGTAGATATGGGTGTTTATTCAGTGTTTGATGGGGCTATAATACAAAAAGATGTGGTTACTAATTTTATTTTCACATCTAAAACAAATACACCCTACACATATAACATTTATAACACTTCTGAAAAGAATTTAAAAAACTTTTTGGCTTTGTCATCTTATCAGGTAGATTGGGGTGATGGGTCACCAAAACAAACAATAACTAACTTTGCTCCTAATTTTGTATCACACACTTATCCATCAAATGTTCCGAAACAATATAAGATAACATTAATTCAAAAAACACCTTGGGGAACCAATACAATAAGTAAAAGTGTGGTCGTTCCTTATAAAAAAATGGTGATTGACGATCCTAAGGGAGAGGCCTTTTTTACACCAAACATAGGGTCTTGGTCAGCAACACCGGTTTCTTATGATTTTATATTTTCAGGTGATTCGGTGAATTTGATAAGTGAACAGACTTCTGATAATTACACTACATTACCAATAATTGTTAGTGGAATAACAAAATCAAGAATTGAGGAACTTAGACAATATGGTAAGAATCCATTTAAGACTGGGATTTGTGTGAGAAAAGATGGGGATAATTGTTGGGGTGTTATTACATCAGATATAACTCAACCATCCTCATTTACTGCTTATACAATACAAGGTGTCAATTATATTGATTTTGATAACTCAACGACAATATATACTATCAATAGTAGTGGTTTAACCTCTAATTGGATGGTTCAATCAGCTATGACTAAAAATGAAGCTTTGTTAAACGTAATTTCTGATCCACAAATACAATCCGATATTTTTATAGAAAGAGGTAAGAATAGTGCTTTGGAGAGAGTTGAAAGGTTAGGTGAAGTTGATAATATCGGGGACTTGCAAAATTATGGGTATGGATTCTTTGATTTACGAACTCAATAAAAAAAAATATAAACTATTTATATAAAAATTAATTTATGGCTGTAGGCACATATGGAACAATAAGACCGGCGGACGTTTCTCCTGAGGATGTTGAAATAATATTAAATTATACACCTTCAAGGGATGTTACGGACGATTTTGTTTTGAAAAGATTAAATGCAACAAACATATTAAGACCATATTTCAATAATATTAACACCGGAGGAAATCCTGACATTGAAATATTGGGTGGTCTTTATAATCTCAGATTACCTTCAGAAGAGTTCAATAGGTTAGGGATCTACACTTTATACATAAGACCCGCACAAATCAGAACAAGTATAACGGATTGTGGTGTGTTATCGGCACTTCCAAATGTAAAAGGTTTGGTTATCAATTTGGACAATGTCCCAAGTCAATTCAGAAATAAATTTGTGGCTCAAGGATTAGTTGGGTTCAGGATTGAGTATCTTAATGATGATGGAACTAAAATACCTAATTTCTTCAGAATAGTAACATCAAACTTTTTTTGTGAGCCGGTGATACAAAACTTAACAAATACATCACAAAAAGCGGTTAGATATAGATATGTTGATGGTACAACTAATTTAATGTTTTTAACTTTATCACCTTCGTCTTCACCAACAAACAAACCTAATGCGACTCCCTTCATTGGTCAACCAAACCAAAATATAATTATAACAAATACATTCTTTAATCCAATAACCATGGATATAGAATTAGTTGACCAAGATATTTCAACATTGTCAATCGCGCTTTATGGTAATCAAACCAAGTCAATTGACGACGGTATATATACTATCTATGACTCTGATAACAACATATATAAACAATACAATCTTTATGAGATTAGAAACAACTTCAACGAGTTACTATATGAGGTTAGACAAGATAGAGGTAATAACATTGATTTTAGTAAAAACTTTACAACTATAACTCAATAATGGCTAGAAAGTTTTTTAGATATCCTCCAAGACCATCAAGCGGTGCTGGCACATTTTCCGACAATATAGTCGGGTTACAAATAGTGCAAGGGGGTGGATTAACTCAAGGAAACTTTGAATTTACCACAAATATAACTGAAAAATCCAATAGGAATTTTAACATAGGTTTATTTTCTGAACCAATTACTTTGGATTCGTTGAATGTTCTCACAGTCAATCAGTCTAGAGAGATTGCGGCGAAAGAGTTTAGGGTGTTTCCAAATTTTGATTTAAGTGAAATAACAAAATTTAACCTTTACGGATCTTTATCCAAAAGAATTTCTTCTTCAGTCCAAAAAATCATCAATTTTTTTCCGGCATCAATAGAAAGTTATAATTTAAAACCTAATTTCACAACCGGATATACTGCGGTAAATATTGAGTTTGATTTTTTGGAAAATACAACAACCTTTCAGTTACAGGTTGATGAAATAATAAATCCTTTTGGTGTTGATTTTTCAGTTAATTCTACAAGGAATTTATTGGCAAGAGAAATAACAGTCAGCCCTCTCCGTGATCTGACAGTTAATTTTGAAAAATATTCACTATATGTAGGTGATGGCGAATATAATGTTCTTTTCATGGAGCCATCGGAAAGTTTGTTTTATGGTTATGTAACTTTTATTGTTGAAGGTAATCCATTTCCTAATCAAAAAAATTCCACTGATGATTTGATAATCAGGCCTAATGATTTTTTTGCTGATAGATCCTTTATTGAAAATTTTGACGAGGTAGAACAATTTTTACTGAACAGGCTTGTAACTCCCAAATATACTGCTAGTTTTAAGGTCCCTTTTGAAACTAATGAAGGTGAAATAGTTACGGAAGTAAAGAATGTAACATGGCCTTTGGATGGTGTTTGGAACTTAGATATTAAATCACCAAGTTTTGAGTTTTATTTGACAAATTTGAATGAAATTTCGGAACTATTTGATACTTTCAAAACTAATTTAGTATCAAGGTTTTTAACAACGGAATCATTTAAAGAATTTGATACTCCGGATAGAAAAGTCCAAAAAATATTAGATTTATACGGTAGAAGTTTTGATGAAACGAAAAAATTCATTGACGCTTTAGCTCATATGAATTCTGTGAATTATACTATTAAGAATGATATACCATCACTATTACTAAAAAACTTATCGGAAACTTTAGGATGGAAAATAAATGTTTCACCAATATCTAGTGATGATTTTCTATCATCAGTATTTGGTAATACAAATAAAATAGAATATCCTGGATTTTCAAGAGCGTTAACTCCAACTGAGCTTAATTATCAATTTTATCGTAACTTGATATTAAATTCCGCATATCTATTCAAATCAAAAGGAACAAGAAAATCAATAGAATTCTTACTCAGATTAGTAGGAGCACCTGAGGCTTTAGTTGAGTTCAATGAATATATCTATATAGCGGGGCAAAGGATCAATATGAAGGACTTTGACTCCAAATATCTTGACATTTCAGATGGTATTTTTGTGAGGGAAACACCAAACTTTTTAACAGGACCAAATTCTACTTTTACAATATATGGGAATGTGTATACTGCATTCACAATAGATGAAACATATCTCGCGGTAAGTTTGGATAGGGACCAATTTCCTGTTGATGATGATGGTTACCCAAAGGCACCGATAGATACTGAGGATTTTTATTTTCAAAAAGGGGCCGGTTGGTTTGAGTTAACAAAAGAACACCAAAGTTCACAACAAGTGAATGCAACCGCTAGTACCTTTACAGGTCAGAACACTGATGTACAAACAAGTTTTGAACCATTCTCATACGGGCAAAAATATTTGGATAGATTTAGGAGTTTTCCATTCATATCTGAAGGTTTCAAGTTAATCAAAACTCAAGATAATAAAAAAAGTTGGCCATCATCTGACACAGATTTGAGAGTAGGGAATTCTTCAGTAAAGTTTGATGCTTACTACTATGTTGAAAATGAAAAATATATCTTAAACGTTAAAAACGTTGATATATTCATGAATCCCGGACAAGGATTGGTTTATGATGTGTGGGCAATGTCTAACAAATACGATTATCCAATACCAAGTACCGGATTGACATCGCCATATCCTAAACCTGACGGTGTGGATTGGACAGTTATAAATCCACAACCACAAAGAAGATCTTTCTTTGAGTTTGCTCAAACTTTTTGGTTGAATATGATTAATGTTAGAAATAGACAATTCATTTCTGACGGAAAAACAGGGGGGTATCCGACTTTACAATCAATTTATTTCAGATACTTGGAATCATTACAAACTGTCAATATTCCGAATGATAATTTCACATATAAAACAATGATTGATTATGTGAATGGTCTCGGTGACTATTGGGTTAGGTTGGTAGAACAAATGATTCCGGCAACAACTATTTGGATGACCGGAATGAAGTTTGAAAACTCAATATTCCATAGACAAAAGTTTGTTTATAGATTGCAGAGAGGATGTCCGATTATACCTGTACCTTGTGATCCGTGTTTCTTCATTACTTCTTTATATGATTATAATTGTTTTGATGAAAGTGTTAGTTGTAGTGTTTATCCCACACAACCGTTTAATGTGATTTTAAGTGACATAGTCAACAATTACCAATCTACAAATTCTTTGGTTTGTAGCTTGAACACATTGAAGACAAATTGGTATTTGAATCTAAAACTTGATGGGCAAAATTTGATAAATGAATTATTTTATGTTGGTGAAGGTAATTTAGATGTCCCAAATAATCAAATTTGGAAAAATTCTTTGGATAGTTATTTACCTCAATTGATTCAACAAGGTTTATATTATTCAATTAGTGGAAATACTTTATATATTTATAATTCGGGTTGTGATAGTTACCTGAATAATAAAAATCTTACTATAAACATAGGGATTGATTTTTCAATAAGTTGTAATTAATGAGTATTTTATTTAATAGTTCGGTTACTGGAGATTGTCAGAATCTAAATGTTGGGGCCTTGAGTTTGACTCCAACATCAGGGGTGTCACCATATATTATTGATTGGCAAATTCCAAATTTGGGTATTGATGCTCCTGTTACGACTTCATTAAGACAAAACTTATCGGCCGGTACTTATTTAGTTCTTATTACAGATTCTACCACACCTGGATCCCCCAACACACAATATGTTTCCTTATCAATATCGTCAGGAGTTTGTTTAAATACTGAATCAATTGATACAAGTTGTGGTTTGAACAATGGACAACTCGGAGTTACGGCAACCACAACAAGTTCAAATGCTAATTACTATCTTTATAGTTTAAGTAATGGTTATATCACTTCGGCATCTTCAGTAATTGGTTATTATTATTTTACAAATCTTTCCGCCGATACGTATTATGTTAATGTATTTGATCAGGGGGGGTGTTCAGGAACAACTTCGTCTTGCATTGTTCAAGGATCTGATGAACTTGATTTTGGGTTCTTCGTTGTTAATAATTCATTTTGTGCTGGCAGCCCAACAGGAAGAATTTATGTTACCGGTCAGACAGGGACTCCACCTTATAGTTACTTGTGGTCTAATCTACAGACAACACCATCTATATCAGGATTGACACCGGGCGTTTATGACGTTACGATAACAGATTCTCAAGGATGTGTGAAAACAAAGTCAACTGTTGTTGGCAGTGTTAATCCATTATCAATCATCAATTACATAACTACATCACCTGGTTGCTTTCAATCAGATGGTCAAATAATTGTTAATATAAGCGGGGGGACCGGACCTTATTATTATTCACTTTCAAATGGTGCTTACGATATAACTTACTCACAATCTGTAGCATTTAGTAATTTAGGACAAGGAAGTTATACAGTTGTGGTTGTTGATGCGGGTTTGTGTAGTGTTACTGGTACAACTAGCTTATCCACAATTGATGCTTTTAGTGTTGTGAACTTAACACCAAGCGGATCAACTTGTAATAGTAATGACGGAAGTGTTAATATAACTTTACTTGGCGGATTAACGCCTTATACATACCAACTGACTGATTCATCAGGTAACACCCAATCTGTCACAACTAATTCCATTTCAAGAACATTTACTAATCTTAGTACAGGTGTATATACAATAAAAATCACTAATCCTAGCGCTTGTATTTACCAAAACACCTTTACAATAACCAATACAAATAAATTTAATATATCTACTTCTGTTTCAGATGCTTCATGTGGGTTATCTAACGGAAGTGTTACTATAAATGTAGATACACCAGGAATTTACTCATATTACTTGAATGGATTGACATTCTTAAATACATCAAACACTACTCATTCCTTCAATGCATTAACGGCAGGAATTTATAACTTAGAAGTCAAGGATTCTACAGGATGTTCTCAAAAAAATGTCATTCAAGTCAAAACTACTCAATCAGTTGATTTTACATTATTATCCACGGGTTGTGGTTCTGGTTCAGAAGGAACTATCACATCTCTTATTACATCAGGAGTTCCACCATACACATTTCAATGGTCTTCAAACGTTAATGGACAAACCGGTATATATGTGACAGGTTTAACTGCTGGAACATACTCTTTAAAATTAACAGATTCAAATAATTGTTCAACAACTAAAAATACCAACGTTGTTTGTCAAAAAAAATATTTTTCTTATCAAACATACGAAGTATGTGATGGTATTTTCACCCAAACTGCCGCAACAAAAAATGGGATGTTTGAAATGTTAAATCAAGGTTATCTTGATCTGATTTCAGGTGAAACTAATTGTAAACTAAATAGTGCGGTATTTTATTTAGAGGTTGATGTTGCTGGAACTGCTTATACTAAAAATTTATTCACAACTACAAGTTTATTGTCTTATCCTTCGGATCAAGATTATATCAATGGATTGAAGAGTGTATTAGAAGGAATTACGGGTATTGGTTCTGTTATAATAGATGTGACCAACAATACCATCAAAGTAAGTTCTGATTGTTCCTATTTATTGTCTAACAAAAATATAAAAGTTAGTTTGGAAATTGATTATGATATATGTTGTGTGGAACCAACACCAACTCCAACTAATACACCCACCAACACTCAAACTCCAACAAACACACCTACTAATACCGAAACTCCAACAAACACTCCAACACAAACTAACACTCCAACCAATACAGAAACACCAACTAATACGCCAACTCAGACTTCTACAAGTAATACTCCTACACCTACGCCAACCCCCAATGAAACTCCCACACAAACACCAACAAGTCAAACTCCCACTCCGACACCGACTGAAACCTCAACTCAAACACCAACACCTACTCAAACCCCAACTCAAACCACAACTCAAACATCTACACCAACGCAAACTCAAACACAAACACAGACACCTACCACATCAATAACCCCATCGCAAACTAATATTGCGGGATGCGGCGGAGCTTGTTGTACACCAACCATATCTTCTGTTCAAACAACTATATCCGGACAGTACCAACTGACATTTAGTGTTGGAGCTTGTTCAAATAGTTGTGTAACCAATGCGATAGTTTATTACAAAAAATCTTACCAATCAACATATTCGTCAACATTTGTATCAATAAGTAGTTACGGACCTCTAACGGTGGACGTTACAAGTGCAGTTAATAGTACTCCTAAAGATTATTTCCCAATTGATTTCAAAATTAAGGCGATATGTCCTTCAAGTACAAGTGCGGAATCACCGGTGTTTCAATTTGAACCTTGTATCACATATCAAGCGCTAGGATTCGGAACTCAATCAATCACGGGCAAATTATGTAGTTCAATAACATCCGCAAGTCATATTGTACCGGCGGGACAGTGTATTTGTATTAGAGGGTTCGCAGCGTATTCTCCCGGAACTTTTAGTTCAATATCAAGTGAATATTGTAGGACAGGATATTGTGCGGGAGGATGTAGTCCGTGTACTTCATAAACTATAAATTTTTAAATTTTAAAATATACCCGCGTCAATTGAAATATTAAGTGTCACCGGTACATCGCCATATCAAGTAATTGTGTGTGATGTAAATCAAAGTGTGTGCGAAGATTATGGTAACTATATAGTTTTACCAATAAATATAAATCTTTCATCCACATTCACTAATTCTCCTGCCGTTTTAATAAAAGTAATTGATTCATTTGGTTGTGAGGCGATATTGATTGATGACTGTATTTCGCCCCCCACTCCAACCCCTACAAATACTGTAACCCCAACTCAAACAACAACACAAACCCCAACTAATACTGAAACACCAACTCAAACATCAAGTGTAACTCCAACAAACACACCTACAAATACAGAAACACCAACCCCAACTAATACTGGAACACCAACTCAAACATCAAGCGAAACACCAACCAATACACCAACAAATACCGAAACACCCACTCCAACTAACACAGAAACCCCAACTCAAACACCAACAAATACTGAAACACCAACACCCACTAATACAGAAACTCCAACACAAACAGCATCAGAAACCCCAACTAATACTCCAACTAATACAGAAACTCCAACCCAAACTCCAACTCAAACTCCAACACCAACTGTAATTTTACCATCTTTCCAAGCGAGGATAAACACAACATTAACTAGTGTCGGTAGTTCGCCATCAAATCAGTTTGCACTTCCATTAGTTAGTGCGGGAACTTATAATATGATAGTTGATTGGGGAGATTCGGGCCCTACAGATTATATAACAACTTGGAATAGTCCATTAACCGCACATACATATACAACTCCCGGAATTTATGACGTTACGGTATACGCTTATCCGGGAAATTTCAGAGGTTTCAGATTTAATAACTCGGGAGATAGGTTAAAAATGTTACATGTTAATAGGTGGGGACCTGTACAACTTCAATCAACAGGGGCGACATTTTTGGGGTCTTACTTTTATGGTTGTTCCAATTTAAGACTTACAGGAACAACAGATGTAATAAATTTAAGTGGATCTACAAACCTGACCCAAATGTTTAGATCATGTACAAGTCTCACTACAATAAATAATGTCAATTCTTGGAACACTTCAAATGTTACAAACATGAGCAATATGTTTCAAGGATGTACATTCTTTAACGACGATTTGAGTGGATGGACAACATCCGCGGTAACAACCATGGCATCAATGTTTTCATCTTGTAATACGTTTAATAAAAATATCGGTAATTGGGATACATCAAAAGTCACAACCTTCAATACGATGTTTGAAAATGCTGCAAATTTTGATAATGCTGGTAATAATTCAATTAACAATTGGGTTACTTCTGCGGCCACTGCCATGAATTATATGTTTTTCAATGCGGTCAAATTCAATAGGAATGTTGGTTCTTGGAATGTATCCAAAGTTCAGGCTTTCGGTTATATGTTTGGACAAGCAACATTATTTAACAATAATAATAACCCTTCTATTAGTGGTTGGACAACATCCGCGGCAACTCAAATGGGTCATATGTTTTATGCAACATCTTTTAATCAACCCATAGGTAGTTGGGATGTAAGAAATGTCACAACTTCGTTTGCAAACAGTAATGGATTTCATAGCACATTTGCCAGTTCACCATTCAATCAAGATATCGGAGCTTGGAATGTTTCCGCGGCAACTTTTTTTAGAAGAACATTCGGATCTGCGTTTAATAATGGAGGAAGCCCTTCAATAAGTGGATGGAGTACGGGCAACGTTGTTGATTTTGGGTCAACTTTTTTAGGGACAAGTTTCAATCAACCGATTGGTAGCTGGAATACTTCTAAGGTGACTAATTTTTCATCCATGCTTTCATGTTCAGGGTTTAACCAAAATATCGGTAGTTGGAATACATCTGCCGCAACAAACATGAATTCCATGTTTGCATCAAACTCATCTTTCAACAATTCCGGATCTACCTCAATATCCGGTTGGAACGTCTCAAATGTTACAGACATGACTTCTATGTTTAGGGGTGCTTCATTATTCAATCAACCAATAGATTCTTGGAATGTTAGTAATGTTAGGGACATGACTAATATGTTCAATGATGCAATCGCTTTCAACCAACCTATAAGTGGTTGGTCAGCATCTTCTGTTACTGCGTTTACAGGATTTATGACAGGTAAAACATTCTCAAACTATTCAACTGCAAATTATGATAGTTTATTAAATAGTTGGTCAAGCAAGATATTAAAATCCGGATTGACTATAAATTTTGGAACTATAAAGTATACTGTTGCAGGACAATCAGGTAGAAACACTCTTACAGGAAGTCCTTATAATTGGGTTATAATAGATGGGGGATTATAGATTTTCTTTTTTTGGTGTATCTATTTTATTTATTTTTTCCATCAGTTTTAGACTATCTAAATAATTTTTTTCTAATCTCTTAATTGTTTTTTCATCAGCACACCTATCACAAGCGATATAATAATCTCTTTCTGCGTCTTCAACTAATTTTTGTATAGTTTTCAAAAGTTTCATATATCATAAATATATCATAGAATATTCTATTTAGATTGAAACATAAAATATTATTTTTTAGTTTATATGTCCAAATTAATTTATGTAACCGCACAACCTGATGTTCAGTATTTTCATTGGCAGTGCGAAGTTTATAGTCATAATTTTGTTGAAAAAGGTGTAAACCCATCAGATATACATATGATTTTTGGTATGGTAAACACAAACAAACCATCCAAAAGAGCTATGGAATTAAGAAAAGAAGGGTTCAATGTTCATTTTTATGAAGATAAACGAGACACTAAAAATTATATTCCAAGTATAAAACCATATTTGATTTCACAATGGTTAAAAAGTTTTCCAAAATATGGTGAGTGTTTTTTTTTACATGATGCGGACATTATTTTCCGGGAAAAACCTAATTATGAAAAATACCTGAAAGACAATGTATGTTATTTAGCCGACACAAAATCTTATTTATCTTACGATTATCTTAAATATTGCGATGACCTGTATTCAAAAAATTATGGATTGAAAAGTAATGAATTCATCAATGGAATGATAGATATTTTTGGTATCGGATTGGATTGTGTAATTAAAAATAATGATAATACAGGAGGTGGTCAGTATATAATAAAAAAAACAAATTATAAAAATTGGTTCAAAATATATAATGATTCAAATAGCCTGTATAACTATTTAGTGGAGTTTACAAATACTCATCCGGTATCTAAAGGGATCCAAGTTTGGACTGCTGAAATGTGGGCATTGATTTGGAATTTATGGTGTTTAAAAAAAGAAACAAAAATAATTGAGGATTTGGATTTTTCGTGGGCTACAGATGATATTGATATTTACTATAAAAAACCAATATTACATATGGCTGGAGTCCTTGAAATAGAAAAAAATAATAAATTTTTTAAAGGAGAATTTATTGAATGTGACCCTATTCAAAAACTTAGGGAAAATGAAAACTTTTTTGAATACGTTGATAAAAGAAGTTCCACAATAAAATATACTGAAGTTTTGAAATCTTTATTTCAAAAACAAAATTCGGATTATTTATAATATTGAAGTTTAATTTATGGCATGTAATATATTGAATATTTCTATAGATTCTGCAGATATATCCGCTGCGGTCTTGAATAGTGGAACTCCTCCTTTTATAAACGGACGTGTTTATATTGATTATTATAATTGTTTGGGAGTTTTAGTGACAGAATACTTTGATTCTGCAGGTTTGTACCAAGCGTCCCAATGTTACGACTCGGACTTTGGAATTCCTGATATATATTACTATACATCCGATTTCAAGACAACCGCATCTGCAAGTTTTTACTCTGATGGTGGTTCTTGTCCGTCATCTACTCCGACACCGACACCCACAGTAACTCCGGTATGTAACACATGTACTGAATATTCTGCCCAAAATCAACTCGGAAGTACTTCTACAGGTCAATATTATGGTTGTGATCCTGGCGTTATAGGTTTATTAACGATTGGACCACTTGAAACTCAGTATTTTTGTAACTGCGACGACTTTGGATCTCCGAGCACTCTTACGGGGGATATTTTATTTTCGGCAATTGGTCCGTGTCCTACACCGACACCTACTAACACACCTACTAATACTGAAACTCCAACTAATACACCTACTAACACACCAACCCCAACAGAATCGCCACTACCTTTTTTTTATTCGTTTAAGGATTGTTGTGATGAAAATAATAAATTTAATGTATCAAACATACCCGGAGAACTTTCAGTCGGAGAAGTTTATTATTTGGATACCACATCATTTTCAGGTTGTGCTGAGGTTATAACTAATGAAATAGGGTTACCGTTATACACCTCAATATCATCAACTTTTTATTCATCTTGTGTTAACTGCTTAACAAGTGAATCTATAACTTGTCCTACACCAACACCTACTAACACACCTACTAATACTGAAACTCCAACCGAAACTCCGACTAATACTCCAACTGCAACAGAAACGCCCACAAATACACCCACTGAAACTCCAACCAATACCCCTACTAATACTGAAACTCCAACCAATACCCCTACTAATACTGAAACTCCAACCAATACTCCCACTAATACTGAAACTCCAACTAATACACCTACCCCGGATGAAACTCCAACCAATACACCCACTAATACTGAAACTCCAACCAATACTCCCACTAATACTGAAACTCCAACCAATACTCCCACTAATACTGAAACTCCAACCAATACTCCCACTAATACTGAAACTCCGACAGAAACCCCAACTAATACTCCAACAAATACTCAAACTCAAACAAACACCGAAACATCAACTAACACTCCAACCAATACTCAAACTCAAACAAACACCGAAACATCAACAAACACACCAACTAACACCCCAACTCCCACTAATACTGAAACTCCAACCAATACTCCCACTAATACTTCAACTCCTACAGAAACACCTACTAATACTCCAACACCAAGTCCGACTGATCAGTGTCCAAATGTTTATTGTTTGAACACAAATGGTGTAACTCCGTTTGATGGTGAATACGTAATAGCCGGAACATATTTAACTTATGACTTTTATACCGGAGGAACTACGTCAGTAGGATACATATATTATAGTATCAATAAATGGTGTCTATCAAGCTCATTAGGTGGAAGTTGTATACTATTCGGAAAAACACCATGTAATAGTTCTTGTCCTGATTTATGTGACGAACTTACACAAGGAGTTTGTCCACCAATTCCGCCGGTTAATCCATGTGATGTTTTTGACTTTGATGCGATATTTGATTGTAATATCCCGGGTCCATCTAACACTCCTACACCTACCACCACCCAAACTCCAACACCAACAAATACGCAAACACCCACAATAACACAAAAATGCTTTGGTATAGGTATGACGCTGAGTGCAACTACTCTACCAACCGCCTCACCAACACCAACCCCATCAGTAACACCAACAAACATCTATAGAGGTTTGTGTTTTACAGGTTCTGTTAATTATGAGATTTTTGATGAAAAACTTGAATGTAGTCAGGTCAACTCTTTGAGAAATTGTGCAACAAATGCTTATTTCTACGTGGCGGAAGAAGTTCAAATTTCAGGAATTACTATAGATTCGGGATACACGATGAATGCGATTATTGATAATCAATCATATTGTGTGTATTATGAGGGCAAAAAATCAATATCAACTAATGCGGTATTGAATTCCGTCGTATCTATACTTGGAACAGATTGTTCGTCTTGTCCTCCTGATCCATCAAACACACCAACAAGCACTCCTACACCAACACAAACGAATACTCCATCAAATACTTTAGGCGGAATCTGTTTCCAAATCGCATCAGAGACTTTTGTTGGATCACAATCAATTAATGTGAGTCCGGGATCTGTAGTAAATGGAAAACAATCATTTACTTTTACAGACCAATCATCCGTATTTACATTCAATGTGTTTTGGTCAATATCAAATAATAGATGGGAATTAAGATCAAGTTTAGGTTCCGGAATTTTATATCAATATAATGAAAACCCAATATCTCCTGTAGTTTCAGGTGTTTACACATGGGTACAAGTTTTGATACCAAGCGGATCATTTGGAATATTAAATTCAATTTCAGGACCTTGTCCAAGCTTAACACCTACAAGCACCCAAACTCCTACTAATACGCCAACTAATAGTAATACGCCTACCAATACCGCTACTAATACTCAAACGCCTACCAATACCGCTACTAATACTCAAACGCCAACAAATACGCCAACTAATAGTAATACGCCTACCAATACCGCTACTAATACTCAAACGCCAACAAATACTCCAACTAATACTAAAACTCCTACTAATACTCCAACTCAAACAAAAACTCCAACACAAACACCGACACCAACTACATGTTCTTGTGCTAATGGTGCTAGTTTTGATGTAGATACACCCGGTACGGTATCTTGGATAGATTGTGATGGAACACCACAAAATCAGTCAGTGTCAATAGGACCTGATGTTATTGCAGGTTGCATTTTGAAAGGATCGGTATCAGGACCAATTTCATCCTTAATCTATGGTCCTTGTTGTTCAGTACCGGTACCGACGCCAACTCCCACACAAACACCAACACAAAACAATCTACCATCATTTTCTTTCATTGCTTATATTAACCCAACTGCGGGTTGTGGAAATAGTGGATCAGGTACTGTAACACTTTATACTTACACCCCAATTGCTGGTTTACAACCTGGCGAAACATATTACAATAGTAATGGGACTCTATTTGATGGAACCTCTTATTTGAGTTTAGGAGAAAACACAAGTTGTAACTATGGAACAATAGATGCGGTTGGATTCTTCTCTTACGGAGGAACATGTATACCTTGTGTATAAAAAATTATAAAATATGTCAAAATTAATAACCATAACATCTTTAAGCGGATCATCACCTTACGATGTCTATTTGTGCGATAATACATATGGTAATTGTATTTTCATTTCAACTATAAACAATGTGAATATTCCATATCAATTTTTAGTACCAGCACCCTATTTATCATTAACTGAGGTCGGTATAAAAGTGATTGATAATAACGAGTGTGAAATAAAAAACAAAGTTAACATATAATGTCGTGTATTAAAACAAAGTTAGGGTTTGACATAGATTCACAACAAGTTGCGTGCGTTAACTATTGGGTTAATTCATATGACTATTATTTGAGTTGTAATTTTGATGACGATCCTAATTTGATAGTAAACTGCACAGCTTTTACTAATTCGGCATGCACAATAACATTAGGTGAATCAGGATACCTTGCTTCTGAAAATAAATTCAGACCATATTCTTTGAGTACTCCAAATCCAGCTTTGTATCAAGTTGATTTTTGTTCAACGAGTGTATATTTGAAAAAATGTTGTGGTGATGAAATAACCATTTTTAAGGCTAATAATTTAACAACAATTTTGGGTTTTGCGGCACCTGTTGGAATGGTATTGAACTTACAAGTTACCGATCAAAATTTTAATGTATTTACTCAATGCTTTGAAGTTGTGACACCTGTTGTGGTATCAGTTCCGACTTTATCGGTAAATAATGTAATAGGTAAATACGGATTTAAGGATTGTGATTCTTGTCTTCAAGATAATACAAATTGTTACGTTGCGGAAGGAGATCACCCATTTGAAAATTGTAAGACAAATGATATTGTTATACTTAGTATACCGGAATCTAATGTTTATAAAATTGGTGACACTGTTTTATTGAGTGGACAATGTTATTCTCTAATAGCGGCTGATTCACCATCTCCATCCATTGCAACCGCCGGCAGTATTTTGGCGAACGGATGTAATAACTCAGTCTGTAATCCAGTTATCCCTGTTATTCCAAAAAGTAATTATGTTTCAGGTTGTTGTGATAATTTAATATATAAATTAGTATCAGGAACCAAATATAATATTGGATTTACTTTAAGTATAAATCCATCTAATTTCTGTTATACTGTTATACCCGAACCATCACCACAAACAAAGGTAATTAACCTAAATGACATAGGTGGTGTTATAATCACATCAGATTGTAATGATTTGGAGTGTCAAGATTGCTCATCAGCACCATCTCCAATACCACCAGGATCTACAGCAACAGGGTGTGAAATTATAACAATTCTTGAAATGGGGATTAGTTGTAATGTTATTAACCAAACAAGCACAACTTTAGGTGTATTATCAGTAAATGTCACAGGTGGGACACAGCCTTATAGTTACACTTGGACAACACCATCAGGAGACAAAGTAAACCAAAAAACCTTGGTCGGACAACCTGAAGGGACATATTTGATTGAAGTAATTGACAAGTATGGAGATTTCATTAAGAAAGAATTTTGTACTATTATTGAAATTGTGAATTGCGACTTCAAAGCATCAATCAACCAAAAGAAACATTTGAGTTGTAATAATTCAACAGGAATAAACGGATATGTTTTCAAAATAGGATAAATATGACATTTGAAGTTGCAATTTGTTTGGATGATATTGGTGCCAATAACTTGGTAGATCCTATAGTCATTTATGGCAATCAGGATTATTATATCTCTGAAATAACCTCAACGACTGTTTCTCAATTGACGTTACCAAATTGTCCATTGATCTTAAATAATATACCTATTGGCACCACAAAACTCAAAATTGTAGACAATAACAATCTATGCGCTGAAATAGAAATTGAAGAACCGCAATATTTTCATTTCAAAATAGATACAACCAAACCCGGAACAACCAGTAATAATCAAGTGAAATTACCACTAATATCTTCAGGTATTTACGACATATATGTTGATTGGGGAGATGGGGGGCCTTGGGATAATATAAAAAATTGGAATGATGTTAAAAAAACACATACCTATGCATCAACTGGTGTATATGAAATAAAAATTTATAGTTTTCCGGGTAACTTTATAGGGTGGAACTATAAAATAGATCCTTCCGATAGATTAAAATTATTGGAAATTTTAAAGTGGGGACCCATACAGCTCGGGAATTCAACAGGGCATTTTTCGGCTTGTACCAATCTCAATATTCCGAATGTTGTTGATACCCTAAACACTTCAGGTATGACATCGTTTTCAAGTTTATTTGAGTCGTGTACAAGTCTATCAAGTATAAATAAGGTAAGCCAATGGGACACTTCAAAGGTAAATAACATGAGTTATACCTTCAAAAATGCAACTGTTTTCAATTCAGACTTAAGTGGTTGGACAACAAACAATGTAACCACGATGCAAAGCATGTTTGAAAGTGCAACTCAATTTAATAAAAATATAGGGAATTGGAAAACATTATTTTGTGCTGATATGCAATTTATGTTTGCAGGGGCAACAAATTTTGACAATAACGGAAGTGATACAATAAATGATTGGGACACATCAAGTGTAACTAAAATGAATTATATGTTTTATAATGCATATAACTTTAATAGGAACATTGGAAAATGGAATGTTTCAAAAGTAAAATTCTTTGGTTATATGTTCCATGATGCAAAAAAATTCAACAATAATTCGTCTCCAACTATAAATAATTGGAATACTTCATCGGCTGAAGAGATGGGACATATGTTTTTCTCAACAGACAAATTTAATCAACCATTAGGTAATTGGAATGTAAAAAAAGTGAATACTTGTTGTGGTTTCAGTCAAGGTTTGAGATCAATGTTTGGAAGTGCGGTTATGTTTAATCAGGATTTGAGTAATTGGGATGTAAGTAATGTTAAAACATTCAGAAATATGTTTAATGGGGCATCAATCTTTAATAATTTAGGATCCCCCAATATAAGTGGTTGGACTACAAGTGCTGTCACTTTGATGGAAGGGGTATTTACAAATGCTGTTTCATTTAATCAACCAATTGGATCGTGGGATGTATCTAAAGTTACGACTATGGAAAGTATGTTTGAAGGAGCTTCACAATTTAACAAAGATCTATCAACTTGGAATGTCACAGGTGTAACTACAATGGAGGATATGTTTAGAAATTCTTCAAATTTTAACCAAACTTTACAAACATGGAAACCAATAAATGTTACAAACTTGAGTGGATTTTTATCAGGAAGTAGTTTTAGTATAACAAACTACAATAATCTGTTAATAGATTGGTCAGTATTGACTCTGAAACCGAATGTTCAGATGAATGTTTCACAGAACTACAACAACATCGCAAGTTCTGCTAAAAGTATTTTAACTTCGGCACCTAATAATTGGATAATAATAGATAATGGTTTAATATAATAACATGGATAGATTTTATCAAATAAAAATTACAGGAGGAACGTCGCCAGGATTATACTCAATATATTATGATATAGTAAATCCGGCATTCATAGCGAAAGAGTACCCAACTAATGCAAACTTATCGGGATTGTCCTTAAGTTTACTATCAACAACAGGTGTATTAGTGAAAACTCCAAGCAATGTAAATAGTTTAATTTTATACAACAATGGTAAAAAATGTAAAAATCAAGTTGTTTTTGAACTAGAGCCCGAGGATAACGTTTATCCGTGTATTTGTTTATTGATATTTGACTTGGAAAATTCAACACAATCTAACTTTGATTTTTGTTATAATAATACTACGATAAATACAAAACCTGTGTATTCCGGAAACTCAGGTAGTTTGGTATGGAATACTAATGGTTATTGGGATTTTTCTGGATATACGAATAAAGGGTGTGTTTTCAGATCCACTGATTTTGATGAGATACCTCAAACAAATTGGAATGCTGTAGGTTCTTCATCAGGCGATTTTGTTGTGGTATCGCAAACGGGGACTTGTAGTTCTTTTGTATCAACATTCAGTTTTCTTAATGCGATAAGTTATGATGCTGATTGTAAATCGGCAAATGGTTCAATTTTTGCAACAGCATTGGGGAGTACCGGTAGCTGGCAATATTCCTTGGATAATAGTAATTTCCAAAATTTAGGTGTTTTTAACAGTTTATTACCTGGTACATACACAGTATATGCTAAAAGCTCAAATAATACATTATTGAGTGAGGTTGTGGTTGTTGATTCACCTCCGGTAAATAAATTTTCTGTTCAATCGCAATCAACTACCCTCAAACAACTTTCAAAAATAGGATTTATACAATACTATGAGGCGGAGGTAGTTTATGATACATCTTTGATCCCGGTAGGTGAGAATATCACTTTTAATTATGTGATTCAATATGATTTATCATATTCTCAACCTGGTGTTGCTTATTTTGACACTACAGGAAACACTGTCCAAAAAAATAGTATTAATCAACCGGTAAATGAAATTTTGAATCAACCATTAAGCGTTGTATTCCCCTCCGATTGTAATCCAACATATTCTGTATTGTCCGGTGTCCGACAGTATAGTACTGGGCAAATTACACTAGAAAAAAATGACTCTTTTCTTGTTAGATTTGTTTACGGAATAGATACACAACAAAGTGGTTCTTTAGTTGGGCCATGTTTTACGAAGGCTCAACTTGGAATTCTATCATATTTTGATGAAATTGAATATAGTTGTGATTGTTGTGAGATGGAAGAAAATCAAGTTATCATAAATCAGAGTCCACAAATTTTTCAATAACATAATATTTATCCAATATGGCGTACATCATTAAAAATACATCAGGATTATTAAATACAAGATTTACAGATGTAGGTAGACAAAAACTTTCACAAGGTAAATTAGATATAAGATACTTTCAGGTTGGAGATAGTGAACTTTCATATAACTCAATACCCGGTTATGATCAGGCTAATAATGTAATTTTGGAGGCGGCCTACAACGCTCAAAACATTACACAAGAACCACAAGCCAATAAGATGAATGTCAAGTATCCTTATTATGTTAATGGTGCAACAGGTTCTACTTATGGAATTGCCACCATGGATTCGCAGATTGATTCAGTTTACAATACAGCGGCACCCAGAGGTTTTTTTGAAACAGGTAATACAATACCTTGGAGTGCAAAAACAACCTCTGCGTATACTGTTAATTCAAATTATAAAATAAATTCATGTTTGAATTGTAATGTTAACGGATATTATCTTCAAAATTCATTTTGTAGTCCAACAACAGGAACACCAAAAGTTGGAGATTTTGCGGTCATATATTTTGATGCATCCGGACATTGTGGTAACATAAATAAGAACATACCAATACTCACTTATAAAGTTCAAGAGGTGAGTGCAACTACAGGAGGAACTATTGTAAAATTTGATAGAGAAATACCAAAATATTATAACTCAGCAACATGTTGCAAAGATGCGAAAATATTATTTTATCCGTCGGGAATTACTGAAATTTATGACTATAACACCCCAATGGGTTATTGGCCTCCTGATGTTATTAATTTTGAGTCAATATGTGATTTGGGAAACACTGACGTTAAAATTTGGAATATGAACATCGTTTGGTCGGAAAACCCGGCTGGCATCAACCCATCATTAAATGAAGATTTTAGAAATTTCGGGTCAAGAGAGTATATTGGGAGTAAAGAATATTTCGGATACCAAAATAAGTCAGGACAAACTTTTTATATTAACAACACCTTGAATGCTCAGAGTACGGATACATTTTTTTATAACTCATATGATGAAAAAATTTATTTGGAACCTGAAGAACAAAAATCAATTGCTATAGTGCATTATACAAACAATGCGATTGATAGTTTTTATGGTGAGAAATTTGCAATGGAGCCTTTTGATCCTTTAGCAGTGGATACTTTGGGAATGGCGAGAAACTTCAAGGTAACAATACCATGGTTGATGTGGCATAAATCATCTACTAAAACGATAGGCGAAACTTTTTATGTTGATCCTAATGTTGGTAATGCAAATTATTTTGATGTAAGATATCTTCAATCATCCAAAAACAATGATATGAACGAACCCGGATTGAGATATTTCCATCTTTGGGATACCCATCTTAATGGTGATGGTAATCCAAGTAGAGTAGGTAAAGTATTTCCTGATTTGAAACAAATTGTTTTTGATGATGATGAAATAATTGCCGCGATGAGTTATAAATCAAACAGAAACTGGACTTTACCAGCTCCAAAATTGTCTTTAGTTGTTCCTAATGTATGTGATGATAATAATGACGACATAGGCTTACTTGGTAATGAAAATCAGGTTTTGTATCTTACCTATAGATTCAGTTCCTCCGCATTCACTAATTCACTACATTGTAATTATTATAGTAAAATAACCGGTCCACAGACATGTTACACCAACCAAAGACAAGACGTAACGGTTAAATTTGGAAATGAGTTTCCATTTTTGACTGATTGTTGTATGCAAGGATTCAATGCTCAACAGTTTCAAATATTAGTTCAAACAGGTGACACAAAAACAAGACCAAATTCTTCATCTTGGAAATTACTTGATTTCACAAATCAACTTTCAGGTTCAAGTATTAATGGTTATATCACGGTGAGTGGGATGACCGGTACGACTTTTACAATAAGTCACAATGCTTATCAAAACGCACCAACTTATAATTTAGATAATTTTATTGATTTACCAGATCCTTTCCCGTTAGAAAAGGACAAATTAACATTTGGTGACGAATATTTTTTCTATGGAAATATAGAGACCGATATTCAAGCTACAATTTATGAGATGAAGTTCTTAGTGAATCTTTCACAAACTCAATTCACAAATACAAGTAACCCTACATGGAAATCTGGTTCACCTTCTTATATTTCAGAAGTTGGATTATATGATGTTGATAAAGACTTAGTAGTTGTGACAAAACTTCAATCACCGGTGTTAAGGCAAGGCACTCAACAAATTGCAGTTAAACTTGACTTCTAATCTTGATAGTTTAGTATTTTACAATATGGAAATAAAAAACAACCCCAAGGTATTGGGTCTTGACATTTCAACCAAAACTATTGGATGGGCTCTATTTGATATGGAGACAAAAGAACTATTGGAACTTACACACATTTCACCAATTCCCAAACCTAAAAGAGAAAACAAAATGGAAGAACTTTTGGTAAAAGCCGAGATGTTCAGAAGTAAATTGATCGGGTATAAGGAACTTGGAATTACTGATGTTGTAATAGAGGAACCGTTACTTAACTCAAACAACGTTTATACAGTAGGAACACTACTTAGATATAATACTTTAATATTTAGAGAGATATATGACGTGTTGGGTATTATCCCCCAATTTATATCCACATACAATTCAAGAAAATTTGCATTTCCCCATCTTGTCAAGAAGAATGATGCAAACAAGTTTGTTCTATTCGGAGGGTTTCCAAAAGATATTGATAAGAAGATGATTATTTGGGAACTTGTGGCGAAAAGGGAACCACAGATCGTTTGGCACTATACAAAAAATAATACATTAAAGAAAGAGAACTTTGACCAAAGCGATGCTTACACTTGTGCTTTGGGTTATATGAAAGAAAAAGGGATTTGGTAATTTACCAAACAATACTTATTTTTGTGGTGTATATCCACAAATGGAACAAGAAATTGAAGTAATATTAAATTTATTGGAAGAGGTCTTGGGTGATCCTAAAAAGACCAATAACTCCACTCACCAGTATTCCTATAACTGTCCGGTTTGTGATGCGGGTAGGGGTAAAGGTAATTTTGAGGTTAACTTGGATAAATCGGTTTATCACTGCTGGAGTTGTGGTGATACTGAAGGAACTCACGGACCTTTGGGTAAGTTGTTTGACACCTATGGGACCAAGAAACAAAAGAAGTTATATCTCCTTGTAAGGCCTGAAGAGATTAAGGTCAGGGAGAAGAAAGCAAAGAAACTCACACTACCGGAAGGATATACCAAATTCAAAGATTCAAACCCCATCTATCCTGTGTATAAGCAGGCCAAAAATTATTTATCAAGTCGGGGTATTACAGACGAAATTATTGAGAAGTATCAGATCGGATTCTGTGATAAAGGAGAATGTTCCGGAAGGATTATTGTGCCGTCCTATGATCAGAATAATGTTCTAAACTATTATGTTGCAAGAAGTTGGGGTAATACAAAGTTCAAATATAAGAACCCTCAAGCTGAGAAAGACAAGATCATATTCAACGAACATCTAATAAATTGGGATGAAGACATTTACATTGTTGAGGGTGTGTTTGATGCGTTCTTCCTACCTAATCCAATCCCAATGCTTGGAAAACATTTATCAGAATATCTTTTTGAGTCCTTATATACGAAGTCAAAAAAAAATGTTATAATTTGTCTTGATGGTGACGCCTGGACGAACGCTACTAAGCTTTATAGGGAACTGAATGGCGGGGCGTTATATGATAGAGTCAAAATAGTTAAACTACCCGAGGATAAGGATGTATGCGATCTGAGGGGAAACATAAACGATTATTATTACAAAATGAGATGAGAGATTTACACGAAATTGCAAAAGACATTAGGGAAACAATTGCCATGAAGCAAAAGGAGTTTGGGCTAACCTTTAAGGAGGAAGATCATATCTATACTATGAATGGTAGGACTGACTATCCATCGGTATCAAAGGTATTAAAGAAGTTTTATACTGAGTTTCCAACTGAACAAGCGGCATATAATAAATCCGGGGGAGATCCACAGAAACAAGAGGAGTTAATAGCTGAATGGGCGGCATCCGGAAGATATGCAACAAATATGGGATCAAGGGTTCACTACGTTTTGGAAAAGAAACTTATTGAGCAGTATGATAACTACAAAGATGTGAGAGAACCGATATTTGAGTGTGATGTAATTCAGATGATGAAAAGTGATAGTATGATTTCTGCTGGGTCAAAGTATTTGAAACTAATGAAAGAGAGGAATGTAGCATTACTTGATACAGAAACTGTCTTGGGACATCCTGATTTGGGATATACCGGACAGCCTGATAAGTTGTGGTTAGTTGAAAGCAAAGATAAGACCGAATATGGACTTCTTATAACTGATTGGAAGACAAACAAACCCAAGAACTTTGAATCAAATAGATTTACAAAGAAAATGAAAGATCCATTCACTGATGTTGATGACACGGCTCTTGGTCACTATTACGTTCAATTACCTTTATATGTGAAGTTATTCCTTGAGATGATGAAAGGAACCAAATATGAGAATATGAGGGTGTTTGGGGGTATCATAGTATTACTACAGGATGATTCTGATTTCAAGGAGTATAGAATACCCAAACAAATTATGGGGACAGTCCTTGAAATGGATATGAAAAAATATTTAATTTGAAAAGTCAAATAAATTTATTATCTTTAAAATAAAAAATATGAGCAACGATTTATTAAAACCCAAAATTGATTTAAGACAACAACCTACGGTAGCTTGTGAATCTTGTGGTCACACTTACTTCAGAGAAGTTGTTATTCTAAAAAAAGTATCAAAATTACTAACCGGTTCTTCGGAAGATACACTTGTTCCATTTCCAACTTACAAATGTGATTCTTGTGGATATGTGAACGATGACTTCAAGTTGTTTGATAACAACGATGAAGAATCAAAAATTGAATCTGTATGAAATATGAAGCAGAATATACAGTAAAGATCAAGTTAGAGGACGTTACAATGAGACCTGACTCCACTGAGCAGGATTTACAAGAAAAAATCACTCTTTTAGGTAGAAACAATCTCAAAAAGTTCTTTGAGGGTATATTATTGGACCCGGACAAAAGAATTATTTGTGAAGAAATATTTTTTCAGGAAAAGAAATAGTCATATATTTGTAATCTAAAACAAATTTTATGTCAGGAGGAAGATTCGACTACGATCAATACAGAATTAGGAATATTTCCGATTCTATTGAATCCGTTATTGAAAAAAACGGAGCAAAGAAAACTGAAAGAGAACTCAAAGACGAAGGTTGGAGAGATCCGGACTGGTATGTGAAGTATCCGGAGGATATGTATCATTACAAATATCCCGATGAGGTAATTGAGAAGTTCAAAGAAGCGGTAGATATTCTTCGTAAGGCTGAGGTTTATGCTCATAGGATTGACTGGCTTCTGTCCGGTGATGATGGGGAGGAAACATTTCTTAAAAGATTAAAAGAAGATTTGGAAAAGATATGAAAGATAAAGAATTAAGTAGTCAAATTGTTAGACATATATTTGATACGGCAATTTCAACCACACAATTAAATTCTTCAAATAGTGAAGAGTATATCTATCATTTGAGAGTGTTAAATTTGTATTTACAAGAATATCTGGAAAATATAAAACTACCTGAAGACGAATCATGGAGAGAAAAAATCAATACTGAAATTAAAATAAAGTTATAACTATGAGAGTAATCTGTATTGAGAATTCCTTATGTGTTGATGAAGAAGGTTATGGTAGTATCCGTACCCATAAAGGATCAATCTATCACGTTATAGATGTGGTCAGTGGTGAGGAAATGAGGGAGAAAACAGGTATCAACTTTGCATCAGGTCCTTGGTATGAATTCTTGGAGGTGGAAGGAAAACACCATCATATTAGGTTTCTTGAGATACCTGATGAAACCGAAGAATTGTTTGAATTAATCAAAAAAAATGAGTATGACACCGAAAGCGCAAGCAATTTATTTAGTAAGTAGCATGGGAATCTCAACATCGTGGGCGACCAATTATACCGGTGGAGAAGATTATCCAATGTATAAAAATCAATATGCTAAAGAATGTGCTTTAATTGCGGTTGATAAGTTAATTGAAATTGCTGAAGATGATGTTCATTTGAAATCAACAGTATTTTCAGAGACGCACCGGAATTATAAATCTTATTGGAGATTAGTAAAAGAAGAAATTGAAAAGTTATGAAATTTGAATTAACAGAAGATCAAGAAGCTAGATATCGTGTTTGGAAAAATTCTTTACCGATTATTCCTGAAGGACATTTTGGAGCTGCTGGCGGTGGGTATTGGTTTAAGTTCATCCCCACCGGTATTGGAACTATCGTAATGGCAGGCAGAGAAGATGTTCCGGAACTTGACATTAATTTAACAGATTACGAAAATTGGTAAATTATGAATGACAAATTGAATGAAAGATTATTAGATGGGATGCCGCCACACATAGCAGAGAAGGTGGATAAAATGATTGGTAATATGAAAGAAGTATATGACCTTGCCATGGAATCTTGGGAAGGATGTGATGGTTGCACAGAAGAGGATAAGCATTTTTTCATAAATGGATTTATGAGGGGATATAATATGGGTAAACCTAATAAAATAAATTTAGAAGAAATTGAAGAGGAAGCTAAGTTTAGATCTCAGATTGAAAGTGTCCAATATGCAGATGGTTTCATTGAAGGTATTGAATGGTATATTGATAAATTAAAAGAAAAACAATGAAAAAATATTATTATAAATTACCATTCAAGTTCAAACTGTGGTGGGCGAAACAATTATTGTATATGTTCAGAGGATTCGGGCCAACATTTAATGATGATATTGTTTTATACAATGAGTTAAACTTATGGATAGAAAAAAAAGGTAAACCTTTTACAAATTCAAAACAATGACTGAGATGAAAATTGAAATTGCTTGGAATACTTTAGATCATAAAGAATGGTGGTTTGATTTAGGTATTGGGTATCAATCCACAGATTATTATGAATATAAAAAAGTATTAACAATAGGATTAGGAATAGCTACTATATATTTTAGATTTATAAAAAGAAAACAATGAAAAAAGAATCAAAACTAATTGACAAACGAATTATTATAGACGAATCGGTTGTTGTGGTTGGTGTAAATGAAGACACTGGATTTATAAATCTTACAAAACAAGATGAGACATTGACAGTTCGCATGACACCGGATGAACTTAAAGGAGTTTATGATGCGATTGGCGAGATATTGAATAATAAATTAACAACGCATACTGGTATCAGTATACAAAGTAGCGGGACCAATCCTTATATTAATGTCAAAGCCACAAATGGTGGTTCCAAAAGTGTTTTTGATTATAATCCAAAAGAAAATATATTTTCAATATAAAAAATCCTTATCTTTGTGATATGAAAGTCCTATTTTTAGATCACGATGGTGTTGTTTGCTTGTCAAACAATTGGGGTTCCCGACTCAAAAAACAAAAGAAGTGGGGTGGGAGAAAAATGTCTATGACATTAAGAGAAGTTCCCGTAGAACATAGATTTGATAATTTTGATAAAAAGGCGGTTAAAGTTCTTAACGAAGTTTTAACTGAAACCGGGGCTGAAATCGTTGTTAGTTCTGATTGGAAACTTCACGGATCATTGGAAGATATGGGTGTATATTATGATCTTATGGGTGTTGTCAAAAAACCCTTGGATTTTACTCCAATAGTTGATCAGTCCGGCACATTAGAACTTCTCAGGTCATTGGAAATCCAACAATGGTTAGATAATAATAAAAATGTCACAAGTTGGGTTAGTGTGGATGATTTGGATATGAGTTTATTTTTGGGTGATAACTTTGTATTAACACCCAAAGAGAATGAAGGAATCAAACAGACAGGAATAAAAGAAAAACTTATCAAAATCCTTAATAAATGACACATTTAGTTATCAAAACAAACAACTACATACTAATCACTTCTGATGAGGAGATTAAAGAAGGGGATTGGGTGACAGATAGTTATGGTGTATTTAGATACGCTAACGATAATCCATGTCAAAAAGTATTCGGAGACTGCAAAAAAATAATTGCCCACCTATCGCTAAACAACTCACCAATTTTAGATGGAGTAGATTTACTACCACCATTACCGATGACATTCCCTACTATTGAGTGTATAGGAGATAATTTATGGGAAGAACTTACGGGTGGTCAAGAGGTTTCTGTAAACAGAGGTGATTGGTCTTTTGGATTTGGAATAGGTTACAACAAAGCCAAAGAGAAATATAAATTCACAGAGGAGGATATGAGAGATGCTGTTGAAATAGCTTGTTGGAATATGATTGGAAAAACAGTAACAGAATCTTTAATAAAAGATCTAGTAGAAGAATCTTTAATAAAAGATCTAGTAGAAAAAACAATACAATCCATATCACAATCAAAACTACCTGTTGGATTTAATTGTGAAATAGAAGTTGAATGTACTGGTAATGACAATAATGGTTGTTTTATGGACGCACCAGGACATAATTGCGGTTGTGTTAAAACAAAAATCATCAACGGAGTGATGAAAGGAGAATGGATATTTGAATAACCAATTAAAATTATTAATAAATGATCATAGTCGGAGATATTGTATTTCATACACTTTCAAAGTTATATTTCATTTGTGAAAACAATAAACAACAAAGGTGGATGAATATGAACTCATTTTATATTAAAAAAAATGATGTAAATTTGCCACAAACTTATTTTAAGAAACTATAAAAAAATTAAAATGATTAACAAAATAGTTCACTTCTCTGATCTTCATATCAGATTATTCAAAGATCACGATCTATACCGGGGCATTATAGGTAAGATGTTAAAACAGTTTGGAGAAATTGCCCCGGATAGAATCGTATTCACCGGAGACCTTGTTCATTCCAAAAACCAAATGACACCTGAACTTATTGAGATGGTATCTTGGGTCCTAACAGAATGTTCCAAAATTGCAAAGACAGTCCTCATCATAGGGAACCACGACTTCTTGGAGAATAATATGTCCCGACTTGATGCTCTTACACCGATCATTGACTCTCTTGATAACGAGAATATAGTTTATTACAAGGACAGAGGTGTGTATGTAGACGACAATATTGAATGGGTTGTATATTCCTTAACAGAACACAACCTCCCACCAGTTATTGAACCATCTGACAAAAGAAAGATCGGTTTATTTCACGGACCTGTTAGAGGGTTATCAACAGACATCGGATATAAGTTTGACGAGGGATTTGATTCTGACAAGTTCAAAGGATGTGATCTAGTACTGTGTGGCGATATCCACAAAAGACAGGTGTTTGATATTCCGGGAGGAAAGAAGGCATATATGATCGGGTCAACCATTCAACAGAATTTCGGTGAGACAATCTCCAAACACGGATTTGGTCTTTACGATGTGGAAAAAGATAAATATACTTTCACAGATTTGGAAAATCCAAAACCTTTCTTATCTTTTTATATAAACTCTTTTGATAATTTAGAAAATGGAACAGAACGACTTGTTAACGCTTAATATACCCAAGATAGATGGGGATGATGTAATTGCTTTTTGTAAATTAAATGAAATAGAAAACATTGATAATTTTCTTTTTTCTTGTTTCAAAAAAGGTCTGTATATTGAGAAGTATGGGCTTTATGGAAATAGTGAACCGGTTTTCATTGACAAGATCGTAGAAGTTCCGGTAGAGAAAATTGTGGAAAAAGTGGTTGTTGACGACTCTTTTTGGCAGGAAGAAAGAAAACAATATCTATTAAAAATAGAGGAACAAGCGAAAATTTTCCAAGAAAATCAACAATTGGAGGAAGAAAGACAAAAATTTTCCACTAAAATACAAGAATTGGAAAAAAATTTCCAAGATCTCCAAAAAAAGAACTCAATGTTATCAGAAACTCTTCAGAGTTTGAGGGGACAGTTAGTTGACAAAGACAAAAAAATATCCGATCTTGAATCTGTGGTTATGGCTCCAAGTCCGGAGTTCCTTAAATCAAGATATATGGTCGGTTCAAATTTATCACAAACTTTCTAAAATATACAAATTATGACACAATTATTATTATGGTTTATTATGAGTTATGGTCTTATGAACATTATGGTTTATGGATCAATCTTTCAGGGACTCAGAGATGGAATTAGAAAATGGGGTGAAAATGAGAATGCTCCTTTACAAAGTGTTGGAGAGTTCATTTCCGGGATCTTATCCTGTCCTATGTGTTTTTCTACGTGGGGTGGATTTTTCTTGGGTTGGTTTGTTTACTCACCAGTACAAGAATTATTGGGTGTATCACCGTTAGTTTCTTGGTTTTTTGATGGTATATTATCATCCGGAGCCGTTTGGGCGATAAATGCGGTGGTTGAATGGTTTGAAGAAAACAGACCAAATCAGAACAACATTATTTAATCATGGCGGTTGATTGGTCAGAAATTGCTTACAAATTAGCAAAGAAAAAAATTAACGAAAAAAACCAAATAAATGCCGATGAATTCTTTTTTGTCTTATCTTTGGTGGGTGAGAATGATTTTAATAAAGAGTGTGTAATCTTAAAAGGTTTTCAAGAAAAAAAAATTGACATATTTTTTAAGAACATACACGAAGATCTTTACCAGAGATATAAACGATTGGAAGGTAGTTTGAGAATTCACGATTTAATATTCGGAAAAAGTGAACATATAAAAGAACTTATAAACAAAACAAAAGATACAACAAAATGGCGAAATCAGCTAAAAGAGGTGGAGCAAAGGCCCACAGAAGAAGAGTAAAAAATCGCAATAACAAAATTGCAGGTTTGAGAAAAAAGACAGAAAAGATGTTCAACGATGCTATGATGGAACAACTTGAAAAAATGAGAGAAAGTTTCTCAGGTATGACCGAAGATCAAGAACAAGAACCGGTAGAAACATCAGAATCAGTGCAACTTAATTTAGCGGCACCAAGTGTAGATCCACACCTTTAATTTTTCACAATGGATTTATTCAATCCACCACCAGTTTTTGAATATAAAAAAATGGCACACAACTTAAAAGTAGATACATTAGATAATCCTTATATCCAAATTATTTGGGAGGATTATGTAGAAAACTTTTCTCAAGAGAAGATCAGAAGTGTTAAACAATACTTTCAAAAGAAGTATGCGACAACCAATGTAAATGTAATTACAAAGGTTAAGACCGCCGCTGAAGAAGGAGTTCAGACCGTTGATGTAACATTCAATGTGATGGATAAGAACTATCAGATAGAACTTGTTAAGTCACACTTGAAGTCAAAGGGTCAGGACAAACACCTTGATAATATTCTTAACTTGGATGTTGCGGTGGAGAACAAACTTATTGCCGAATCAGATGAATCAACGGCATTTAAGAGGTGGTATATCCGGAGGATTGAGTTTTCTAACTTCTTATCTTATGGTGAGAATCAGGTTATTGACTTTGAAAAGTGTAATGGTATTACAGTAGTTGAATCTGACCCACCAAACTTCGGTGGTAAGACTGTTTTATCTGTTGATCTGTTGATGTTCTTATTTTTCAACACTACGACTAAAACACAGAAAGCTGAGGAGATCTTTAATAGATTTACTGACAAGAACAAGGTATCCGTAAGAGGTGAGATTACCATTGATGGTGAGGACTATATCATCGCCCGGACTATTGAAAGAAAGAAGGCTAAGTCCGGTGAATGGAATGTTAAAACAGATCTTGATTTCTTTAAGAAATTACCCGATGGACAATTACTTAATTTCACCGGGGAACAGAGAAAAGAAACCGAGAAGTTTATCAAATCTTCAATCGGAGAACAAGAGGATTTCTTATCAACCATTCTTACCACGGCTACAAACTTGGAGGACCTGATTGATTCTAAACCAACTGCAAGAGGACAGATCCTTACTAAGTTTTTAGGGTTGGAGTATCTCAAAAGAAAAGAAGAGACCTGTAAAGAACTTTATTCTGACTTCTCCAAGACAATGATTTCTAACATCTATAATTCTGAGAAATTAAAACAGGAAATAGAGGAGTGTGAAACCAAGATTGGTGAATTGAGACAAGAGATTACATCTTTACAAAATAGTGTTGAGGATGTTAATGACAGGATTAGTAAGGGTAAGGAGTATAAGGAGAATCTTCAGGGTTCAAAACATACCGATATTGATCCGGACTTGATTATTATGAACTTGGAATCTGTTCAGTCAGACATTAGAAACTTTGAAGGTAAAATTCAACAACTGACCAAACAATCAAATGAGGTTGAACTGGTTGAACCATCAAGTTTTTATGAAGAAACAGTTCACGATAAGATAAAAGAAGAAATTCTTGATTTGAGATTGAAGATCGGTGGTTTAGAGAATAAGATATCTGAAATAGAAGAGCTCATTAACAAGTTTAAGGATGGACTCAAGTGTGATCATTGTGGTATCAAGTTGATAGATGCGGAATTGACCAAGAAAAAGATAGACCAGTTAAAAGATATCAAGGACGAAAAGGAAACTCTTGAGTCCAAACTATCAGATCTGAACGCTAAAGAAAGTGATCTAGCGGTTCTTAAAACACAATTTGATAACTACGAAAGAAACAAATTGGTTAAAGGTAAGTTGGACCTTGAGATAGAATCATATGAGTTGAAGTTGGAGAGGTCAAATGATAAAGTAAAAAGATATAACGACGCTCAAGAAAAGATCAAGAAGAACAATGAAATTGATAGTAAGATCGTTAAATCAAATGTTAGATTGGATGAGTTGGAACAAGAAAGAAGAAAGTATGAGGCAGGTATCATAACCAATAACAACTTCATTAAAAATGACGAACGCAAAATACAACAAAACAAAGATTTTATTGAGAAGATAAAAGAAGAGTCGGAGAAGGAAAAGATCTACAAAATTTATCTTGAGATATTTGGAAAGAATGGTATCACCAAAACAATCCTTAAAACGATGATGCCATTTATAAATTCAGAACTACAACGACTTCTTCAGGATAGTTGTTACTTCAGAATGGAAATTAAGATCTCAGATAAAAATGAGGTTGAGTTTTGGATGATTGATAACTCGACCGGTGTTGAGAAACTCATGTCCTCCGGATCCGGTTATGAAAGAACGATAGCGTCACTGGCTTTAAGATCAGTATTGAGTAAGGTTTGTTCATTACCTAAACCAAACATAATTGTGATGGATGAGGTATTCGGGAAAATTTCTAATGAAAATTTGGATTTAGTTGGAGAATTTTTTGTGAAAATAAAAGAATACTTTGAGAAAATATTCGTAATTTCGCATAACCCACTAATATCCAACTGGGCGAACAGTGTGGTCAAGATAACAAAAATTGATAACATCAGTAAAGTAATTCAATGACAAAGTATTTTCTAATCGTATTAGAACCGGATCTTACACTTGAACAGATCCAAAATGTGGCAAATGAAATCGTGGAACTAAATTCCGCACCACTAATCAAGTATAGAATTGTTAATGCATCTTTTGTTCTACATTTTGCAACTACTTTCAATCAGAGTTTTGCGAAAGAGTCCATAGATAGTATAATGACAAAATGTCAGTATAATTATATTCTATGTCAAAATGACGACAAAATCACATTAAATTTTCTATCCAACAACAAAGAGGATGAAAAATTAATTATGGAAGATTTTTTGTGTTTAGAAACTGCAAATTTGGTTTTTCAAACTAGTAACGATCAATATGATCCATTACTTGAGGAATTATTAGATATAATTGAAAGTGAAGAAGATGAAGATGATGATTATTATGATTACTTAAAACCAAAATTCGTTGAGGAATATAATTTAAATGATATTTTGGATAAGATAAACGATTCCGGGTTGGATTCGTTAACTGAAGATGAGAAAAACTTTTTACATAAAATAAAATAAGAATGAAAGAAAAAACAGAAAGTGCACCGATTAATCAGGAAGAAATCTATTCCTATTTGAAAGACCTTCGCAAGATTAAGGTTATGACACCTGAAAGAGAAAGAGAGTTATCCTCTATTATGTCTTCAGGTAGAGTGTCCAAACAAGTTAAGGAAGAAATTGAAAAGGAAATAGTTGAGGGTAATCTCCGATTCGTTATTACCGTGGCAAAGCAATACCAAAACCAAGGGTTAGATCTGAATGATCTTATCGCCGAAGGTAATCTTGGACTCATCAAAGCAATCAAGAACTTTGATTGGACCAAAAACCTCAGATTTATATCTTACGCTGTTTGGTGGGTTAGACAATCAATTCTTCAATCTCTGAATGAAAACGCAAGAACAATCCGTCTCCCGGTGAATATTGTTCAAGAACTTCATAAGGAAAAGAAGGCGGTAGAACAAGGTATTACTGAATTGTCTGACAAGTTCGCAAATCTCCCATCAATTCTCCAAATTGATAATTCTATAAATGAGGAGGGAGACACATTAATGGATATTGTTACAAACCCAAATGCGGTTTCACCTGATGAATCTTTTAATAACCAAGATATTCTAAAACAAAAACTGATTGATATCCTCAATGTTTTAGATGATAGAGAAAGAATTATTATTGAGGATTACTTCGGACTTACCGGAAACAATAGAACTTTAGAAGATATTGGAACTGATTTTGATTTAACCAAAGAAAGAGTTAGACAAATTAAAGAAAAAGCACTAAGGAAGCTCAGGAATGAGAGTTCGGTACTCTTTGATTACCTTTAATATGAGAATGGACTATTTATAATAGTCCATTTTTTTTTATTTTATTATAATAAAACTTTTAAATATGAAAAAATTTATAACTGAAAATTTTGCAAACATAATCTTAGCTATTTCATTATTAACATTAGTTAAGACATGTGGAGACTCAAGAGAGTTAACTAAAATCAGAAAAGAGATTCAACTGATTAAAGATTCTACTTATACAAAAAAGGAGTTGGAAGTTGAATTAAGAATTAGTGGATTGGAAGCGGAAAAAAGAATGATCCAAGCTACTGACAGAAAGATCCTCGACGTTCAAAGACAAACTCAAATAGATGAGGAGATAAAAAGATTAAGAAGTAAATAATGAATTGGTTTCAAAGAAATATTAAAAACATTATATATGTTTCATTTTTAGTTCCGATAATTTTGGTTGCGTTGGTGTCAATATCTCACGTAACAAAATGGTATGGAATATCTAATCCGTTTAGTTGGGCTATATATCTTTCAGTAGGTATTGAGATTGCCGCCTTATCTGCATTAGCGGCTATATCCGCAAATATGGGTAGAAAGGTTTACTTCCCATTCGGTATTGTAACACTCATTCAGTTCATAGGAAACATATTTTTTGCATATCAGTTTATTGATATAAACAATCCTATTTTTAGGGACTGGGTTGATCTTGTAGATCCGTTGGTTAGTTTGATGGGGGTTGAATCCGGAGATTTAATAGGTCATAAAAGATTCTTGGCTTTCTTCTCGGGGGGAATGTTGCCGCTAATATCTTTATCGTTTTTACACATGTTAGTTAAGTTTGAAGAAGAGGAAAAAAATAAGAAAAAAACAACTGATGTTGATATTGAAGAGTTGAGTAAAATCGCCGGAAAAATAGAAAAGGAGAACTATGATAAAGATTTAATTGTTAATATGCCAAGTAAAGAGGAGATAGATAAAGCTGAAGAAATTTTACTAGGTAAAAAAGAATCGGATCAAGAAACAAAAGAACAGGAAAATATTGAAGATGAAAAAGTAAAAAGATTAGTTTACACAAAATAGAATGTTTAATATTGAAAAAATTGAAAATTTAAGTTATATCAGTCAAAATAAGAAAAAAAAACAAATTATTTTGGCTAACACTTCACGTGATATTAGATATTATATTACCTCATTAAAAGAAAGACACAACAAAAAATACAATAAAATTCCTAATTATGTAATAAGTAGAGAGGGAATTATATATAACTTGATTCCGGACGACACTTATTCTTCATTTTTCAAAAAAGAATCTATAAATAAGAACTCAATTATAGTGGTTCTTGAAAATTTGGGTTGGTTAGAAAAAAGACCACTAACAGATTATTACGTTAACTGGATTGGTGATATTTATAAAGGAGAAATTTTTGAAAGAAAATGGAGAGATTATTTCTTTTGGCAACCTTATACTGAAGAACAACTTAAAAGTTGTGCTGAATTGTGTAATAAGTTAACGGATGATTTCTCTATTGATAAAAAATGTGTCGGTCATAATACAAAAGTGGAAGGTGTTGAAAGATATAATGGTATAATATCAAAAAGTAATTTCAACTCCAAATCTACAGATTTAAGTCCGGCATTTGATTTTGATTTATTTATAAAATATTTTGAGAATGAGCAATTCGTATGATGAAATAAAAAAGTTATTGAAGGCATCTAACAAGATGCTTAAATCTAATTTAAATGAGGAAAATTACTCAATTAAAAAAAAGTATGGTATTTTAATGGAACAAGATGATGAAAAATCAGGATCCGATGTATTCCAAAAAATTAATCCAATTAAAAGTACTGAAGAAAAAATTGATTCGGAAAAAGAAAAAATGAAAGACGATAAGCAACAAGCTTATAGAATTTCAGGTGGAATGATAACTTTACATGGTAGAGACCAAAGTGATTTGGAACTAACGACAGATGAAAAAGTGGCGTTTCAGGAAACTATGGATGAATTTATCAATGAAGTATCTGATCTCGTAGATTTTGAAAACTTGAATGTATATACAAAGGATGTAGAATGGGGTGGAAAGATTATAGATTTTGACATGGAATTTTATTTCACAATTGGTGAAAACAATGGAATTTATATAAACGGGACGATGATGAAAGTTGATGAAAACTTTTTGGAAACAATGAGAAAGTTACAGGCTTATTACGAAAAGTTCAAATCTAAATGGGCTAAGGTATTGGCATCAAGGAAAAAAACTATGCAAAAAGGAGGTGAAGATGAAGAAGAACTCTAAAAAATTTTATGAATACTTGGATTTGAAAACCTTGATGATAATTTGTTTAATTATTGTCATTCTTTTATTGAAACTTTGTACGCCTAAACCACCTGTAAAACCGGGAGATACAATAAAGGTTGGAGGAAAAAAATATACTGTAATCCAAAGAGTTATAGATACACAGTATATTCCAAAAACTCAAACAGTGTATAAACCAGGTCAAACTATTTACGTTGAAACTCCTGTTTATATTGATGTCCCCGCCGATGTAGATACTGCCGCTATATTGAAAGATTACTATTCTAAAAGAGTTTATAAAGATACGATAAAATTGGAGGATAGTTTGGGTACCATAACATTGGTTGATACAGTTCAAGAGAACAAGATAAAAGGTAGGACTTTAAAATCTGACATCAATCAAATTGTAATAAAAGATAGTATTATTGTTGTTAAGCTACCTGTTAATCAGGTTTATGTAGGAGGATTAGTTGGGGTTACTAGACAAGGGTTCAACTTTTTCGGACCTAATTTTGTTTTGAAAACAAAATCTGATAACATGTATAGTTTAGGAATTGGGATTACAAACGCTTTGGTGCCTTCAATACAGGGAGGAATATATTGGAAAATCAAATTAAAAAAATGAGTAAAGTTTTAAATTATTTAATAGAAAAAGCATTGAAGAAATCTTCAATCAAAAACAAAACCTTTGATGAGATTGTTAAGAAAAATCATAAAAAAGGGAAAGACATTTCTTTGGTTGAAAAAAAAGTTAAGGACGCAATTATTCAAGGGACTAAAATTGAAATGGAACATACTGATAACAAACAAGTGGCTAAAAAAATAGCCATGGATCATTTGTATGAAGATTTAGAATATTATAACAAGTTAAAAAAAATTGAGAATAAAGAAGCAACTTCAGCTTCCGCGGCAGGATCATTCGCACCTCCAATATCAACAGAAAAAACTAATTTAGAAGAGGTTATGAAAGTTGATGAATATGAGAAGGCAGATGAAGTTTTAAAAATCTTAAAAAATGAAGATAGAGATTTATATAGACAACTTTTATTTTTGATAATGGATGCGTATGCTTTCAGTTTTGAAGATTTATATGGGTATATCAAAAGGAGTGATAAAGTTTCTGATGAGACTTTATCAAAAGTAAAAAACATGTTAGACGAATTTAAAGAAAAAGAAGAACAATCAAAGAAGAAAAAAAAAGGGAAAAAAACTGAAACCAAGGAAGCCACTGGGTCTGGTTCATCAGGATCTTACGTAACAACCGCAGCTTGGGCAAAATCAACCTCAAAAAAAGATTGGAGAGGGAGGTCAAAAACCCAAATACCGGGTGGAAATTTTGTAACAATAAAGAAAAAATGTAAAACTTTCCCTTATTGTAATCAGGGAGATATTAAAGCTTTAAAAATATATGAAAATGAAAAAGTAAAAAAAGTAATTGAAGACGTAAGTTTAAAATATAATGTTTCTCCTGATGTGATTAAATCAATTATCCAAAATGAATTGGAAACTAAGAGAAATAAACCAAACTATTGAAATATTTATTAAAAAAAAAACTATGAATCATATTGATAAATTAATAAAAGTTGCTATGAAAGAATCTTTAGAGGAAAAAACAGAAGAATTGAGTAATAAAATTGATGCTGCCGGTTGGACTGGACCTCAAGCGGCAACATCAGAAGATTGGAATCCACAAGGTCCTGTGACTATTTCAGGGACAGATATATCTGAGGAAGATGAATCTGAAATGGATGGTGGGGAAACGGACATAACTGATAAATCTACAGGTGACAATGATGAAACTTGTAAATATCATATGGCTAACTTTGGACCTGACGATGAAAGAACACAAATGTTTTGTAAAGGAAGCATTACTGAAAGATTACATGGTGGTCAGAAAAGATTAGATAGAAATAAAAATGGTAGATTAGATAAAGAAGATTTCAAACTTCTTCGTGGATCAAAAAAGAAAAAAGAGGTTGGTGAAATTGAACTTTCTAAATTGAAAAAAGGTGGAAAATACAAATTCAAGTCACCTTCATTTGAAGATGACTTGGAATATACAGACGAATATCCGGGAGAAGGAGAACCAATGCACTCTTTCAGAGGTAAAAAAGCTGGAAGTCATTTAATGGGTGATAAAGATGTTGAACGTTTTGTGTCTGATTTTGATGATGAATTAGAAGAAGGAATTGGATATTACGATAATATTGATTCTGATCATTTTCATGAGAAAACAGGTGGTATGTACGACAGAGGTAAAAAAACTGATTATGATTTTCAGGATATTGAATCTGAAGACGTTCCATTAGGTAAAAGAAGATATAATGGTGTTGAAGATATTGAATTTGAAGAACCTAAAAAAAGTTCTTTTTTAAACAAAATAAAAGGTAAATTAGGTTTAGGTGAAACTGATGAGATGGAAGAGGGAAACGCTTTTACAAATGCTTTAAGAAAAACAAAAAAAGGTGGAAAATTTAAGTTAGGTGGAAAAACTTATACAGATAGATCAAACTTGGATGAAGCCGAAAAATTCATCCAAAAAGCAGTGAAAAAAATGGAGAAAAAAGGAACTGAAGGTTCATTCAAAGAATATTGTGGTGGTGAAGTTACTAAATCTTGTATAGATAAAGCGATGAAAAGTGGAGATCCTAAATTAGTTAAAAAAGCTAATTTCGCAAAAAATATAAAAGCTTATAAAGGGGTGGAACATAAAAAGAAAAGTGTTAAAGAATCAATTGAATTAACTGAGTCAGAAATGATCAATTTAATTGAACAGATTGTTTTGGAGCAAAAAAGTGATAAGTATTTCGGAGGTAAAAAACCTAAAGGATGGGCTGAAACTGAAAAAGCCCTGAAAGGTTCTAAAAAAGAAAATGATGATTATATCAAAAGTGTAACGCAAAAGTTAAAAGATTATCTGAAAGACGGATCTAAAGGGGGATACGAAACAAGTCCCAAACATTTTCCTAAAGGTAATGGTGAATTAGCTAAAATGGAAAAAATGGCATACCAACCTGACAATGCGACTTCTGAATATATTGATAATTTTACGGCTGCGGGTCAAGAAAATCTCGTCTATGATGAAATTCACCCGGATGAGGATAGAATAACTTCTAACATAGAAGGATCCTCTAAAACAGGTAACAATCCAAAATGGGCAAATGCGGTTGAAACAGGTGTAAATAAAAAAAGAAATCAGATTAGAAAGGATAATTTGTTGGGGGCGGTTAAGGACATAGCTTACAACAAAGCTCCACAACCTGCTGAAATTGTTAAAGGAAATTCAGGTCGTGCGGCAAAATTCAAACAAAATTATGGTAAGGATGCCGCATCAAAGGCGACAAAAATTCTGAATCAACTTGAGTCAACTGAGGAAAAAAATGATATTTTACTATCAGAAGAATTTAACAAGATCAAGAATTTAATGAATTACGATAAAAGAACACAATAACCTACAAAAAAAGTAATTAATTGATTATATTCTCCATAGATAAATTTCTATGGAGAATTTTTTTTCTTGGGTGATGAAACCTATACCGGAAGATGAAGTGCAAGTTTGGATGAATGTTAACAACATTATTACTGAAAAATGTGAACTTTTTTACGATTTTTGTACATCATTGATAATGTTGATTAGCGAAACTTATTTGGGTGACGAGAGTTTACCAAATGAAACCAAGATAATTTTGTCTGATGAAGATAAAAAAAAACATTTTGATTGGTGTTGGGAAACAACAATAAATTCATTTAAAAAAGAAAATATTGAATTCAATGATAGAGGAGATCATTATGATTATTTTTTAGTTTTTTTGACTGAAGTGTTTTATAATCAAAAAAATATGTCAATAAGAAACTCTTTGGGAAAGTTTTTTGAAGAGTTATTTGATAGAGATTTTCCATTTACTAAACCTGACCTAGATCTTTTTACTGAGGTTTATAAATTATTAGATAAAAACATGAGTGATTATTCATAATGTATTTACTTGAAATCAAAAAAACCCTATTGTTATATACAATAAACGATAAAATTTAAAAAAATGTCAGAATTATCAACTATTGAACAAATCAAAGTTAAAACTGAAGAGTTATCTGTAGATACACTTAAATTCCAAAAGGGAAACAAAAGCGCAGGTACTAGAGCTAGAAAATTAGCACAAGAACTCAAAAGTTTATTACAAACTCTTAGACAAGAGATATTGGAAGACAGAAAGTCAGAAAAAAATGCTTAATGTTGAAACTATTTTTTTGTACGTTTTTGTATTTTCAATCTTAGTGACTTTGAGATTGTTAACAAAATTTATAAGTGCCCTACTCCATCCGGAAGAAAAAATATTAAGGGGTAGGGAACTTATAATACATGGTATTTTTTTATCGTATTTTATAACTTATATAATTAAAAACATATAAATGAACTTATACAAATTACTCTTAGATTTCTTTCCTTATCTCATATCAATAAGAAAACTTCAAAACTATTTGTCTATTGATATTGAGTTTCCTAAAACATGGAAAATACCAAAAAAATATGTAGATGAAAAAACGATTTTAGAACAACCCAGTTCAAAAGATAACTTCAGATGTTTTTCATTCGCAGTAGAGTTCAACGAAGAATTGATGGAAAAGTTATTTAATAATATAATTGGTATTGTTAAATATAATAGAGAAAGAGAAGAAAAAGAAAGTTTATTTGAAGTAAAAATAAAGGAATTAAAAGAACTTTTTGATCATAGTAAACTAAATGATCTCAAAAATTTGGAATTTAATATTAAAAATATTTATAATGTAAATTTTGACGAAGATGAACAATCAGAGGACAGAGAAAATATTAAGTTGGTATCAGAATGAAATCCAAAGAGATAATATAGAATTGGAAGTTGAGAAAAAAAAATTTTTAAATAAAATTAAAAATACTAATAGAGAAAATATAATTGAAACATTAAAACCCAAAAAATATACATTATGGCAGAGAATCAAGAAAGTGTTGATGGGTATCTAGAAAAATTGGCATTGATTTCGGAAGGGATTGATTTATTACATCCCGGAACAAAGGCGGTAATTTTTGATTTACCGAAAGACGAATTTATTAAAACTCGTGATTTAATCAAAAATATATCAGAGGATAAGGACAAATTCAAAATAGACATTTCAGGAATTGAATTTATTTATCTTTTGAGTGAGTAGTACTTTTTCTATATAAAAAATCTTTATTAAATCCCTTTTCTTCAAGCAACTTATATATGTATTTCTTTTGAGCTTTGTCAGTATCTCTGATTAGTATGCAATTTATTTTATTAGATTGGAATATTTTTTCTTCTAAACAAATTAAAAATCTTTCGGCGTCTTCTTCATTTTTTAGTGAAAACAAATTTATTTCATCTTCATCTTGTAAAAATATCTTATTATTTATTTTTGAAACCATTTTCAAATTATCGGTGTTCAAATATTCAGATAAGAAATTATTGAAATCAATCTTCTTTTTTTTATTCAGGTCCTGAATTTTTTCTGTTAAGTTATATTTTTCTAACTTAATGATGGTCATAATATCATTGTCTGATTTTATTTTTATATTTCTACCTAATTCATCTGTTTTAAATAAAGGTATCAATTTATTTGAGTTTTTTTCTATTAGTGCAAGTTCGTAATCTACTTTTTTTCCTCCCTCATACTCAATATTAAATTTTACGTTGTTGCTTTCATCCATTTTATTTTTAAAAAAATTTTCAGCTTTTTTGAATGTTTTATATTTTTTTAATATTTTATATCTTACTTTATTCTTAAATAAAATAATAGTATAATTATTGTTCATATGAAAAATTATTATGAAATTTTGGGTGTAAGTAAAGACGCATCCGCTGAGGAAATAAAAAAAGTTTATAGAAAGCTGGCGCTCCAATACCATCCTGATAAAAATCCTGATGGCGCTGAAAAGTTCAAGGATATTGCGGAGGCTTATGATGTATTATCAGATCCCAATAAGAGAAATGAATATAATTACAGATTAGAAAATCCACACATGAGGGGTAATCCCGGTGGAAATCCTTTTGGTGCGGATATAAATGACATCTTGAGTCAAATGTTTGGTGGTAAGTTCAATTCAAATTTTGGACAACAAAGGAGAAGAGCACCTGAAAAATTAATTGATGTTGATGTGAATGTTGTTGATACATTCATGAGTGTTGAGAAAGACATCCATTTTACAAAAAAAGTTGCTTGTGATGTTTGTGCTGGTAAAGGGGGAGAAAGAACCGGATGTATAACTTGTGGAACTCAAGGATTCATAACACAGAGTATTGGGACAGGATTCTTCACACAGATACATCAAGTAGTATGTCCAGATTGTAATGGTAAGGGACACAGAATTATAAATAAATGTCATTCCTGTAATGGTGAGTCTACTAAGTCAATCATGGAAAGATTAAGAATTAGAATACCTCACGGAATTGAAAGTGGTCAAATGATAAAATTACCGGCAATGGGAGATTTTTATGAAGGGGTTGTTGGTGATTTGATAGTCAGATTCAATATAAAAAATTCAAATGGTTTCTCTAAAGACGGAATTAATTTAGTATATCATAAACATTTCAATCTTCAAGAACTAAATAATGACTCGTTTGAAATACCACACCCTGATGGTAAACTTTCTGTCAAAATACCCAATCAATTCAATACAGAAATACCATTAAGATTAAGAGGTAAAGGTTTCAGAGGAAATGAGGTAGGTGATTTATACGTTAAAATGGAAGTTAAGTTTGATAGAAGTTAGAATAAACTTCTTAAGAATTTTATAAATTCTATATGACCCCAAATTATGAATATTAAAAAGTAAAACGATAAAAACAACATCCAATTAATTTTAATTTTTGAAGATTTACAAGTTCTACATTTTTTCTTTTTTTGTTTACAAGTTTTACATCCGGATACTTGTTTTTCAATGTGGTCAACATCAACTGCGTTTGATTTCATAATTTTGTTTTCGTAATTATATTCCATAAAATAAAATTTATACTTTTAAATATAGAAAAAAAGTATTATCATTTACATACAAAATTAAATTTAAATGTTGAGTTATATTGGTGGTAAAAGTAAAATTGGTAAGTGGATAGTCCCATATTACCTCAAAGATATGGAAACGTATGTAGAGACCTTTGGAGGTATGTTCTGGTGTTTTTTTAATATGGACCTATCTAAGTATCCAAATCTAAAGAAGGTCGTTTATAACGACTTTAATCCCCTTAATTACAATTTATTTAAGTGTGTTCAGAATCCGTCTGAACTACAGAGACATTTAGATATTATCCCGGTTCAGCAATTGGGGGTTGATAATACAGATCCCATATTTAGAACTAGATTTGAGGACTTCCAAAGAGAGATATTTAATTCAGGATTTACAACTAATACACCTGATTATATGACTGCCGCTAAATATGTGTATGTGGTCACTCAGGTCTTCAGCGGTAGTAAACCTGAAACGTCTTCTTTTATCGATTTGAAGGGTAAGTATAGGTCAAAATATCTAGCATTTAGAGACAAGTTAAGTAAACCGGATTGGGTGGAACATTTCCTAAAGATAACTGACGTAGAAAATATGGATTTTCAGGATGTAATAGAAAAATATGACTCAGAAAATACATATATTTACTTAGATCCTCCATATTGGAAAACTGAAAACTACTACTCAAACCACGATTTTGACAGACAGGACCACGAAAGACTTGCAAATACGTTACAAAATGTTAAAGGTAAGTTTTCATTGTCTTATTATGATTTTGATTTATTACACACTTGGTTTCCTGAAAATCAATATAGATGGGAGAAAAAATCATTTGCAAAAGCCGCTGCGGCTAAAAAAGGTACAAAACAAAATATGGGTGAAGAATTATTGATATTGAATTATTAGTTATATTTGCAATTATCAATATATTTATTGTAAAATAATTGAGATGAAGATATTCAGTACACTTAGAACGATCATTGTAGAGTCTACAAGTTTTGAGGAATTATATAAAAAATATGTAGAACCAAAAAAAGATAAAGAAGGTAAGAAGATCAAACCAATAATGGATAAAGGTATCTTTGTTCAGATATTGATGGCTGATCCTACAACTAAAGTTCCCGAAGGTTTTGATCAAACCGATTTGAGTGATGAGAATTTAAAAAATATCAAACCCGGTATGTATCGTAACTGGCTTTTGAAAAGTTATGAGAAACCGGCTTTGGATGCTGAAACAGCAGCAAATGCTCAATTCGGAACGCCTTCTTATGAAAGGGCGATTAAAGATGCTAGATCTTTGTTTTTAGAGGATCTTTTCAAAACCACTGATGATCTTAAATTCTTTACAAAATACAAGCAATATCTACCAGAAGATAAAAGAGACATCAATAAGTTTACTCCTAATAGTTTATTCTTGTTCTTACAAAGTTTTGAATTACCTGAAAATATAAAAAAGAAATTAGAAAAGACAGAATTAAAGAAAGAAGTCAGAAAAAGTAGAGAAGGGTTCAATCATCCTGGATCAACTATAGAATTCCAAGGACCTACTTGGACTGTCATAAAAATTGATAAGTCAGCAGGTAAATTAGCGCAAGAAGCTGCTAGTTGGTTTGGAGGTTACTATGATTATAAGAATGGTGAGAGTAGATGGTGTACTTCTCCTCCGGACGCAAGTTATACTATGGGATATTTGAAGGATGGTCCACTTTACGTTGTCATGGCTAATGATGATAAGGGATCTGTCGGCAAAAGGACCGGTTTACCTCAAGAAAGATTTCAATTTCATTTTCCATCTAATCAATTCATGGATCGTTTAGACCAAAGAATTGAACTGGTTGAATATTTGAATGGTCCAATGGCGGAACTTAAAGATTATTTTAAACCTGAATTTGCTAAAGGTTTAACTTCCGGTAATGGAAAAAGGGTAGAGATAGAATATCCAAATAGTTCAGCATCAAAGTATGTGGCTTTATATGGTTTTGAAGAGTTGTTTAATAGTTTACCTGAAGACATAGTTAGTCTTATTTTCAATAATAAATCAAGTTCCTCGTTGAATTTGGACATACCAAGTACTATCTCTAGATTTAAAAACTTGGAAGCAATTTTATTACAAAATTGTGTTAAGTCTGTTCCAGATTCATTGGGAGATCTAAAAAGCTTGGAATTTTTATCTTTACCTCAGAACTCAAGTTTAAAAATAGTACCTAATTCCGTTTTGGGAATCCCAAATTTACACATAATCAATCTTATGGGTTCACCCAATGTGAAATTAAGTCCGGAAATAACAGAAATATTTATTGACGAAAACGGTACAGGGTTTTACGAACGAAAAGAGTGATAGTAATAACAAAAAAAAATTAAATTTTTATGAGTAGTGTAGATGTTGACATTTATATTAGTCAGGTAATAAGATTTTTTGAAACACACCCCGATGAACTTAGAAATTTAATTGGGGATTTAAGCAAAGACGACTTCTTCACAAAAATCAAAGAGATATCTTTGAAGAACCACAAGAAAGGGGATGATGCTCAACTCACCCGGAAGCAGTTATTGGAGTTAGTGGTTGAAATGAATAATGAATTCAAGCGAAAGAATAAAATTGATACCATATATTATGAAACAATTTATGGTCCTATTTGTTTGAATTGATTTTTTTTCTTATCTTTAACCTTTAATTTTTCTTATGTCAGTTGAAACATTGTATAAATTTTCTATTGAGAGGTATCACGTCGTTGTAAATCAACCTTATAATGAAATCTCACAGTCCGAAAAAAATAACTATCATTCTATGTTTAAGGTTTATGAGGATTCTGTGGATGAGTTATTGAGATCCCAATTTACTCCTGAAAGTAAAGCAGAGACAGAGGATGCGTTTATTAAACATTATGGCAATCCTTTAGCGACTGTTGAGGTGTATAGAAGCACAATGGTTATAGAAAGAACCGGACCAAAAATTTCCGTTAAGTTTTATTCTTATATGAAGTATAGAAGGGCTGGATTCAAGTTTTTCAAGAGAAAAAAATATATGAAATATTTAACCTACAATACAGAAACAAAATGTTTTTTTAGAGGACAATCAACAGGATTTGAAGGATCAAAAAGAGTGGCATCAACAGTCAAGAAGAATTTTTTCTTGGAAAGTCCGATTAGGTTATTTTTAAGCGCAATTCCGGATTTTGAGATTTTATTATCTAAAGATTCTTACGTAGTTAAACATTCTGTTTCAACCGGAGGATTATTTGTCAAGGATTTTTTCATTCAGACTTTTCTTAAACTTATACCCGGGTTTACCTTTAGTCATCTACATAGTATGGATCACGATTTATACAAACTTTATTTGATAAATAAAGGCATCAAGTACCCAAACAACTGGTTTGCATTTAAGAACGTTGTTCCCATGCCAAGACAACACATATGGAAACGCAACGGGTTTAAGCTTGTAGATACCATTATGGATATTAATAAATTGAATGGAGATAAAATGAGAAATATTCTCCATAAAATAACTAATTATAATCCGAAGGTGATAACTTATTATGATAATTTTTTTGGAAAGGATTTTATGAGACAACAATCTGTTGAAGATTGTGTATTACTTTATGATTTTAATTTATATGATCATCATTCAGTTCCAAATCTTAATTTTTGTAATTTTTCACCTAAAGAAAAAAAGAACATTTATAAAGTATTGGTGTCAAGTCTCAAGGAGGGTGAAGGACAAAGGTTACTCAATAGTTTCTATGACCACACAAGATTTTATAATAAGATAAAAGGGTTTGAACCTATAAAGTGGAAGTCAACAAACATGGAAGAATTTCACGATGAACATATGGCTTGGTCAAACAAATATTCTTATTATACTGATGGTATATATGAAAGAGAATATGATCAAAGTTTAATTGATTGTATTCAGATGCCGATAGTTGATTTTTATGGTAAAGTATTTAACCCGGTTGTATTGACAACAACATCTGATTATAATGGAGAATCCGCACATCAACAGAATTGTGTAAGATCTTACATACAAAGAGCCAGTTCATTTATCATATCATTGAGAAATGATGATGGTAAAAACAGGGCGACAATAGAATATAGAATGTCAAAGTTGGAAAATAAAAGTCCGGTTTTCCAAAGAGTTCAAACACTTGGAAGATTTAATCAACAACTCAATAAAGATTGGGACGATACCATTTCAATTTTAGATATGAGAATTAATGATTATTTTAGGTCAACAAAATCTTTAAGTTTTAGTTTGAAAACTATGATTGCTAATCAGGTCAGAAAAGTTGAAGATGCTAAGGTTGATGAAAAAAGCGGACAATATATTTGGGAGGGAAGAGAAAATTCAATGGAATTTGGGTTTTAATTATGACACAACAAATAGATATATTTACTAAATTTTATAATTCTTTGGAAAAGATCCATTCTATTATGGATGTAAGACTTGAAAACGATCTACATTTAGATTACTTTTTTAAAAAGAATGTATTTGTTCCGGTGTTTTTTAACTCTGATTATGAGAATAACAAAGTTGAACATACCGAAATAATTCTAAGACATACTTCTGGTATTTTTTTATATATCAATAAAAAAGAAGATCTAAAAGTATTTAAAATTATATACAAACCCGATCAATTAGAGGAGGTAAAATTTTTTATAAACAGTTTAAAAAAACTAAAAAATGGAAATAACAACGCAAGAACTTAAAGATAAAATTGCAAGTGGCGAAAAATTAATTGTTGATTTTTGGGCCCCGTGGTGTGGTCCATGTAGAATGATGAAACCTATGTTTGAACAAGCGTCTGAAAAATTAGTCCAATCTAATTCCGATGTTAAGCTTTACACATTTAACATTGAAAATGATAAAGAATACGTATCAGAACTTGGACTTAGAAGTGTCCCAACAATTAAGGCGTTTTCTAACGGTAAGGAAATATTCACAGAGATTGGATTGAAAAATACCCAATTGATAATGGAAATGGCTGAAAAAGTTTAGCGATATGGAACAATATATTGTCGTTTTTTCAATGAAAGGGTGTCCTTTTTGTGATATGTTAAAAAATTCATTGAATGAACAAAAAATAGAATTTATAGATAGAGACATAGTGGAACATGAGGATGAGTACGATATGTTTGTCAAATCAGTTGGAGGTAATGAATTTGTCCCTGCGTTTATGATAATTGAAACAGATGGTAAAAAAACAATTTCAGGTCTTTATGCTCCGGAAAGAGATTTCAATAAAATTGAAGAGGGTCTCCAAATAATTAAAGAACAGTACAAAAAAAATATTCAATAACATTTGTTTTTTCACTCATAATTGATTAGTTTTTATTATTATGAGTGAAAATCTTATTAAGTTGGTAACAGAATATTCTAAAGGTTCTATAACCAAAAATTTTATTAATCATAAATATAACTCTATTATGATGGATTTAATGGAATTATATTTAAATGATAAAAACTCCTCAACACTTAGGCAAATTATCACATGTGAAGTAATTGGTATTAAATCCAATCCAAATAAATTAGGTTATGATGGATATGAATCCAAAGATGAGATCAAACCAAAAAATATTGGATCGGACTCCAAAAAAAAGTTAGATGCAGGAGGTAACTATACTGATTTAACTTTTAAACGACACAACAAATACATTGAAGATAATCCTAATATACATGTTTCAGGTTTTATTGACGGTTTGTTAATGTATGTATTGAAAATCCCATATAATAATTTACAAAATCATTTTTATAGTAAATTAGTTAAAAAATTCCCTAATGGAGATGTAACAGGGTCTTATTTGAGAAGTGCGACATTTAATTTCAATAACTTAAAGTTATGTCCTGAGTTAACAATTGAATTTGTGAGAAATGATTTAGATAATTATACTAAATTCTTTCAAAAAGATTTGTTTAATTATTTAAAAAATAATTCAATATGATTAATGAAATATGGAATGGCGATGTTTTGGAAGTGCTCTCAAAAATATCAGATGATACTTTTGATATGGGAGTCACATCTCCCCCTTACAACAAGAAAAAAAATAAAAGTGGTATTTTGGTTAAAGATATTGATTATTCAGACATTGATGATTCATTAGATGAAGATGTGTATCAAAACCAACAAATTGAAATACTTAATCAATTATATAGAACTATAAAACCGGGAGGATCTTTTTTTTATAACCATAAAATTAGGTGGGAAAAAGGAGTAATGATCCATCCCATGGAGTGGATTTCAAAAACTAACTGGACTACAAAACAAGAAATAATTTGGGATAGAAAACTAGCAGCAAATATTCGTGGGTGGAGGTTTTGGCAAGTTGACGAAAGAATTTATTGGCTTTACAAACCTAGAGATAAAAAAGATTATGGTAAAGAATTAATGTCAAAACATGCGCTTTTAACATCTGTTTGGTATTTTAGACCTGAAATGAGTAAACTACGAGTTGGTAATCATCCGGCACCATTTCCTTTGGATTTACCATTAAGATGTATATATTCAATTTTTGATGATGAAAAGGATAAGTTTATCATAGATCCTTATATGGGTAGTGGGACTTCGGCAGTTGCGTGTAAATTTTTAGGACACAATTTCTTCGGTATTGATATTTCTAAGTCATATATTGATTTCGCTTTAAATAGAATTGATAACTTAAGTGATGATGAAATTTCAGATATGAAAAATGAGATGTCTTTACACATTGTTAGAGAAACTTATAAAGAAAAAAAAGAAAAGAAAAAAAACAAAGAAATGGGGCAAAGTAAACTTTTTTAGGTATTTTTGCTTCATGCAAACATTTTTACCATATCCAGACTTCAAAAAGTCCTTGGAATCATTAGATAATAAAAGATTAGGGAAACAACGTGTTGAAACATTTCAGATCTTAAATGCTATTTTAGGAAGACCCAAAAAAGATGGAACACCATATAAAGGGTGGTTAAATCACCCTTGTTCTATAATGTGGAAAGACTATACAGAAGCCTTAAAAGTTTATTTTAACACTTCTTTAATTGTTTGGGTTGATAGGGGATTTACAAATACTATGGAACCCGAGGTAGTAAGTTCAGATATTGTGCAGTATCCACATTGGTTAGGGTTTGAAAGGTTTCATTCCTCTCACCGGGCAAACTTACTACGTAAAGATTTCAATTATTATTCAGATCATGGGTGGATAGAAAATCCTGAAGATCCTTACGTATGGATGGATAAATGTGGTAAATGGTATGAGCAAAAGGTAAGTGAGAAAGAGAGAATTTTTATTTAAAAAACAAACAAATCTTGAGGTATTATATTTTTCATTATCCAAGGTTTAGGTGATGTCACATTTTTTATTTCATCACAAAGATCATAGTCACTGAAAAAATTATTAAATTTATCTAAATCAAAATCAAAATTATCTAAAATTAGTGAAGTGATTTTTTCGGAGGGTAAAGGTGATTTACTTTGAACCTCAATTATTTGATCATCATTCACATTTTTCTGATTTGTAATCAACATCTTCATATTTTCCACTGAAATTGTATTAAAAATGTTGTGAGAAATATATTCCGCATAATAAATCAATGATCTACCGATACTCAAACTATACCCATATGGAAACTCAGATGTGATTTGGAGAGGTGAAAATCTAAATTTTTCTGATGGTAATAGTGAATTGTGTGGAACCTCTAAAAATAATCCCTCTTTCCATTTTACTGAATCAGTAAAGTCTTTAAAATGGAAGTATAAAACATTTTTGTGGTATAAAGGTCTTTCTGTGTTGTATAAATTTAGATAGTACCTGTAACAATTATTTTTGAAATACTCAGGATTATATTGAATTAAATTTAACGTGCCCAAATTTTCATTTATTGATACTTTGTTGAAAAGTTCTTGATTTTCAAGAAAAAATTCTGATTTGATTTCATCCATGTTTAAGTTCACATCTGAATTCGTTCTTCCATAAATTACTATGAAGTTGTCGTAAAGAGTGGTTTGAATTATTGTTTTTGTTGTTTTACCTAATTTTTGTAAGATAAAATCGGAGAATAGGTTTACAAAAGCTCTTTTTGAAATAGGATTTATCAGTTTCATAATTAAATTCTAATTAAAAAGTCTGAAATATTAAATAGAAATTTTTTTCAAGTTTCTTACGTGCTTAACCAACATGGTTAGAAATTCATTCCATATATCGGGATTATATTTTTTTATAAGTTCAATATAATATAAGAAATAAGGTTCATCTTTTCTTGGTAATAACTCAGATGTTTCCGGAAAATCAAAAGATATTCTATCAAGTACTTTTGATAATTTGTTTTGTGAATTTTCATCTCCCATTTTTTCAATTATGTCTAATGATAAATTTGAAAGTTTCTCCCCTTTAGAAAAATAATTCAAAATATTATCTAAAGCATTTATAATCAAAAGTTTACTTTCTTCTTTTTTAACTCTTTTTAATCTGAATTCAATTTCCAATTGCAAAGCCTCCAAAAATTCATTGGTTATTGCGAAAAATTCTACCGGATGACCCCAATATGATTCATCTTTTGATGGATCATAAGTGAGTGAATTTTTGACTTTAATTCTTGTGGATTGTGATGGATCTATGGCGTGCATCATTTCATGGTACATTGTTAGAAATAAACTTTTTCTTGATCCTATCTTTTTTGGGTTTAATTTCATAACAAAATCCATTGGGTCTCTGGATTCAAAAGGTCTTGTGGACATCTCGGCTATTTCAGATAGATTGGGGGAGACATAAATTTTAACCATCCCTTGGGTACCATCGGCTGTTTTGAACAACAATGAATCAAAAAATGTTTGTTTGACCCATTTTTGTTTTCTTTTTTCGTATATATCATTTGCCATAACCGCAAGTGTTGTATAAGTTGCGGGATCCATTTCATATTTTCTTGATTCCAAGATTATGGTCTTCAATGTGCCGAATAGTTTGAACATACAATTATAAATATAAAAAAAAGGGAAAGCAACACTTTCCCTTTGAATATAAATTAGATTTCCAATTTGATTAATTGGAAGGTTTCTTATTTATGTAATATTTCTCAATCGTTTTTTTAATTGCTTCTTGAACAGATTGTTGAGTTGGTTGAGTTTGAGTTTGTGTTTTAACCTGTGATTGAGAATTTTGACTTTCGTTAGATTTGTTTTTACAACCGCATCCCATAATTAATTATTTGATTAGTTTATTTACATATAAATATCTTATATTTGCCTTTTGATGTAAAGGAATTTTAAAAAATTTTATTTAATTCTGAATATTTATAATTTATGAGAAAAGTTTACAGAATCAATGAATCTGAACTCAAAAATTTAATCAGAACAATTGTGGAGCAATCTGAAGAATGGGTTAAAATTCCTAGTAAAGAATATCTTGAGTTACTCAAATTCACATCTAACAACATTAAGGCGGTTTCTAAATTACCTAAATTCAAGAATAAAAAAATATGGATAGTTGGAAATCTTGATCTTAGACATAAACCAATAAATTCTTTGGAAGGGATAGATTATATTGAAGGTGATCTTGATATAAGTTACACCGATATTGCAGATGTAAGCAAAGTTCAAGTTCAAGGAAGAATCAGCGATTGGTATAGTGGTGTATGGAAAATCAAACAAAAGAAGATAAAAGATGGAAAATTGGCTGAGGCGAAATATAGAAGAGAACAAATGGATTATGCCCTTGAAGCTAATACATCAGAATCAAACCGGGCTCGTGCCATTTTTGAACATATAATAAGAGATGAAGGATTAAGTGAAGATGATTATTTAGATAATACTGGCGAACAAAGACTTTTGGAACTTTATGTTGGACTTGCGGATTTAGAAGATAGACAACAAGAATTAGAGTCACAAGGAATTGATACTGAAGATATTGAGGGTCAAATTGAACTCACTGAGCAACAAATTGAGGAAATGGAAGGTAAATTCAGTGTTTATCATTTAATACCGGATGGAAGTCATTACGAGTTGGATGCCTTTGATATTGTTGGTTATGATGATTTAGAAGGGCAACGTTACGCGGCTGGAACTGAAGACGAGGCTGAGGATAGTGCTAAAGATAGTATTAGATCACTGATAGATGATGTTGGTTATGATGGTTATAGTGATTGGGTTTTAGAGGATAATATTGATAAAGATAGAGTGGAAGATTATGCAAGAGATTTTTACGATAATGATGTAAGAGAAAGTCCGGAAAGTCATTTTGATGATGATGATTATGAATTATCGGATGAACAGGAAGCGGAAAAAGAAAGAATAGAAGCTAAAATTGCCGAACTTGAGGAAAAACAAAATAACTTGGAACATGAAATAGAAGAACCAAGTGATTATTCTGATGCTTATGATGAGGTTCAAGAAGAAATTGATAACCTTCAGGAAATACTTGATGAAATAGAACCTGATAAAGAACCTACTGAGGAAATGATTGATAACAAAGTCCAAGAACTTGTTGATCGGGCATTAAATGATCCTGTAAGTTGGTTAAAAGATTGGGGTTATGAGATCAAAGACTTCATTGATGAAGACTCAATGGTTGATTATATATTTGATTCTGACGGATACTCTTCCATGTCATCTTACGATGGTGATTACGATATTGAAAATATTAATGGAAGAGATTATTACGTTTTCAGATTAGAATAGTGTTCAAATTTATATTATTTGATTTATCTTTTGTTTATAAAAAAATGGAAGACATAGTTAAATTAAATTTAGATCACGATTGGATTTTCCAAGAACCAATTGATTTTGAACACAAAAAATATATTCTATTAGCTTATTTAAAGAAAATGGATGACTTTTTGAGTCAAAACAAAATTTACCCAGCATTTATTGAGGTGTCCCTTCAATTGGCTAGCCTACAAACATTAATCAAAGAAAATATAATTTTATCCACGAACAAGAAATTTATTTCATTTGATGATGAAGTATTATTAAAAGAATTGATAGCTCAACCGGCACCGAAATTAAACGAACAAGATAAAGATGAGGTTGATAAGATAATAAAATTTTCCGCGAAAAAATTTTATGAATACTTCAGTTTATTTAAAGCTTATTGGCAAATGGTTTATGAATCAATTTCTTTCTCTATAAAAAGAAATAAAAAATTATTTGATAATAAGTGTGGATTTGTCATTTATGGTGAAAAAACCGAAAATCAGATTCACGTTTGGGAATATACATTGAGTGATATTGAACCAATTGGAGATGAACAAAATATCAAAGTAGATCTAATCTACAATGGAAATAAAAAAGATCTAACACTTAATCAAATAATAGAAAATTTTTCAACCATATCTGATTCACATAGAAAAAAAGCCCCGGTTTATGAATTCAAAACGGATAAAGAATATCCAATTAATGAAACATTATTACCTTTATTCAAAAGAAAGTTGGTTGGTCATATTTATCAATCCAAAAAATTCAAAAATATTCCAACAATAGAAGCATAATTTCTTTTATCAAATTATTTTTTTATATTTGCTAATGGGTTTCAACAAACGATTTATTAGTTATGAAATAATAGAGAAAAGATTGAACTCTGAACAATCTTTAAAACCATTATTTAACTCAGATGCTTTAATATTCAAAGACCAAATATCAGCAAAAGTTTTAGATTGGTTGTTAGAAGGTGTTTCTGAAAAAGAAATTCAAGAAAAATTAAAACAATATAAAAATGAAAACAATTAGAAACAAAAAAACCGGAGAGATTCAAAGAGTAGATAACAAGATGGCTGACAACATGGTAGGTATCAGTTGGGAATTTATCCCTAAATCCGAATGGAAGAAAGGTAGACCAGCTCCAACAGAGAAGCAAATGTCAGATGTTTCCAAAAAGGAAATAACTAAATCAAAGAAACAACAATCTCGCGAAAAACTTAAAGAAAAGCAAAGATCTTTATGAGTAAAGAAATGATCAATCACCCGGATCATTATGGTGGTGAAAATAATCCTTATGAGGTTATTAAGGTATGTGAAGCTTGGGATCTACACAAAGACGCATACATCTTCAATGTAGTTAAGTATGTTGCGAGAGCGGGTAAAAAAGAAACCGACAAAGAACTTCAGGATCTTAAAAAGGCTTTATGGTATCTGGAAAGAAAAATTAAATTATTAGAAAATGTTAGTTGATATTCATCAGTATGCGGAAGGCGCAATAATGCTTACCGGGTTTGAAGAGGCGATCATCGGTATTGTTGAGGAGTTCGGTAATGGAAGGAGAATACTTTATTCAAAACCTAAAATATTGGATATACTTCAAAAAAGAGATTTAATGACTATGGGTGAAGCGGAGGAGTTTTATGATTTTAATATATTAGGTCTTCATGCTGGCGATCAAAACGCGGTGTTCTTGGATATAGAAGTAACACCAATAAAAAAAGAAAACACTTGGGAATATGTTGCAAACTAATAGAATTATAAATGGAGATTGTATTGAGGTAATGAAAACATTCCCTGAAGGTAGTATTGATCTTATTGTAACATCACCACCCTATAACGCGGGAATTGCTTACGATACCTATGATGATACCAAAACAATGGATGAGTATTGGGATTTTACTAGGAAGTGGTTGAAGGAATCGTTGAGGGTATTAAAAGATGATGGAAGAATTGCGGTTAATGTTCCCATTGAAATGAATGTTCAGGACCGGGGAGGAAGAATCTTATTTAATGCTGAGTTCTACGCAGTTATGAAAGAGATAGGATTCAACTACTTTGGAACAGTAGACCTTACCGAAAACTCACCACACCGGGTTAGACAAACAGCTTGGGGATCTTGGATGAGTCCGTCTTCACCTTATATCTATAACCCGAAAGAATGTGTGATACTCGGATATAAGAAAGTTAAAATTAAGAAAGAAAAAGGAGAACCCCAGTGGGTCGGTATTCCAACAGAAGTGGAAGGTGAAGATGGAACAATCAAAACTAAAATGGTTTATTCTCCGGAGGATAAGAAAGAGTTTATGGATTTGGTATTTGGGAGGTGGGAATACTTTGCCGACACCAAATCATTAACCAAGGCAACATTCTCAATGGATATCCCGGATAAGGCAATTAAGATCCTAACATATAAGAATGAAATAGTTTTGGATCCTTTTGCCGGTAGTGGAACTAGTTTGGTGGCGGCTGAGATATTGGGGAGAAGGTGGATCGGTATTGAACTATCTCGAAACTATACTGACATAGCAAGACAACGAGTTCAGGCGTTTGTTGATAAGAAAAAACAAATTGAATTAGAATTAAAATGAGAGGTTTTTACCTCTTTTTTTATTTATATGATATTTATATAAAAAATATTTTATGAATCGTAGGACAATTATATCAGAAACAGAAAGAGAGAGAATCTTGAATATGCATGAATCATTTAAGAGAGGAGGGTTATTGAATGAAGATGAAGAAGTTTTATCTTCAGATGTTGCCGGATGTACAGATAAACTTATCAATGTTATGCAAAAAAAGGCAAAAGAATATACCGGAGTACCAAAACAAAATTCTTTCAAAATTTATAAAATTGATGGTTTAGCGACAGTAGATAAAAACGGAAAAAAAATCAAGTTGACAACTAATATGTCACTAAAAAAGGAAGATCTGGTAACACTTACAAATGGTTCAAAAGTTTATTTTGAACATATAGATGGATGGGGTGGATCACATATAGAATGTGATAATAATGGTTTGGAATATTGGGTTTATTGGGAATAATTAAAATAAATATTTAATCACATCTCCGGGTTCTATACCCAACTCTTCACAAGTACCACCCTCAAGTTCTAAAACAATGTTTCCATTTCCGCAGTAAGACGCGCAGGGATCATTATGACAAGGAGGACAATCGTGATGTATATTAACAATTACATTATTTTTAATAATAATAATATCTAAAGGAATTACGCAGTTTTTCATCCAAAAACATTGTTTATCACCACCCATTATAAAAAGTAATCCGTTAAAGGTATCATCAAATCTTTTACCCATCATTCCGATAGATTGGGATTTCTTATCAATTAAGGTTTTTACTTTGAATGTATTATTTCCAATTCTGATTTTCATTACATATAAATATGTAAAAAAAAATTAAAAAAAAAGATTGATTTTTCAGTAAGTTGAATATATTTATATAACACAATTTTCCTTATATATAGATTGGTATCTCTTAATTCATTATCTTTGTAATCTCATCGGTAAGAATTGAGAAATTTTGGTTCTGATAACCGGGCAAACCTGACCCAAGAGTGGAGGTCCATAAATTGTCTGTTGTATTTGATGACCAAAAAAATTTTTCAAAAAGATTTTGAAGTTTGGAAATGACTTCTTATCTTTGTGAAACAAATGGGGATGAGGGACGAAATACTCAACTCATCCTTAATTTGAAAGATCTTTAAAATATTATATCGTGGCGTGGAGAAGTGGTATCTCACTAGGCTCATAACCTAGGGATCATTGGTTCGAATCCAATCGCCGCAACAAAAAAAAGTTTCAAAAAAAGATTTGGAAGTTTGAAAAACCTTTCTTACCTTTGTGAAACAAAAGACGAGAAGGGGTTGTAAAGGTTCCACTACTCTCAGTCCTACCGGAATGAGTCTCTAAAATCAGACAAAAACCGGTGATTATAAGTGGAGGTTAGTGAGTGGTCGTAAAGATTCCTCTTCTTGTCTAACTTAACAGTTCTTTGAATTAAAATAATTATCCGTTCATCTGACTTCGGTCATTTGATAAAGGTAATGGGCCGTATATGGTCCTTAAATAAACCACGAAAGTGAGATAAAGTGAAGTCATCTGTGTTAATGACTTTGCGGTTTCAGAAATGGAACTCGAGTATACAAGTGGGATATCATCTAACCTCTAGTACCGAGGGTAACACTGTAGGGGGAGTGGTTAGATGATCCGGGGACGCGAATTCTCGGATTGAGGTCGGAAGATCAATAAGAATAACCCATAGGATTCCTGTAAGATATGTTGTTATCCGACAACACGATTGCGGTCTCCATTACTAAAGTAAGCTTAAAACCGAAAGGTATGATCCCGTACAGGTGGTGCTGTTGGAGTCCTTAACCTTAACCCTACCAAGGGTATGAGTTATGAAGTTTACTTGAAGCAAGGAGGTGGGGACATCTCACGGAGTAGTTTGGTATTTCGTTGTTCAAAAGATAACGAAGCCTAAGACGAACCACTACTTCGACACATTCGCAACACAAAACTTAATGCATTTAAGTCCATTAAATCAATTAAGCAAAAGTGTTCGTCAGGTTTCAATGAAAGGTGACTACATAGTAATGAGCCGTTCATTGCACACAAGGATCGCAAGTCTGAGTGTATTCTTACCAAAAACCTCTAGTCCCGCAAGGACGCGTCGGGGAGGCATCTTCGAAGAGAGTTGAGTAATGAGAGAGTAATTGAAACCTTTAGGTGTGATTGACCCAATCAATCGTCATTGAGGATTACTTCTCAAAAGGAAGTGGATAAGAAGGGAACCAAATAATCCTTCGAAAGATTCTCTGAACTAACGTGTAATCTCAGCGTTTTTTTCAATACCCCTATTGCTATATAGTAAAACCTCTGATTTTTGTAGAAAAAAGTTGGAGGTTTTTTTGTGCCCATAGATATTTATGAATTATGGGAGGAAGATTTATAATTACTGAGTCAGAAAAATACGAAATTCGTAAGATGTATGGACTGATCACAGAACAGATAAGGTGCGATTTTGAAAATTATCAGAATGGTGATGGAGTTACTAAACCAAAAGTTGATGTTTCTAAAACTGCTTCAGAGGTAAAAGTAACATATAATGGTCCTGAGACTGGGTTTTGTATTCAACATAAAGATGGTAGTAAAGGTGATTCAATACATCAAGCAACTGCGGTTGCTAAAAAAGTGACTGGTGATTACCTCAAGGAATTGTACAACTCAGGAACTTACGTAATTCCTGATTTAGATGGTATAACCATGACAAAAGATGATAATTTCTTGGAAATAAAAATTCCGTTAAGTGCAACGACTGAGGATAAAGCAATAACTAGCTTTGATGGTAGAGGTGGTTGGGGACATAGAGGGGTGGCAATTCCATCTGCATTTCAAAGTGATCCTTCAAAATATGCATTTTTCAAAAAAAATCAAAACCCTATTGTAGCCCAAGGAGGTAAATCATCACCAATTTATGAAACCTATTTTTACTACAGACAAATCGTGGATACTCCAATTTTAGATAAAAATGGTGTACAAATAGGAACAACTAAAGGTTATCCAATTCAAGCGGGATCTAGTACAAACAAAAATACAAATAATCAAAGTGGATCTGGAACCATTAATATTCAAGCACAAACTGTTGATGAACTTGAAACAAAAATTAAAGACCAAACTAGAGGAAAAAGTTTGGATTTAACCTCAATCAAGTTGGACATGGAAAAGAAAACTTTTTCAGTCAATTTAGGAAATACTCCGGTTTATGGTCTTTTCCTAAGATTTAATTTACCTGGAGAGTCATCATGTCAATCTTGTCAAAATACGATAAGTAAAAATACTGAATATGGTGCAGTAGAGTTGAAAGGTGGTAAATTTGAAAATAACACGAGAATTTACTCATTAATAGTATTATATCCAAAAAAACAATAATATATGAAAAAAAGATTTATAATTACAGAGTCAGAAAAAAATGAAATTCGTAAAATGTACGGATTGTTGAGAGAATCTCCAGAAGATGAAATCAAAGCATATTTGGATTATTATTTGGCCAATAGAACATGTGACCAAATTGCTGGAGATTTTGAAAGTTATCAAAAAACAGAAGATTACAAGAAGTTGAGTAAGGAAGAAAAAGATATGATTGAAAAAGCAATAACCGGTTTAAAAAACCCAACTATGGCAACCACAAAAGTACCAATTTTGAATCCTAATCCGGTTCCTTGTGGTGAAAAAGAAGATCCCTGCCAATGCGTAAAAAATTTCATGAGAAGTGAATTATTAAAACAATTGAGTACAAATAAAGAACAAGTAATGGCTCAGGTTTGTATTATACAATCCATATACCCACCTCAAACACCTTTGACATTCTGTGGAAATTCAGGAGATAAAACCGATAAAGGAAATGAGGTAAAAATTGATCAAAACCAAGGAGATAAAACCGATGGAGATCAAGGTGTTAAAACCGATGGAAATCAAGGTGTTAAAACCGATGGAAATCAAGGTGTTAAAACCGATGGAAATCAAGGTGTTAAAACCGACGGAGGCCAAGGATCAAGTGATTTTGATATTTTCATGAAAAATAGACAAAATATACAACAACGAGGAAAAAAATCTTTGTTTTAATTTTTCAATTTCTAAAAAAAAGCATATCTTTGATTTCTAAATCAAATGTATGACTTTATTAACAAAAACAATCAAGATTCAACACTTAACCTTAGGTGTATTACTACAGGAAACTTTTGTTAATCCGGTTCAGTTCAAATTGTTTTTGAAGATGGTCAATGGTTGTTTGATGTTGAAGGAAGATCTGACATATTTCAATGGGGAGGATTTTTTGATTAACATACCCCATTCAGTATTAAAAGAGTCTATTATATCAACTTCTTTTGATTCTAGTTCTCTTACAGAACAAATAATTACCAAATCTAAAATTGAGCAACCTTCATGAAACCTTTGACAATTGATTTCATAAAAAGGAAATCCCGTTTACATCCTGTAGGTAGAGAAGGTAGAATGTTCACCATGGAGATTGGTAATTATCTTCTTTCTATTGTTGGTGGTGGAATAGGTCTTTATGGTGACTTCGAAACTTCCTTTGAAGTTGCGGTTATTGATAAGGATTCCAATAAATTCGTAACATCATTTTTCGCGAGAAGAGGGGATGATGTGCTACCATTTGCTACAATTGATGAAATTAATGATTTGTATTTCAATATACCGAGAACAAAAAAAGTTTCCAGCTTTTAATAAAGTTGGTGGTGGAACGAACCCAAACCAGGTTCAGCCCTAAAGTGAGGATTTTCCTCACTTTTTTTGTTTTATAAATATTTATTAAAAAAGTAGAAATGAAAAATTATTTAATTAGTCCGGATCAATTGAAGAGAATCGTTGACCAACAAATGGTTAATGAATCCAACGAGGAAGGAAGTTATATGGCGAAACAACAATTGTTTACCATTGCAACTTTAGCATACAAAATGTGGGAAATGATGGAGGAAGGAGAACAATTAGATGATTGGATGGAGTCAAAAATTGCACAATCAGAATCAAGTATATTATCTGTCGTTAAATCTTATATGTACGAGGACGTTAAGGACAAACAAAAAGGGATGGATACTTTGAATTATGATGATTTAATTATTGGTAATTGATATTTTGACTTATATGGAAATAATGTTTATATTTCCCTATTATGAAAAAAATTACATTATCAATCAACACAAACGATTTAATATTATATCATCTACTTCAGAGATTTGTTTATCAATATCACTCTCTTTTTTCCAAAAATCCTAATCATCCTTCATTAGAAGACTTAACAAAATTATGGTTTATTAAATTGTTTATTGATAACCAGTATTTTCAGAATATGCCTAATTCTGTATTGGTTAATTATCAAATAAACGAGAATAAAGATCTTCTTATTGTGGTTAGAGCCCCAATGTATTACAAATCATTTTTGGTATCCTTGGATAAGGATATTAAATCTTGTATTACATATACTGATAACGAGGGTTCAGAATCAGATTTAGATCTTTTTTCTATTGATTATGTAATATAATAATTTATGAAAAAGGTATTTTTATCCGTCATCTTATCTTTACTTTCATCTTTTGGATTTTCTCAAAATGGGGGTCAATTCTTTGAAAACAATGTTGTTCTTATTCGTGTTGTCGGGTATGACAATGGGAATTACATTTTCACAGTTAAAAATAAACAATCTTGTCCGGTTGTGATAAGGACCAAAGCGGACACCGATCCCGCTATTGATCACAATATTGGACCTAATGACTCTATTTGGGTTTTGGTTCCAAGATTACCACTTACTGAAATTAAGTTCAGGGCGAAAGCTGAGACATCTTGTGTTTCTAATCCTGATATGGGGTTTTTGGAGGTTGTTATAACATTGGGTGTTCTATCGTTGGAAAATAGACCGGGAATAGTTTTTATAAGAGAAAATCAACAATATAAAGTTTTTTTTGATAAAGGTTTTTTGAATTTTGATTTTGGATCTTTGACGGAAAATGTAAATATATCCGTTTTTGATAATAATGGAAGATTAACATATTCACAATTCAGTCAAGTTAAAAAAAATCTTTCCTTGAATACAAATCTTTTTTTGTCAAAAGGGTTGAACTATGTTAGGGTTTATGTTCAAAATAAGTTTTATGATTATTATACTTTCAAAATTTTCAAAAATTAATTTATGATTTTGTTTATTATTTCTATTATTTTTATTTATCTTTTTGGTTTAATCATAGGGGAGAAAATTGTTTCTAAAAATGAGAATACAGTTTTTGGTAGATGGTGGAGAAAACATATTTGTAGTCCGGATCCTTATGACCAATGATGTATGAAGTTAAAATTAATAATATTATTTCAAATACTGTGTTTAACAATATTTGGACAGACGCTAAGAATTAATGAGTTTTCAAATGGTCCATCAGGATCTAAAGAGTGGATTGAATTACTTGTAGCTCCAACTACACCAACTGCGGCAAGCCTTCGTGGTTGTTTTACCAATTCATTAAATTGTGCGGGTTGGGTAATTGATGATAATGATGGAACCTTTTCACCTTCGAGTAACAATTTCGGGAGTGGGTTTGCAAATGGTCATTTAAGATTCAAAAATGTTGCGCCTTGGACAAGATTACCTGTGGGTGCTATTATTATAATCTATAATGATTTGGATCGTGATTTATCAATTCCTCCTGATGATCCATACGATTTTAATAATGATTGTGTTTATGTTTTACCTGCAAATCATGTTTCTTTGGAATCATGCACTACGGCACCTGCCGCTTTGAGTTGTAGCACAAAGTTATCATATTCAGATTGTTTGACATATGGTGTTGGTAATTGGAATACAATAAATGCTGCTAATGCCGGTGATGGTTTACAATTAAGAGATCCTTCATTCAATTTAGTCCATGCGGTAGTTTACGGTAGGACCACTTTATCATCTTGTGGAGCTGCGGCTAATATGGTTGGAAACTCTTTGGCTCCTTTAGTTGCAACAACTAATGGTGCTAACACATTCTATGCATACAATGGACTTGATTTAAGTGGGTATTATACCTCTACTAATTGGATTACAGGTTCTGCGGCTTCAGCAACACCCGGGGCTTTCAATAACCCTAATAACCAAATATGGATTCAAGATACAATTAGAAAAGGTTGTATATGTGATGTGACTTTAGATCTGCAAAATAATACAACCATCAGACCAGGTTTACCATCCGGGTTTCAATATAAAATTTTTGGAAATACAATAGTATTCAATACCGATTTAGAAACACAAGTGAACATTTCTTCTTATCTTTCTGACGGAAGATCGATAGGTATTGAAAGAATGATTTTTAGGGGAAATAAGGTTTACCAACTTCCAAAAGGGTTTTATTATTTGAATATAACAATTTACTACAGATATACATTTTACACCAAAACCTTAAAAATAGTTAATTTATGAAAAAAATTTTCATATTTCTATTAGGACTTCTTATCCATTTATTTTGTTTCGCTGAGGCGGATTATGTATATCATGAAGCAACGACAAATACCATAGGACTTACATCCTTACAATTCAGAGATGTAATGACACCAAATAGAACTCAATCAGTAAAGATTGGATTCAAAATTGAATTTCAGTTCTATTGGAATCAAGCAAGAATTTATTATACAACTGATGGAAGTAATCCATCCGGGGCTTTTGGTGTTGGAAATGGAACCACACAAGTTGTAAATGTAACATTTGATCATAACTTTGGTTCTCCTGTTGTTGATGCTGTTTTTGGGACAATACCGGCTCAACCTGCGGGAACTGTAGTAAAGTATATCGTTAGTGCTTGGCATAGTGGTGGAGGAGATGAAATATTTGGAAATGGTTGTGGAAACGCCCCAAGAACTTTTTGCTCCGTTGAAAATAGACCAGCTTCAAATGCTACGATATTCTCATATACTGTTTCAACTACCCCGAGAAAAATATTTACGCTTGATAATAATCCCATAATAAATCTTGATAACGCTACAGGTTCTTGTGCAAATCCCGGATCTTCATCTCCGAGTGTATTTAATATTCCTGTTAGTGGTGTTGGAAATATGACTTCTGTCAATCAGCTATTACTAGTTTCTTTAGGACTTAATGATTGTGGGACCGGGACTAAAAATTTTGACGCTTTACAGATCAGAATAATGTCCCCTAACGGAACATGTTATGGTATATACAGTGGAGGATTATCAACCTCTGCAACAGGAACCCATTATCTTAATCTTGTTAGTTTTACGACTTGTTTGAATAATCCAAATGTTTTGAATGATTTTAATGGAGGAGCGCCATTAACTGCGATAGGTAAAAATGGATATTTCAATGCTCAATATCAAGGAACTCCTACTTATTATTCTAATTTCACAGGAAACGCTGATGGAACTTGGAAAATTATATTTAGTGAAACGACTGCTTTCCCACCTTGTATTGATGATATTCGTCTTTTCTTTGGGGATCCTAATATTATTTCACAAGGAACAACCGGAGATAATTGCTCCAATCCTATAGTATGGGATGGTTCTTCTCCGATATGTGCCAACACAACGGGAATGTCCGGTAGCACACAGATGCCAGGTTCTTTAGGAGGACCTAACACCAATAGTTTTGGAACCATTGGAGGTGCTACCTGTGGTTGGAACTTTGCAAATAATAATGATGTTTGGATCAAATATACTGCGACAGCATCTAATACGTGTTTATCCATTAGTGGTATTAGTGGAACTAGTGTGGCATTACAAAGTATAGTTGTTACAGATGTGAATTTAGATAATGATAACGATCCATGCACTCAAGTATCAAAAACTCCAACTAATGACCCAAACTGGCAGGTTGTTTCTTGTCCAAGACCTTCAATATATGGAACTACCGCCGGAACACAATATAATCAACAACATTGTTTTACTTCTGAAATTGGTAAAACATATTATTTGGTTGTTGATGGAGATGGAGGGGCGAATTCAAAATTTTGGATATGGGGTTTTAGTTTTAATGGTGTTTTGGAACTAAATGAGACCAGAACAATCTATCCAAATATAAATTCAACTAATAAAGTAAACGTTTATCTTCAGGGTTCAAATCTTATATCAGATTTCGGAAAATATAAATATGATCAAGAGGTATTCATTTACGACGCATCCGGTAAATTAGTATTTGATCAAAGGAAATTTATTAATGGTCAAAATACACTCAATATCAATAATTTAGTAAGTTCAGGATTTTTTTTCATAAAAGTTTTGGTTTATAACGATTTAATGACTAATTTTACATTCAAACTTATAAAAAAATAAATTATGTTAGAAAACATTATGTCCGGAGACGACTACGCAAACGCGATCATTGAATCAGTATTAGAAACAGATTTAGAACTTCCGGAGGATCAACAAATGGATCCTGACTTCACTAAAATTTGGTGTAAAATTGTCAGAAAAGAGGCGAACAGGAAGTGGTCTGAATACATTACAGGTAAAAGCGAAAGTTACGTTTTTGATGAAGTTGAGTTTGAAGAAACTTTCAAAAGAGCGACCGAAGAACTTGTATCTGAAACATTAAGCGGTTTGGTTGAAAAGAATTTGGTTCAACTTGGTGTGGGTGAAGATGGTGATATTCTTTACAGTTTGACTGATGATGGAAAAATGGAAGCTGAAAAATTAAAAGGTAATGAATAATATATCTTTATTAAGTTATTTGATCGAGAACCGAAAAATCACTGGGGCTACAGTTATGAGTCCTGATGGAGAAACTAAATTTTTGGACATTAAAGAATATAAGAACCTGATAGAGAATACCGGTTCAAAAATTTCGGTAAGATTTCCGAACGAAAGTTTTTTTGAGGAAGTATCAATTGATCTTGAAAAATTTGAAGTATCGAATGAGTTTCAACATGAAATTTTTGGATGGTATGATGGAACGGCAATATCAATAAAAAAGTAAATATGAAAGGTATTTTACGCAAAATAGACGAATCTTGGGTTGTTGAATATAAATTTGAAAAAGATCTATTTTCTAGTGAAGGTGGTCAGATACCGATTTTCAGGGAAACTTTTGATATGAACGCGAATCAACCTATCATAGTATTAAAAGATGGGAAGGAAGTTGAATTTGAATTAATGAAAGTATTTTTGGCGGATGAAACTAAAATCTACGCTAAATTAATCAAATCTGATTATCCGGAGTTGGAAGGGACCATGACTCTTTGTGAAGAAATTTCTGACAGGAAAATAGAAACGGCGATGGTTGAGTTGTCAACCAAAATAGAATCTTCAAGTAAGATCAATGCGTTCAAACTCGGTGCGAAATGGATGAGAGATCAATATATCAAAAAATAATCTTATCTTTGTGATATGAAAGGAATAATACAAAAACACGGAACAGGTTTGGGGGTTAGATTTACATTGATTACTTCGGAGATATATATGAGCCTCACCTTACCGATACAACCATATCAATCTGTAGAAGGATTAGAAGTGGGATCAACAGTGGAGTTCAACATTGAAAGATTTTGGGAGACTGGGATAGAAACGGGTTTTGATGTTGCGGTATTGGCAGAAAAGAAAAATAAAAAACAAAAAAAGAAAAAAAATGGCAAATCATTATGAAGTAAGTTATTATTTGGTTTATGCAAATAATAGTAAATTATCACAAGGAACCACTCTCATTATGGAATCTGATTCAAGTTCAGAAGCTGAAAGACAAATTAGAGCCACTGGTAATATTGGTTCAAATGTAAAAGAAATTCAAATTATAAGAATAAAGAAAAAATAAATATATGGCGAAGGCAATTCTCAAATTTGATCTCAACGATCAGGACGACTCAAGAGCTCACATGAGAGCGGTAAAATCCTTGGATATGGCTCTTGTGTTATGGGAAATGGCTCACAATACTAAAAAAAGTATTCACAACCAAATTGAGTTTGACAAGCTGGATGCCTATGATGCTGTTGATAAAGTATTTGAAAAACTGTGGCAAGAAATGAATGATCACGGAATTAATTTAGATGATTTAATTGTATAACTATGGGAGAAATAATTGTTGGTGCCGTATTTGGACTGTTGATTGGTATTTGTATTTTTGGTATAATTGATGTTGAAAAACAAATTCGTAAAATAAAATAATATGATAATAACTTTAGCGATCGGGTATATACTACTTGCGTTAGCGGAAATATTACCTAAATTCATCAAGGATAAAGATAAAGGGTCTACCGTATCTTTTTTCTTGGCTTTAATTTCATTGGTAATTTTTGCGGTTATTATGTTTAGATCTTACTATAATTAGAAAAAACCAATTAAATGAACATACCTACGATAATTTATTTTACTTTATTCTCAATAGTGATTATTGTGGGTTTAATTCTTTCTATCAAAGATATTAAAACAAAAAAATGAATTTAGGTATCGTAAAATTCGGAACACTATCAAAGAAAAGGAATCTATTTTGGGAAATACAACTATTTGCAGTAATCAGACCATTCTCTGATGGTATAAACATCTTCAAGTTCAATATTAATTGGGACAGATACGAAGATGATCATAGTCCGGCATTTCAACTTGAATTAACCATATTAAATTGTTATAATCACTTGTGGGTATATAAAAACAATCCGGTAGAAAATGAATCTTAAAATAGATGGTAATCAGTTATTAAAACATTTATCCTTTTGGCATAACAAAACAGATGATGAGTGTATTGAAATGGCAACAAGCGAAACAGGTGTTGATGCGGAAGAAGCACTAAAGAATATACTTGAACGAGATTTCTGCACAGAGATGAATAAAAATATAATTGAAAATTTGAAAAATTTATGAATAATATAGACAGACAATACAAAGAACTACTTGAACACATATTAGTGTTTGGTAATAATAAGAGTGATAGAACTGAAACAGGTACTAGATCTGTATTCGGTTGGAAAATAGTTCACCGAATGGAAGAAGGATTCCCATTATTAACTACAAAGAAAATGTATACCAAAGGTATCATAACTGAGTTGCTTTGGTTTCTACGTGGTGATACAAATATCAAATATCTTGTAGACAATGATTGTCATATTTGGGATGGTGATGCATATAAGAGATACTTAAACGAAACCATTAAAATTGAACCTGCAGAAGCAAAGGAACGGGCTGTTACACAGTTATTAAATAGTAAAGAATCAAAAGAAGAATTCATCAACAAAATCAAAACCGATAATGAGTTTGCAAATAAGTGGGGTGAACTAGGACCGATATATGGTAGGCAGTGGAGAGACTGGAACGGTAAATGGAAATTAACAAAAGAAGATGCAGATAATTTTGAGAAATGGAATCAAAATTTATATAGAACGGGTATTGACCAAATCGCAAACCTAATCTCCGAACTCAAAACAAATCCTGATAGTCGTAGGTTGATGGTTAATGCTTGGAATGTAGGTGAGTTGGATCAAATGGTTTTACCACCTTGTCATTATGGATTCCAAGTTTATACAAGAGAGTTGAGTATGGATGAGAAAATTAACTTGATTCCCACTAAAAAGGATTTGAATGATTTTGACACATTAACATTAGAAGAAAAACTCAAAAATGGGCCACAGCGAGCAATTTCTCTAATGTATAATGCCAGAAGTCAAGATGTCCCATTAGGAACACCGTTTAACATTGCATCTTACGCTTTATTGTTAGAGATTATTGCGAAAATGGTTAATATGGTTCCTGATGAATTGATTACAAATATGGGTGATTGTCATATCTATAATAATCAAATTGATGGTGTTAAAGAACAGATAACAAGAAAACCATATAAACTACCAACTCTTAAACATATGAAGACAGATGAGTTCTATAGAACCTTATCTGAAGATCTATCACTTATAACTCATTTAGATAATACTGATTTTGTAATTGAAAATTATCAAAGTCATCCAACAATTAAAATACCACTCTCAAATTAAAAAAAATGAAAAAAATCACAACACTAATTTTCGCGTTGTTCATTACAATTGCAACATTCTCTCAATCAAAATACAGCGCTTATAGAACAGAGATATATGGCTTGCAAAATAACACTTGGAAATTGAGTTCAACCAACGAAGATGTTGATATACCTATTCACATCTATAAAAGATTTATACATGTTCAAGCAAAGGAAAATGCTTACTTTCTAGTTGATGATGAATCTGTGGATATATCCGGGAACACTTTCAAGGGAAACTCATATGACGGTTACGAGTTTGTCACAGAAACTAAATGCACCATCCATGTAGTTGACTTCAAAAATGGTGAAAGTATGTTGTCGGTCACTTGGTTCAATGATAAGATAAACATTAGATATTACGTCAAAAAATTAAAATAATATGACAACAATTCAAAAATTACTTCTTTCTTTCCTTGTAACATGTTTTTTTACATTTTTACTTTATGCTGGTATAAAGAATGAAAAGAAAATGGAACCTTACAATATTTTTATCTATCAGGATAGACATAGATATAGAACAGATAAGGTTGAGACAACTCCTGATGGTATTAGGTTTATTGACTCAGAAGGAAAAAATGTTTATATTAATGGAAAATATATAATTGAAAAAAGATGACTACTAAATTTATCAAATTAAAGAGAAATGATGATTTTGAATTAGTTAATCCTACATTCATCATAAGAATTAGAAAAGTGGGAGTTCAGACAGTTGTTTACACTATGGATGGTAATGGTGTTTACACAGACGATACTGTTGAAGAAGTGATGAAAAAAATAAAGGACACTGAGAAATTTATTTTAGATATAAAATAGATATTTATAGTAAAATACAAAATGGAAAAAGAAATGACAAAAAAAGATATTTTAACTCTCAAATTGAGAAGTGATATGATTTCTGAACAATCAGAAAAAGGTTCTAAAGGATTCGAAAAGATGATATCCAAACTTTTAACTTCAAGAAATCAGGTTCAGATATTTCACTGGCAAGTTATTAAGACCGGTAGTTTTGCGGCTCACAAAGCTTATGAAGATTATTATTCCGGGATTGTAGGTATTATGGATGATCTTGTTGAATCATACCAAGGCAAATACGGAATCATAGAAAACTACACTTGCGATGGCGTAAAACAATTTGAAAGTGTTGAAAAGACAATTACATATTTCCAAGATCTGGCATCTCTCGTAGAAAAATTGAGAAAAGATGTTAAAGATTCTTATCTTGATAATCAAATTGATAACGTTATTCAGTTAATCCAATCCACACTATATAAATTGAGATTTCTCAAGTAAAAAAAGAACCACAACATTAAGTTGTGGTTTTTCGTTTTATAGGGAATAATTTTTTTGTCCCTTTGTACTTATGATGTAAGTCCCAATTTTTGATTGACTTTGATTCGGTGGTCTCAGTTTTTTTAACCGGTACTATTGAAAATAACTTTGATAATTTCTTTATCATTTTTGTTGAAACAATCTTGAAATTATTAAATTCTGAAATAAAAAATTCATTCGGATTGTTTTTATATTTAATAACATTTCTCATAAACTTTTTGAAAAATTGATCTTTGGACCCTGCAAATCCCATTACTAGTTCTAAGGGAGAATCAAGTAACATTTGCATCATTATATTGAATTTTGCGTTTGCAATCGCTTCGTAGGTTAAATTCAAAACAATATCAATTACTTCATCATCTGTCATTTGATCTAAATCATTGAGTCCTTTGGTTGTACTAAGGTAATCTCTTAAGTCAGGTAAATATTGGCCTATTTCCTCTCTGAAATTTTCGTAAGTGTCAGTTTGTATTCTTTTTAGTGTGGTAAAAAGTTTTGTTTCAATAAAATAATCATAAAACTCCTTTCTAGTTACATTATGACTTTTCAATAAAGATGCAAGCTCTACAGGTCTAACTAAATTTTCAATAGAATGTATGAAATATAAAGAAAAAAGAAATTTATCTATAGGAGGTATTCCGATACTTAATTCGGCGTAGGATTTATAATCAGCGTGGGGTTCAGACTTCTCAACTTTTTTCTTTCTGAAATCAAAAGTATGTTTAACCTCGTGAGCAAAGGAAGACAAGAATTCAGATTCGTTCTCAATAAAAAAAGTTTTTAAATCATCCAAATTCCAATTTTCAGGAAATGAAAGAATGATACTCATTTCCTCCAAATTGTTAAATACGTGTTGCAATCTGAAATCACTTTTTCTGGTTGCAGATTTTAAAGCAAGTCCCATTGATACTATTGAAGGTTCCACAACCGATGGATCTGAATTAATCATAAGTGTTACATTCAAATCTGAAAAACTTTCATCGGAGACTCTGTAATCGGATGAAAGATTAAAAACATATTGTTCCTCAACTGATGTTAAATTATCAATTTCATCTAACAAACTTTTATATATTTCTTCAGATACTTCAAGAATATTCTCAGGAACACCAACCGCTTCATTCATAAGTAATTCAACTAATTCGTTAAACTTTGATTCTGTAATTATAATATTTCTCATACCATATAAATATGATTCAAATTACGTTTATCAACCCCTTTTATTTATTTAGAATCTAAAGTATTTATCTTTATTACGTATGTCTAATATTTCAGGTCAATTAATTAAGGATTCGTTTAATTACGTTTTACAATCGGATCTAACAACCGGTGTTGTTTATAGGATTGGTGGTGCGATTCCGATTAATCCAATTTTTTCTTCGGGATTGACGATTCTCAATTCATTCAGATACCAAGATGGATCAGAGAGTAACGGGTATGTTTTAACATCTGACGCCAGTGGAAATGCTAGTTGGCAACCTATTTCAGGTGGAACAGGTGGGACAACTGTGACAGGAGGGACATTAAATTATAGTGCGAATACTTTGACCTTGAATAATTCGGATGGGTCATCAGTTTCTATAAGTGGTCTTCATGATTACTACGTCACGGCGTTT